TGCATGGTGCCTAAGCATCGGCTGTAGTGTGGCTATGATGCTTACAGTACCTAATCCACCACTGGTACTTATGTATCCGTTTTGGATTACTGGATGCATAATTTATTGCTGGGCCGCTTGGACCAGAGGATCCTTTGGTATGGTAGCAAATTATTTGCTTCTGAGCACAATTGATCTAATAGCTCTTGCTAGAATGATAATTAATTAGTATAATGTATAGGTTCGTCCACTTAAGGACAGGTAGAGTGTGTGTGAGCTCAAAGTCGCACAAAGGAGAGAAATGAGTTATATTGACGCTCTGTTTGACAGAGACAAAGATCGTATTCATGTAGTAGAACGTGTTAATGGAGAACGTGTTTATCGCGAGTATCCAGCTAACTACACATTTTACTATGATGACCCTCGGGGAAAACATCGTACCATTTACGATACGCCTGTTACCCGATTCACTACACGCAATTCAAAAGAGTTCCACAAAGAAGTAAAAGTCAATTCAAACAAACGACTTTGGGAGTCGGATATTAATCCTATCTTCCGTTGCCTTGAAGACAATTACTTAGGTGTAGAATCTCCCAAACTACAAACAGCTTTCTTCGACATTGAGGTGGACTTTGATCCACTTAGAGGTTTTAGTAAACCCGAAGATCCATTCAATCCCATTACTGCTATTTCAGTTTACCTAGACTGGATGGATAAACTTGTAACTATGGTGGTTCCACCTAAGAGTTATAGTTGGGAGACTGCTGACGAAATTTGTAAACAATACGATAACTGTTTCCTATTTGAACGTGAAGAGGATATGCTTGACACGTTTTTGGACTTGATACAAGATGCAGATATTTTAAGTGGTTGGAACTCAGAAGGCTTCGATATTCCGTATGTAACCATGCGGGTACACCGTGTGCTGTCCAAAGACGATACACGACGTCTATGCCTGTGGGGACAATATCCAAAACAACGTACCTTTGAACGCTTTGGTGCAGAGAACTTGACGTTTGACTTAATTGGTCGTGTGCATATGGACTATATGCAACTGTATCGCAAATACACATACGAAGAACGTCATAGTTATAGTTTGGACGCCATTGGCGAATACGAACTTGATGAACGTAAGTTACAGTACGAAGGTACATTAGATCAACTTTATAATAAAGATTTTCCAAAGTTTATTGATTACAATAGACAGGATACTATGTTGTTGGCTAGATTAGATAAGAAATTACGTTTCTTAGATCTAGCTAATGAACTGGCTCATGACAATACTGTTTTGTTGCCAACCACAATGGGTGCGGTTGCTGTTACAGAACAAGCTATTATCAATGAAGCTCATTCTCGTAATATGATAGTTCCAAACAGGAGAAGTAGAGATGATCAAGGAGAAACTCAAGCCGCAGGTGCCTATGTTGCTTATCCCAAAAGGGGGGTTCACGAGTACATCGGAGCAATCGATATCAACTCGCTCTATCCCTCGGCTATTAGAGCCCTCAACATGGGACCGGAAACAATCGTCGGGCAACTCCGGACGATAATGACCGACCACTACATTAAGGAAAAGATGGCCGCTGGTTCATCATTTGCTGATGCGTGGGAAAATATGTTTGGTACATTAGAGTATCAAGCAGTAATGAATATGGAGCCCGGAACAGAAATAACACTAGACTGGCAAGACGGTACTAGTGATGTTATGAGCGCCAAAGACGTGTGGAGGCTAATATTCGATAGTAATCAACCTTGGACATTAAGTGCCAATGGTACAATATTTAGATTCGACATGAAGGGTATTATTCCCGGACTGCTAGAAAGGTGGTATGCAGAACGAAAAGAAATGCAAGCTAAAAAGAAAGCCGCAACATCTAAGGAAGATCAAGCGTTCTGGGATAAAAGGCAACTCGTTAAGAAAATTAACCTCAATTCGCTATACGGCGCGATCCTTAACCCGGGGTGTCGCTTCTTCGATCAACGCATTGGCCAGTCGACTACGCTCACTGGGCGTATCATCGCGAAGCACATGGACAGTCATGTCAACGAAGCGATTACGGGGGAGTATAACCATGTCGGCGACGCTATCATCTACGGGGACACGGACTCGGTCTATTTCTCAGCCTGGCCGCAAATCAAAGAGGAAGTAGACAAAGGCTCAATGGAGTGGAACAGAGAAATCTGTGTACAACTATATGACACTATTGCCGACTCTGTAAATGATAGCTTCCCTGCGTTTATGGAACGTGCTTGCCATTGTCCACGTGACATGGGTGCTATTATTAAAGCAGGTCGCGAACTTATTGCGGCCAAAGGTTTGTTTATTAAGAAAAAACGCTATGCTGTACTAATCTTTGATATGGAAGGTGTGCGTTTAGATACACACGGCAAGCCAGGTAAAGTTAAAGCCATGGGTCTTGACTTGAAGCGGTCGGATACACCTAAAGTAGTACAAGACTTCTTAAGTGATATTCTACTAGACGTATTAACTGGCAAAGAAAAAGAACACATTATTGCCAAGGTTAAAGATTTTAAATTGCTGTTTGCTGAACGCCCGGCTTGGGAAAAAGGTACACCTAAGCGTGTAAACAACTTGACCAAGTACTCAGCAGAAGAAGCTAGACTAGGTCGAGCCAACATGCCCGGGCACGTTCGTGCCGCGATGAACTGGAATAACCTAAAACGTATGCATGGTGACAACTATTCTACAACTATTGTAGACGGTATGAAAACTGTTGTATGTAAACTCAAAGACAATCCAGTGGGATATACATCCGTGGGTTACCCAACAGATGAAACTCATATTCCGCAGTGGTTCAAAGAGTTGCCGTTTGATGATTCAAGTATGGAAATGACTATTGTAGATCAAAAGGTAGAGAACTTATTAGGTGTACTAGAGTGGCGTATTGCCGAAAGCACAGATATTAAAACAACCTTTGATGATTTGTTTACATTCGAATGATAAAGTTTAGCGAAATTGTTCAACTTCGAGATAGGTTACAAGAGGCATATAACACAAATGCCATTACAACCGACGTCGATATTTTACAAAACAATTTATACGCTATACGTGGCAGTACTACTCCAAGTACCTTTACAGATAACGTACACAGCCTTGCTAGTGATCTAAATAATCTCAAAGATAATCTTTGTTACAATACCGAATTATACAAATCATTATTAGACAGCATTAACGAATACATATCTGTTGAAGGGCAAAAATTCTTTAGTGACAACTATAAACTAGAATTAAAGTACGATGCTGTAGAAAAAATACGTACAATTCGAGTATTGCCGTTAAGTGATGAAATTTATGATGAGATTGTAACCCGCATTAGGCTTTATACAAGTTGGCAATATCCAGCATTGGAAATTGGGTGCAGGGACGGAGAATTAACACAGCACATGGTTAGTGCCGACCCATTATACATTGTTGACCACTACAGAGAATTTACTGATAGTGCTATTAAAGATTTCCCTGAAGAATATCAACGTAGAATACGAGTGTACCTAACCCCAGATCATGATCTAAGTATACTACCAAAGAACCAATTTAGTTTTATATTGTGTTGGAACTTTTTAAATTATAGAAGTTTGGATACAATAAAAGAATATCTTAAACACGCCAAAGAATTATTACGCCCTGGCGGTGTGTTTTTGTTTAGCTACAACGATGGTGATAGACCAGCAGGTGCCGGATATACCGAGAACTTCTTTATGACATACATGCCAAAGAGTATGTTGATACCTTTATGTGAAAGTTTAGGACTTGAAGTTATTAGCGACCAAGCACGTGAGCAGGCTATTAGCTGGCTTGAAGTTAAAAAACCTGGTATGCTTGAAACACCAAAAGCACATCAAACATTGGGCGAAATAAAAAGATACAACTATTGACAAATTCTAAATATACCTATACACTAACAACACTTACGGAGAACACAAATGCTTGACCACTTAAAAGATATTGTACAACATACATATGGCTTGAATGTAATTAACTTAATTAAAATTACAGGCACATCAACAGAAACAACTATTAACGCTTTTGATCAACAGACTAAAACTGTTATTTTAAATGCAGAATTTAAAGCACCGGTAGCAGACTTTGTTGGCACATTTGGTATGCCAAACCTAGATCGACTAAACACTATTCTTAATATTCCCGAATATAAAGAAAGTGCTAAAATTACAGTAACCAAACAAGGTACGGACCCAAGTGGTATTGACTTTGAAAACAAAACAGGCGACTTTAAAAATAACTATCGCTTTATGAGTGCGGCTATTATTAACGACCAGCTTAAAAATGTTGTAATGAAAAAACAAATTAACTGGGGTGTTAGTATTGTGCCAACCGCACAAAGTATTCAGAAACTTAAATTCCAAAGCATGGCACATAGTGATGCTACTGCATTCAGCACAAAGACTGAAAATGGTGATTTGAAGTTTTACTTCGGTGACCATAGTAGCCACGCTGGCAATTTTACTTTTGCTCCAGGGTGTGGTGGCAGTCTTAGCAAACAACTATATTGGCCAGTTGCTGTAGTCAACAGCATCTTGAGCTTGCCAGGAGACAAAACATTTAAGATCAGTGACGAGGGTGTAGCAGAAATTACTGTGGACTCTGGACTTGCTGTTTATCATTATTTGTTACCAGCACAAAGTAAGTAAATGTTCAATTTGATCAAACGCGGACATTTAATTGGTGGGGGTATGTTATCTCCTGATAAAGAATACTTTTATCTAAACATACCCAAAAATGCTAGTACATTTACTACCAACTTACTTAAAGACAATGGGTGGACTCATTGGAATTTAACTAACGGAACATATAAAAATGTTATTATTGTCCTCCGAGATCCAGTTGAACGTTGGGTAAGTGGTATTTCCACTTATTTGTGTTCTTATGTGCTAGGCGAAAATTACGGCAGTGATCATTTTGTTGCAGATTACAACGAAGCAGTTGAACGGCTACTGTTTGATACCATCGTGTTTGATGATCATACTGCACCGCAGACAGTATTTATAAATGAAATACCAAATATAGTTAAACGATTGTATATTACACTTGATCATAAAACATTGGTTGATTCAATTTCTACTATAACAGGACATTTGCTAAATGTAACAGACGGCCTAGACGACAATAGTAAAGAAACTAATTACGACAATAATCAACTTAGTAACTTCATACGTGGTCGGCTTACTCCGAGTCTAGAACAAAAACTTAAAAACGTTTACGCAGACGACTATCGCTTGTTACAAAACACTTCAAAATGACCCAAGATAACTTAACTGCTAAACAAAACGACTATGCAATATTTTTGCCGGCTATTAGCGGCTTCTATGCTACCTTTGTAGGCAAACAACGTAACGAAGAATATGTAGACCCTGCACGTTTTCCGCAGGGTATAACGGATATGGAACAGATGAATTGGCTTAATGCACACCAAGCCCTGTTCCCATATAAATGGTCGCTTTACTCCGGCGGCCATGCTAACCTGGACTTGACCAAACAAGATTGGTCCGAGGACATGGTTCGAAATCGAGATCCCAACACACTAGTCTTAGGCGACTCTGGTGGATTCCAGATTGCCAAAGGGCTATGGGAAGGAGATTGGAAAGCTGGTTCAGGATGCCCGAAAGCTCAGAAAAAACGCGAACAAGTTTTAGCTTGGCTTGACGGCATTGCTGAATATGGCATGACTCTTGATATTCCGACGTGGGTTATTCACGATAAGAATGCCAGCGAAAAATGCGGTATTAGTACACTTAAAGAAGCAGTAGACGCTACAAAGTTTAACAACGATTTTTATATGAAGAATCGCAAAGGAGTTAAAAATGGCGGCATGAAAGTACTAAACGTGTTACAAGGTGCTAATCATAAAGATGCCGAAGAATGGTATCAAACAATGAAACACTATTGCGATCCTACAGTTTATCCGGACACACACTTTAACGGTTGGTCAATGGGTGGGCAGAATATGTGTGACGTTGAGTTAATTCTTAAACGATTGATCACATTAAAGTATGATAACTTACTACAAGAAGGCGTACACGATTGGATGCACTTCTTGGGTACAAGCAAATTAGAATGGGCAGTATTACTTACAGTTATACAACGTATGGTGAGGAAATATGTCAATCCCCAATTTACAATCAGTTTCGATTGTGCCAGCCCTTTTTTGGCCACCGCTAACGGGCAAGTTTACTTTGAAAACGTATTCCCCGATGGTGATAAATGGAGTTACCGTATGGCTCCATCGGCTGACAATAAAGCCTACGCAGTTGACACTCGCAAGTGGAGTCAAGGAGTCGTGGCAGATGGAATATACCCCCGATGGGAAGATAGTCCTATTAGCGATTTGTTACAAATGAAAGATATTTGTATTTACAGGCCCGGCGTACCTAAGTCTGGTGTTGTACTTACAGAAGAAAACTTTAAAGATCCTGAAATGTATGATCTATTGCCCGACGTTAATAAAAACGGCAAATGGGGTAAAACATCTTGGGATAGTTTTAGCTATGCTCTCTTAATGGGACACAATGTCTGGATGCATATTACAGCAGTACAAGAAGCAAATAGACGTTTTGATTCAGGCACCCGCCCAGCAATGATGCAACGTAGCACCGGCGACTTTGTCAAGTTTGAAGATGCAGTTGAAGCAATATTTGCCGCTCCTACCAAAGAAGATTCAATGGCCATCATTGAATACTACAAATACTATTGGATGGAAATTGTAGGCACTCGCGGATTCAAAGGTAAGAAAGCATTTAACAGTCAAACAATGTTTGATGCTTTGTTTGAAGTTGCTGACGAAGAACAAACAGAAGAATCCGATTTTGATGAAGAAAAACTTGAACACCTAGGAGAATAAATGTCAGACCTCACTCACCTTTCTAACCATTTAAAACATCTCGAAGAAGAGCATCATAGATTAAACAAACGAATTGACGGTTTAGAAAAAACGGGTTTGTTTAGCGACTTTCAACTTGAAGATTTGAAAAAACAAAAGTTGCATATTAAAGACGAAATTGCTATAATTAAATCTAATATAACTGAGAGAAGCAATGAACAGAGACGGACATAATCAAATAGATTTCTTTACAGGACGTGAAGTAGAACACAGTCCTGCATACGGACACAAAACACTTTTTGTTATTGGTATTCAGAATGAGCAGATCATTGTGAACCTAGCCAAAGATCATAAATGTAGTCATATCTATTTTGGTGCTAACCAAAGTTTCCCCAATCCAGAAGTTAACGATGCCGAAACATGGAAGCAATGGGAGTTAATGATCCAAGAAGCATTACAAGCCGGATTCTTATGTACCCTTGACCTAGATGTTAAGGCTGTTGAAGGATTAGTTGAAGGCTGTTTGGTTGAATATAACAACTTTATTCCGATGATTTCGGTTAAATTGCCCTATATACAAATGCTAGGATATAATGCTACAATTAAGCTAGACGACACAGACTTTGCTAAAACAAATCCAGGTGTGTGGTGTCACAGCGTACACGAATTAAGGGACCGTAAAGTTTTTACGGATTGGTCAAAATATACACAAGATGAAGTCATCAAATGAACCAAGAGCAACGAGATAAAATTGAACGTATCCAACAAGCGGCACAACGCCAAATCTGGGTCACGTTTAGCAAAGAAGGTATTCACTGCTATCCGGCGGCCGCTAACGATCCGTTACTGGCAACAGGTGATGAATACGATGTTAGTTTTCTTGCTACTCCTCATCGCCACATTTTCCATTTCCGCGTGTGGATCGATGTCTTCCATAATGACAGAGATATCGAATTCATCCAATTCAAACGCTGGCTCGAGAACCTTTACAGTGGGACCGGTCCCTATAATGAAAATCGAGTTTTAGAATTAAACTACAAGTCCTGTGAAATGATCGCTGACGACTTGTACGTACAAATTGCCGCACGTTACCCTAATCGTGCAGTAACAATTGATGTATCTGAGGACGGTGAAAACGGATGCTCAATTTCTTATAACCTCACCCGTCCAACACATTCAATCGTAATTTAATAGGAGAAGTAAATCATGGCCAAACCTGAATGGCTGAACAAGTACCTTCGTCTGAAACCAGAGGTAGAGCAAATCTTTGAAGATTTGGAAGTGTACCACCAATTCTGCCGTGACTATGGATATCCATACGACGAGAAGCACTTGTACAATGAACGTGGCCCTTATGGCGAGTTCATTAAAATGACCAAAGGTCGTGAACCTTGGGATCAATGGCGTACTCCTAAGCGTGAACGCACTGACTTTAAGCCCCGCGATACTAATCGCCCATGGAAAAATAGAGATCACTCATGAAACTAGCACCGCAACAACCTGCTGAAGGTATTTTAAAACAAGGTGATTTTGGTGATGCTAAATCATACCAGGTTGCTTGCGAGTGCAGTGATTCAAACCATAGCCACAACTTGTGGGTAGAAGCAGATGACACTAATAGTATTAGCGTCACTATTTACACTACTACTAAAAGTAAATGGTGGAAATTAAATCGCTGGCAAACTATTTGGACCTTGCTTACTCAAGGCTATGTAGAATGCGAAGCTAGTTTAATCTTAACGCAACAACAGGCACTTAATTATGCAGAAGTGTTAAAATCTGCGGTTAAGGATGTAGAAGAATTTAAAAAGAAAAATGTATAAATTGAGATATTATTTGTCAGGCGGAACTCTAGTGTCTAAATACTTCAAGACATTGCACGAGGCTGTAATGTTTTCCATTTATCGTATTAGATCCTGCGATGTATATTCTTTGGATAAGGTAGAAAATGACAAATCCTTTTCGTGATCAAGAAAAATTTATGCGGGCATGTGATCAACAAGTTGATGGCTCAGATTTAAGTCAGTATGCAATGTACATGAAATTGATTGACGAAGAAGTCGGAGAACTTCACCAGGCCGTCTTGGCACATGATGAAGTTGAACAACTAGACGCATTAATTGATATTCTTGTTGTTACTATTGGTGCTATTCATTCAGCAGGTTACGACGCTGAAGGTGCATGGAAAGAAGTAATGCGTACTAACTTTGCTAAGATTGACAAAGAAACTGGCAAGGTGCGTAAGCGTGAAGATGGCAAGGTATTGAAACCACTGGGGTGGGAACCTCCAGAATTAGGAAAGTTTATTAAATGAGAAAATTATGGTACATGGGCCTAGAGCCCTATAAAGCACGTTATACGCTACAGTTACAGGACTGGAACGAACGAGTATTTAAACGTCGTGGTATTAATTATGAATTGGTTACTGGCGAAACATTAAGCAATGACCAAGCTATTGTAACTGGGCAAGTACTTGATGCACATGGTCGTACTTACTTTGGTATGAGTCAGCTAATGAATCTTGTACGCAAGATGAAACAAGGAGAAGTTACCTATGAAGACGTTATCTACTTTGAAGACATGTTTCAACCCGGTATCGAGAGCTTACCTTACATTCTTGATCAAATCGATCCTGCTCATCGTCCTCGTATTGCCGTTCGCTGTCTTGCTCAATCCATTGATCCGGATGACTTTGTACACGTATGGGGCATGTCTAAATGGATGGGCCTCTATGAAAAGATGGTGGACTCGTTCGTAGATATTACCCTTGCGTCAAATGAAGAAATGGCCATGCACATGAAGATTGCTGGCTGGGAAAGCCCAATCTATAATATCAGCGGACTTGCATTTGGCAAAGAAGAAGTACGCAATCGTATTGCTGGTCCACTGAAGCCATTTAATGAACGCAAATATCGTGTAGGCTTTGCGGCTCGTTGGGACCAAGAGAAACAACCAGACTTCTATATGGACTTGATTGAAGCTTGGCATAAAGAATATAAAAATAGCTACCCAATGAGTAGTGTAGAGTTTTGTGTATTTGCTGGTAGTAAATTAAAGTCTAATAACGATAGCTATATGCAACGCACACGTGATCTACAGGCCCGCGGATTGTTAACACTATACGAAGACTTAGAAAAGAACGACTACTATGCTCTCCTTAACGATACTCGTGTGCTGTTTAATTGTGCTCTCCAAGATTGGGTCTCAAACACAGTCTCTGAAGCAGATACTCTCGGAGCCAACGTTTTATATCCTGCTTATCGCAGTTTCCCTGAAACTTTTGCAAATGACCCTGACAGGCTCTATGTCCCTTGGTCACTAGACGACGCAATGACCAAGCTATGGGGTCTATTACAAGAACCGCATCACAACATGGGACTGATCAGTGATTGGACTGATGGAACCATTGACCGAATTGTTGATATCCTTGAGGGCAAGGGTGAACAATGGAAACGTATGAGTACGGATTATCGTAAACATACACATGAATCAAAATATTAAAAGGAATTAAAATGTCAGCACACACAGAAATTAAATCAGCACTTGAAGCATATGAAGCTGAACACGAGAAATTTGAAAAAGGTAACAATGCCGCAGGTACTCGTGCTCGTAAAGCATTGGCAGAATTAGGTAAAGCAGTTAAGGCTCGCCGTAACGAAATTACCGAAACTAAAAACGCTCGTAAAGAAGCAAAGGCTTAATTTATTAATGGAATACATTCTTTTACTGGTTGTTGGAGTATTGTCCTTTATTGCAGGACGTACTTCGGCACCTTTAAGAGAAGTTGAAGTACCAGATTTATCTGAAAAAGAACGGCAACAATGTCAATACATATCAACGCTAAATCAAACATTATTGTCGGAAGTTCAACAATACCGAAACATGGAAAAGAATCTCAGGGAGGAGATATGGCAACTAAAGCAGAAACTAAAGAAATTACAGCCGAAGAACTAGTAGCTGTACTTAAATTTACACCACGCACATACAAGATTAGTATGTGGGGTTATGGTGGCGAAAAGGTTATGGGTACTGTAGACCGTGAAGTATGGGACTACTGTATGGATAACCAAGTTGACCTTACTGAAATTGCATGGAGCGATGAAGATACTGTTCAAGATGAAATGGATCTTGATGTTGATCGGTTGCCGTTCCCACCAGGTTCGTGGTACGAATGCGATGATATGGCACATGTCCATGGTGTTAGCCGTAGTGCTGGTACACTACAGATTGAAGATGAAAACGGTGAGACAGTTTTCCAAAAAAGCCTAGAGGATTGTGATGGTGGCAGTGAAGACAGCCCAGTATGGAATTGCCAAGACGAAGTATGGATTGGTAGTAAGCCAGAAGGTACTGTAGTTTTTATCGGTAGCAGTAATGAAAAAGGTACATTCTTCGAAGGTGAAATAGAACTCCGTGAGCCATTTGACATTGAAAAGTTAGAATTGAATTATGACGAAATCGACGGTGAAGAACTAGTAAACGGTGTTACGTATGATGGCGAAGATATTGATAACTTCGGCGGTAGTACAGATGGCAAAAGTTCAGACTTTGGAATGTATCTTGTAAAAGATAGTAATTCATGGGAAACTTATAGTCCAGAAGAAAAAGATTGGGGTCATCCTCCGTGCGGTACAAGTCCCAGCACATGGGAACGGTCCGAGACATTTAAGTTTAAGAAAGTTAAACCCACTATTCCTGGTTACTACAGTTGTACCTGGCGACACTTTGGCACAACCTATGGTTCGGCCTACTGGGATGGCGCACAGTTTGGTGAATGGGAATATGGACAGTTTAAGCCAATCACCGGAGAAGTTGTTACCTGGTCTGGTTATAACTGGGACACAAGTTCATGGGTTAACCAACCACCAGAACCAGCAGATGCACAATGTGATAATAAAACATGTGGTTGGGTTGGCATGCGTGATCAAATGCGTGACGATGATGACTACAATAGTCATTGCCCTGAATGCGATGGCACAGAGTTTACGTGGATCGACTACGATCCAGACTCTGCCAAAGGTCGTGCTAATCGTAAAAAGTATTGCAAAGAGTGGGATCCTGCGGTATCGTTGGAACGACTCTACAAAGAGTTTCCAGTTACAGATTAAATTTTAATTAAGGAGATGTAATATGTTTGGTGCAAATTATACAGATAACGGCGTTTTAAATTATCGCTCAGCAGAAGAAATCAATAGTGCCATGGGTCGTGTTTACGGACATATGAGTCTAGCAGTTGTAGTATCAATGATGATTAGTTACTTGGTAGGTACCAGTCCAGAGTTGTTGCAATTCTTTTTCACTGGTGTACTAAAGTGGATTGTAATCTTTGCACCACTTGCGGCAATATTTGGTATTGGTTATGTATTGGGCAATAATCCCAGCAAAGGTGTAGCACAGTTATGCCTACATGGCTTTGCGGCATTGATGGGCCTGAGCTTTGCCACTATCTTTGCTGTGTTTGCCATGGGGTCAATTGTGTCATCGTTTATGGGTGCGGCTATCTTGTTTGGTGTCATGAGCGGATATGGTTACTTTACCAAACGTAGCCTAGATAGCATGGGCAAGTTTATGATTGTTGGCCTAATTGCTATTGTTATTGCCAGCATCGTTAATATCTTTATCGGCTCAACTGTGATGCAAATGGTTATTAGTGCCCTAGCTATCGTTATCTTTTTGGGATTGACTGCGTATGACACACAAAAGATTCGTGAAGAACTCAGTGTGGATACTAGCCCTGCCGCAGAAGTTAGCGGTGCATTGACTTTATATATGGATTTTATTAATTTGTTTTTGAACTTACTACAACTTTTTGGTGACAAGAAAGATTAATATGCAAGTGAGAGTAAAGGAAACCCCTGAAGAATTTGGCAAGTGTGGTTGCGGCCGCAGTCCAACTGGTAAATGCTGTGGTTGGCATGGCCTGACTATTCAATCTAATCCGGAGTTTCAAACAGAATGACAACATTCACTACCGAAGATAGACAAGCAATAGACGATGGTCGTGCTCGTTGCGGGTGTGGGCGTAGTCTACACCAACCTTACTGCGATGGCAGTCATGCTCGCAATGATGAAGAATTAAAAGAATGGGCTGATAAAGTTGAGCTAGAAAAGTATCGCAAAGAAGCAATGGGACTTTGGTTTGATGGTGGTAGTTGCACAGGTGGCAAACCCGAGTGAGTGAATTAGATATTCAGATTGCTATTGTATTGTCTATATATTTTATGTTAAACTTAGGCATACTGTGGCTAGTGCATATCTTTACAAAGAAATATAATGACTAAGAAAATTGTAGTAACTGGCGGATGTGGTTATATTGGTAGCCACGTTGCTCGTGCATTTAAAGAAAACGGTGATCAAGTATTTGTTATTGATCGTGTTCAACGTGATCATACATTAAAGGATATCGATGGATTTTTTATTGGAGATGTTGTTAGTGACGCTAGTCTTAGCACTATTTTCGATTTGGCTCCGGACGTTATTGTTCATTGTGCAGGCACTAGTTTAGTCGGTCCTTCGATGACCGATCCTGCAGAGTACTACGAAAATAATGTAGTTAAAACTATTGCATTGATGAACTTGGTCAAGAACTTAGACAAGAAACCTATTATTATGTTTAGTTCTAGTGCGTCAGTATATGGCGAACCCGACTGCTTGCCTATCAAAGAATACGACGAAGTAAAGCCACTGAGTCCATATGGTAGTACTAAGGCCACTTGCGAGCTGGTACTACAAGACTACGGTCGTGCCTATGGTATTAATACTGTTTGCTTCCGTTACTTTAATGCCGCAGGTGCTATGCCTGTTACACATGACTTAGGCCAAGAACCCGAAGCTACGCATATTGTTGCTCGTGTACTAGAAGCCAGCATCGCTGGTCGTGCATTTACTATTAACGGCTGTGATTACGATACCGAGGATGGTACTTGTATTCGTGATTATGTTCATGTATGGGACATTGCTCTAGCTCATGTACGTGCAGTTGGTTACTTTGCTCGTAAAGGACAAATCTCCAGCGAAACATTTAATCTAGGTACTAACAAAGGTACAAGCAATAAAGAAATTGTAGACTATGTTAACGGAAAATACGGATTACCATTTGTAAACTACGGTCCTATTCGTGCAGGCGACCCAGCAGAGCTTGTTGCTGATTCTAGCCGTGCTCAAGAAGAACTTGGATGGACTCCGGTTAACAGTGATATTAAAACTATCATTGATTCAGCCTATAAGTGGTACACTCGCAAATGATACATTTTCCTGTTATTGAATTAATTGATCGGTTAGCTATTGCTGACGTTAAATTTAAACGCACCAATGGTGCTAACGCTGAAGAACTTACTTGGTACATGAATCAAGCTATTCCATTAGAGATGGAATCTATTGAGGATCTGTATATTAACCTAGTTTCTATACACAATCAAATTTGGGACTTAGAAGCTGAATTAAAAACAGGACGTGAAGCAGAACTAGCATTAGAAGAAATTGGACGTCGTGCTATTGCTATACGCGATTGGAACAATCAACGTATACGTGTTAAGAATGCCATTGCTGAAAGACTTGACTGTCCAGTTAGAGAAATTAAACAGGATCATTTATCAGAATGACCTACGACATACTATTTCAGTTCGAAGAAGAACTAGCACGTTATACCGGTGCTCCTTATGCAGTTGTTACTGATGGATGCACACACGCACTAGAACTTTGCTTTAGACACGAAAGAAATAAGTACTGCGAATTCACAGCCTTTACATATCTAAGTATACCGCAGTTGATGCATAAACTAGATATTAGTTATAATTTTAAAACAGATTATTGGCAATCTGTCGGCGAGTATCATTTCCACGGCACACGTATTTGGGATAGTGCTAGACTACTACGTCCCAATATGTATCGTGCAGGGCAATTACAATGTCTAAGTTTTGGTCACGGTAAACCATTAAGCATTGGCAAAGCTGGCGCAATACTGTTAGACGATAAAGCTGAATACTTGATGTTTAGTCGTATGCGTAGCGATGGTCGTGACCTACGTATCAGCCCATGGGAAGAACAAACAACTTTTGAAGAAGGATATCACTACTGTCCAACTTTAGAAACTTGTAGTTTAGGTCTGGAAAAATTACCTTTTGTTGATCCAGAGCCTAAATATCATCAATATCCGGACTTACGAACTATTGACTTCAATGTCTAGATATTATATAATTTTAAAAAACTAGCCATCCTCGGCATTAACTCGGAGAAACAATGACAAACAAACTAGTAGAAGAAGCGCCATACCATCCAGGGTATGAAGATGCCGCAATGAAAATGAGCGACAAAGGCTACGAAGAAGGTTACCTCGGTGACGCTATTCGCTTCCAAATGAAACGTGACAAGAAACGTTTTTGGGCCGGTGACAACATTAGCGATTATGTCAGCGAAGAAGACAAAGCTATCTTAATTAAAGAAGCTACAGAAGCATTTGAAGTAGTGCTCGACAGACTACTAATTGATCGCGAAAATGATCCCAACTCAAAAGGTACTGCAAAGCGACTAGCTAAGATGTACTTTAATGAAATTATGTCTGGTCGTTATGATCCTGTACCAGACGCAACAAGTTTTCCAAATGAGATAGAAGATGGTTACAAGGGTATGTTGGTTGTTCGCAGTGAGCTTCGTAGTATGTGTAGTCATCACCATCAGCCCGTTACTGGTGTTGCTTACATTGGTATCATTGCCGCTGATAGGCTTATTGGCCTTAGCAAATACACACGTATCGCCCAATGGTGTGCCCGACGTGGTACTCTCCAGGAGGAACTTTGTAATGACATTGCTAGGGAAATTGCCACAGCAACAGGCTCAAAGAACATAGCAGTTTATATTCAAGCTACACACGGATGCTGTGAGAATCGCGGTATTATGGCCGGTAGCAGTCTAACACAAACTACTGTATTAACAGGTGCGTTTGAAACAGACATGAATACAAAGAAAGAGTTCTTTGATAACATTAAATTACAACAGGAATTTGCACCGCGATGATTAGATTAATTTGGTCTTTTATTCTAAAATGGGGTTGGGACTACAATCGGAACATTCGTAACAGCCTTACCATTGGTGAGGATTGTGCTGTACCTAGTCGAGTTATGCGAGACAATAGTGTTAATGTTGAAGGCTTATCGTTTAAAGTTATGGCATGCCATGGCGGTGTTGTTGTACAAATGACAAATTACGATCACAAAACTGATAGACATACATCTCACACTCATTTAATTCCCGACGGTGAACCAGTTGCTGAACGCATTGGTCAAATTGTTAGCATGGAAATACTGCGGTCATGATCAAAGGTATTAGTTCTTCAAGTCAGTATGTTCAAGTCAATGGTGGGCAACCAGGATCTATTTACGTTAATTTGTCCAGTGTTAATCCTGCTACAGGGCAAGTTAGATACACTGGCCAAGACTTAGAAGTATTTGATGGCAATGTATGGCAACGCATTATGACTAACTATGTTGATGTTAGATTAAGTCCCGTAGCCGAAGATGCTATTAATTGGGCTTTAGATAAAATGCGAACTGACCGAGAGCTTGAAGCTCGTGCTAAAGAAAATGTAACTATAGCTGATGCTCTAGCACAGTACAAAAAAGCGGCTGAACAACTTTCCGTTGTATTAACTCTTACCAAGGAATAAAAATGCTGTTAAAGCTATTAGAACAAATGGGACGTAAACGTATCATTATGGATCGTATTGACAACGAACCATATCTTGAACGCTACTACATTTTCTTAAAAGAACGCACATGGTTTCCATTTAATGCATTCTTACATAAATTTCTTAAATCCGATCCCGATGATGTACATGATCATCCTTGGGGCTATTGCACTTTAATTCTGTCTGGAGGTTATTATGAGTGGATTCCAAAAATTAACACTTTGGGTGAAAAGTTTGGCGAGTATCGCATGTGGCGTGGGCCCGGACATTTTAGGGTATGTCGTCCTAATAGCTTTCATCGCATTGAACTCAAGCCTGGGGTAACTCCTTGGACTTTGTTTTTTCCTGGGCCTCATGTACGTGAGTGGGGTTTCTTAAAAGGCAGTAACGAATCAACTAAGTGGGTACAACACAAACAATATCTTCAAGAAAGGGCAGTAAAATGAAAACATCCGAAATTGTTGGACTAACTATTTCAGCTCTTGTTCTAGTTGCTTTTATTTACTACCAAATGCACCACCTTGTACGATGATTCCTTTACCCCCTGGTTGCAAGAGAGGCTATGAAATCCGTTTTATGGTTCCAGAACTTACAAACGAAATGGGAGAATGGTTTAACTTGATTGGCGGTCGAGCCACATCGGTTAAAGAGTATGACTGGAGAGGTCGCGAACATATTATAAATCAAGTACAATATGGTAAAGCAAAAACTAGCTACGTGACCAAGGACGGCACCAATCTTACAATGATCCGTTTTGATGGTGCTGATGCCAGCGTAGCAAGTATGTTTTTAATTAAGTTCATGGACCAAATTCAATCACACAACCTGAAAGAAGCAGAAGATTATGTCTAAAGTATATTACAAAGATTCAACTGTTCGGGCCTGGATGCACGATATTATCCGTGGTATGGCCGAAGATCAATGGCGTCCAGACTATATTGTGGGACTAACACGTGGCGGATTGGTTCCTGCTACTATGCTGAGTCACTACATGAATATTCCAATGCAGACGCTTAATGTAAGTTTGCGTGACAGCGAAATTGGCCCAGAAAGCAATCTATGGATGGCCGAAGAAGCGTTTGGCTATGTGCCCAAAGATCTTACTGTTATTGAAAACGCTGGCAGATCTGATCCAGCATTCAAGAAAAATATCCTAATTGTTGACGATATCAATGACACTGGTTCTACATTGAACTGGATCCAAGAAGATTGGCGCAGTGGTTGCCTGCCCGATGATCCGGCTTGGGACGAGGTATTTGGCAACAATGTTCGCTTTGCTGTATTGATCAACAACGAAGCCAGCGATTTTAAAGATGTGGACTATGTAGGTTTAAGCATCAACAAGATGGAAGAACCTATTTGGTGTGTGTTTCCTTGGGAGGAGTGGTGGCGTTAAAACAGTTTTACCTAGATGAAACACTGGAGTGGCATCTAACTATACATAAAGAGTATAATTCCTATTTAAACAAAGACGTTGTTACCGACGACGATCTTGTTAACGCACTCAAGGGTATTGGCAACTGGAGTTCAACTGGCAGTGACGACGGCCCAGAGTTTAAAGCCTTACGCAATCAGTTAGAAGAACTGGGCTACATTGAATGTCAACGCAGTTGGTGGAATGGCGATCGTGTACTAAAACCATTTCAATTAAATGGACTACGGTTTAAAAAAGGCGAACAATTTTCCTGTGGTGCGGCACTAAAATTTCATCTAGAATTTCAAAGGAAAAAAAAATGATATTAATTGCTACTTGGACTGTAGTAGGTTTCTTTTCAGCCATCGGTTGGTATGGTGCTAACTACTATGTTATCACTCCATACTTGCCCGAACCGGTCTACAAAGAAAAACGAGTAGAAGAAGTAAAAACAAAACAGGATGATACTAAATAGTATTATCCCCACAAACAGCGGCCTTTCTGGCATTCATCCCGCTATACAAATTCTGCAGGCCTATGCTATAATAACATAGGAGAATTACAATGGCAAAATTTTATTCAACAAAACACTATGGACACAACATTGGGCTAAGTGCTGTATTCCGTCAACCCAATGCTGACCATAGTCACTGTCATTTGCTACACGGTTACAGTCTAGCATTCACATTCACATTTGGGTGTGATACATTAGACAACAAGAACTGGGCAGTAGACTTTGGCGGACTTAAACTGCTCAAAGCATGGTTAGAAGATAACTTTGATCACAAGTTGGCGTTGGATCGACAAGATCCACATTTGGCCAAGTTTCGTGAATTAGAAACACTAGACTTAGCAGAGATACGAATCTTTGATGGTGTGGGTGCAGAGAAGTTTGCTGAACACGCTTTCAACTTTGCCAATCAATTGATTCGAGAAAAGACTAATAACCGTTGTTATTGCGTAAGGGTAGAATGTGCAGAACACGGTGCTAACTCAGCTATATACGAAGGATGATATGAAATTTGGTGGATACGATGTAGGTGGCGAAATCGTTAAACAAGACGAACGCTATACTGTTAAAGACAATAAAGAATTAAAAAACCTAGTTGTTAGTTCAACTACCTTACACAGAGGTATGAGTACTAGCGGACATAGTCATGCTGGTCAAGAAGAAGTGTACCAATTTATTTGGGGCACTGGCGAAATGGAACTTGACAGCGATCGTTTCAAAGTTGGGCCCGGCGATGTTGTATTAATCAAAGATGGTGTATTCCATCGTGTACATAATACAGGCGCTGTGGATCTTTATTTTGTTTGTGTGTTTGACGGTAAAAGGAACCACTAATGGATCGTATCCAAGAAGCTCTAGATATTCTGCAAGAAGAATGTGCAGAAGTTATTCAAGAAGTTAGTAAGTGTAGACGATTTGGTCTAGATAGTCTACACTACAAAACTAACCTTAAACATAGCACTATGCTAGAAATGGAAATTGGCGATGTGCTTGCACTAGTCGATATTCTAGTAGACCGCGGTATTTTAAATGCCGACAGGTTAGAAGAAGCCGCTAGAGCTAAACAAGAGAAACTTAAACAATGGTCAAAAATCTATGAGTAAAATCAAAATAGCAGAATTATTCTACAGCATACAAGGCGAAGGACGTTACATGGGTGTACCAAGTGTGTTCTTACGTACATTTGGATGTAACTTTAAATGTGCAGGCTTTGGTATGCCACGTGGTGAACTAAGTGGAGAAGCAGAAGACATTGCCGAAGTTGCTCATATGTTTAATAAGTATGAAGACTTGCCACTAGTTAGCACAGGTTGTGATAGCTATGCAAGTTGGCATCCTGCATTTAAAGATTTAAGTCCAATGCTTACTAGTGATGCAATCGTAGATCGTATTATGGAGATACTGCCACACAATCACTGGGAAGATGAACACTTGGTTATTACCGGTGGTGAGCCTTTGTTAGGTTGGCAACGTGCTTATCCAGACTTGTTAAGTCATCCTAAAATGCAAGGTCTTAAAGAAATTACATTTGAAACAAATGGAACCCAAAAACTAACAGAAGAATTTAAACAATATTTAATCGACAATTATTGGACATATGGATGTGAGCAGAAAGAATTAACGTTTAGTGTTAGTGCCAAACTTCCATGTAGTGGTGAAAAGTGGGAAGATGCTATCCTTCCAGAAGTTGTATGTGAATACGAACAAGTTGGTACAGCATACTTGAAATTTGTAATTGCAACCGAACAAGATTTTGCTGATGCAGAATGTGCTATTGCCGCTTATCGTAAAGCCGGCTTTAAAGGTCACGTATACTTAATGCCAGTAGGCGGTGTTGAAAGCGTATATGCTTTGAATAATCGTTCAGTAGCAGATATTGCCATGCGTAATGGTTTACGTTACAGTGATCGACTACAGGTGCCATTGTTTAAGAATGAGTGGGGCACATGATGGGAGTTGGATATATTCCCGGCGTAGAAACATACGATTATTTTTACGATCGTGCCATTTGGCGACTACGATTTTTATGGTGTCCTAAACGTAGTGCCATAACAGGACGTTGGTTATGGTTGCGTCAAGTATACGAAGGTACAGCAATGTATCATGGGCCTGGGGAGGCTGTATTTGAGTTTAGATATCATGAAAAAATTGAACATTTAATATGGAGTTTAAAGAAATGACAACAAATCAAATTTTATTAGCATGTGGCGTATGGGCAGTATTGATAGCAATCAGTTACACGCACAGTGGCTGGCGCAATATCAGAGAATGCTACATGATGTTGTTTACACGAGAATATTGGACAAACTATAATACAGTAGAGTTTGTTAGTTGGGTAGCCAAGGCTATCATTATTATTCCGGGACTAATTTTTGGCATTAGTATTTGGGAATTGTATTATCTAACATTGTTAACCAGCATAACACTTATTTGGGCTAGTCGTAAAAAAGCATTACCAACCTTAGTAGGATTTAACACCATGTGGGCTTGGTTGAGCTTGATGGTATTAGCACAACACTGGATCAAATGACCGAGAAAAAGTCTAACTCAGCCGATGGTAGGCTAAGTTATGATTCTACGTCTACTGGTGAACTAATTCCTTTCTTTAATAGGAATGTTAGTCCCTATCCTACTGAATCGGGCGGACCAAAGTTTGACCTAATTCCTGTTACTAAGCAAAAAGATCTAATGATCAATCATGCTAGGATGTATGCCCAGCAAGAGTACGATCGTATTATGGAATTGGTTACAGTATTACAAAAACAAGCACACGATATTAAACGTAGGCTAGAAGTAACAGATGCAGTACATGCCGCCAAGTATCAGTTTCAAGTAGTAATGGGCAAGTGTTATTGGTTGGTATGGGATCAACGAAAAAACAAAACAATTTTAACTCATAATGGCCCTGCGGATTGGTCTTCCGGTCCGCCGGTTGACTATGAGTATATAACTCAAGTAAAATATATGGGCGACCATACATGGATGGAAGTTAAGGAGAACGACAATGGCAACTAAAAAGCCAGTAGCAAAGAAAACAGTAGCAAAAAAGCCAGTGGCTAAAAAGGCTCCTGTAAAAGCAGTAGCCGCAAAAACACCACGCACAAAGAAAATTGACTTTACAGGAATGACTCCACGTCAAATTGCTGACGCTAAAGGAGAACCTTGGGTTAGCGTAGTTCAAGTAGAACTAGACCCAGACAACATTGGCAATGGCGCATTTGAATTAGATTGGAACGATAAGTTTATTACTAATCTAGTACGTGCTGGTTACAAAGGCAAGACTGATAGCGACATGGTTGATCAATGGTTCCAAGACGTTTGTAAAAATGTTATAGCGGAAAATTACGAGCAATGGGAAGCCAATCAACCAATTGGTGAACGCCCTCGTGAAATTCAACGTAGAGATCTTGGTAACGGGAAGACCGAAGTATCGTGATAGTATATGTAAATGGCGACAGTCATAGTGCTGGCGCTGAAGCAGTAAACAGCTTTTGTTTTGCCGAAGATGATCCTTTGTACTACGGTCTTGGCCGGCAGCCTCATCCCGATAATGAACGTGTTAGTTATGGATGTTTGTTAGCCAATCACTTGTTTGCTGTACTACATTGCAATGCTGAATCTGCTAGTAGCAATAGTCGTATCATTCGTACCACTAGAGATTATCTTGCAACTATGGACAAGCCTGATATTGTTATCATAGGTTGGGCTACATGGGAACGCGAAGAGTGGTTACACGATGGTACATATTATCAAGTAACTGCCAGCGGATATGATGCTGTACCCAAGGAACTTGAAACACGCTACAAAGAGTGGGTGATCAATCAAGCAGACTCCAATGTTATTAATCAACAAACTATTTCTGCACACGATACTATATACCAGTTCCATAAAGAATTGGAAGAACAAGAAGTTAAACATATCTTTTTTAGTACCTATCATAGTTTTGCCAACATTAAAAATCTACAACATCTAGGTGCCAAAGTACAAGATTGGGGTACCAGTTACATTGATCCTTACAACGATTCCATGACTTATTATAATTTTCTAACTGGTCGCGGATATCCAACAGCAACACCTACTAGTTATCATTTAGGCACAGCCGGCCATGAAGCCTGGGCTGATTACCTATTACCTTTAGTTCAAAATGTTATTGGCTAATGGATGTAGCTTTACTGAAGGCTATTACTTACCCACACTAGAAGATGCTTGGCCATATCAACTTGGCGCATTAGTCAACACACCTGTAGTAAATCTAGCACAAGGTGGTGCAAGTAATCAACGCATCTTTAGAACTACATTAGAATATCTTACAACCAACACTCCCAAATATCTTGCAATAGGGTGGACAGATACTAGCCGTTACGAACTTCCTGTAGTAAATGGAACGTATGCTCGAGTAACTAATTCTGACGTATTATTCCATGAACCTTTGACTAGTAACCCGGACCCAAAAAAACTACATGAATTTTATTATAAATACTTACATAACGCATATCTCTCTGTAGACAATTTATTAACCTACATTATTACATTACAAACTGTGTGCCAAGCCAAAGGCATTGAGTATCTATTTTTTAATGCATTTACCGACATTGAGGTTGCACCAATACTTAAAGATTACCACGAATATTACCAGTACGAAGAGCACCAACTCGACTATAAGTTAGTGGACGCTAACTTAAACTTACAAACCAAATTAACCCAAATTAACCAAAACCATTTTATGAAACCAACTATGCAGTATTGGTGTCGAAAAAATAATTTTGAATTTGATTCCGCTGGACATCCGTTAACAGCGGGGCACCAGGCTTGGGCTACCGAAATGTTTGACAATATATGAATAATATGCTACTATTACTACATGAGATATCTAATTGTTGACACCGCTAATACTTTCTTCCGTGCCCGTCATGCGGCACATCGTCAGGCTGATACTTGGGATCGCTTGGGTTTCGCTATCCACGTAACACTAAATAGTGTTAATAAGTGCTGGAGAGATCAACAAGCAGACCACGTTATCTTCTGTTTGGAGGGACGTAGCTGGCGTAAGGATTACTATGCACCATACAAAGCAAACCGGGCAGTTGCCCGTGCGGCGCTTACCGAAAGCGAGCAAGAAGAAGATCGACTATTTTGGGAAACTTTTGACGCTCTCAAAGAGTTCCTCGGCACAAAGACAAATTGTACTGTTCTCCAGCACCCAGAGTTGGAAGCAGATGACTTGGTGGCAGGATGGATCCAAAGTCACCCTCAGGATCACCACACCATTGTAAGTAGCGACACAGACTTTCACCAGCTACTAGCAGAAAATGTAAATCAATATAACGGAATTAGCGATGAGCTCCATACTACGCAAGGTATTTTTGACAAAAAAGGTAAGCCAGTCATTGATAAAAAAACTAAGGAGGCAAAAACAATTCCGGCTCCTCAGTGGATTTTATTCGAGAAGTGTATGCGTGGGGATCCAACCGACAATATCTTTTCTGCCTTCCCGGGGGTTAGGAAAGTTGGAAGTAAAAATAAAGTGGGACTCGTCGAAGCTTTCGAGGACCGCGAGAAAAAAGGTTTTGCGTGGAATAATCTAATGTTACAGCGTTGGGTTGACCACAATGGTGTGGAGCACAAAGTCTTAGATGACTATAGTCGTAATGTTACGCTAGTTGATCTTACTGCACAACCCGAAGACATTAAAACAAAGATTAAAGAAACAATTACAGTAGGTTCGACCTCATTGAGTCGTCCAATGATTGGTGCTCAGTTCTTAAAGTTTTGTGGCAAATATGATTTGGTTAAAATGAGTGATTATGCTAACCAATATGTAACCTGGCTTGAAGCCGCATACCCGGAAAAGGAATAAAATGTTAGATAAATTTGTTGCATGGTACAGATATAATTATTTTGAAATTACTTGGTTCCTAATTGGGTTCTTGGTTATGGCCGGCTTAGCCGATTTTGGAAAAGGCGATTGGGTTGGTGCGTTAATGTACTGGGCTATTGCCGCATTTAACTATTTTTTAAGAAACAAATGAGATTTTTAATACCAACTGCTATAGCTATTATAGTTATTTTGTTATCCGGTGTTTTAGACAACGATAGCAAAGTACGTCGCTATGACTGTAGCATTTCTGAAATCAGTCCTGACTACCCAATTGAAGTTAAAGAAGCATGCCGCAGAGCAAGAATGGAAAGAATCAATAAATGATTACCATACTAACACTATTAACGTTGTTTGGAATAAAACATTTTCTTTGCGACTTTGTTTGGCAATACCCTTACATGATTGAACAAAAGGGTGTGTATGGAATGCCCGGTGGTATCCATCATGCGTTGTATCATGCTGTTGGTACTATGATTGTTACTGCGTTTGTATGTGCAACATTCTTAGATATTATGATACTCGGTCTTATTGATGGTGTTTTACATTATCATATTGACTGGCTTAAACATCAGCTCAGCCGCGGACTAACTACTGCGGATCGTATGTTCTGGGTGTGGTTTGGTGCAGACCAATGCCTACACTACTTGACATACTTACTAATTATAGGATTAATTGTATTATGACCGAACTAATTGCAAAACCAGTTGTAAAAAATAAAATTTGGATTGTTGAGTCCGAAGGATCCAAGGTCGGTAATATCATGACTATCGACGAAGGCGGAGTTGTATATATTCATGACAATCAAAGAGAAATTTTTCCTAGTATTAAATTACTAAGCAAGAAATACAATATTGAATTTGCTAAACCAGAGAAAACTAAAAAAGTCAAACTTGATGTTTATGATGTATACGGATATCCTACTAATACTTTCCCACACAATCAAGTACTTGATGTTCAACGCTATTTGCCTATCTATACAAAAGGTGCAAAGTCTAAGAGTTTCTTTTGTGCCGGTTATTATATCATCAAATTTAGTAGCACCTGGGTTCGTGCATATTGTCCAAAACTTATTACACTAAATCGTTATGAATATCAAGGTCCGTTTAAAACACAAGAACGTATGATTGAATCAATGAAAGAAGCCAATGGACAATAACTTACCTTTTCACATTAAACAGTTTAATGACAAGGTAAGGACCATGAATCAAACCAATGGTAAAGTTATTACCTTAAATACGCAAGAAGCTCGTAGTTTACACGCTGAAATTTTTGATTTAATGGCCACTATTAGTAACCTAGCAAAAAATACCGGCAATGCTGACAATAATATAACGGTATCATTAAATGGTGGCACTTTTAAATAAACTACGTATATTACTGTGATAAATAAATTGTATATCAAGGATATTTGAAATGTCAAGACCAAAACCAACTGTGTTGTTGGACCACGTTAATAAAACAAACTACAAGAGCGAACAGGTATTGAGCTCCGAAGGAATCTGGGCGGTCTTTTACGACAATCAACCTATTAATTTAAAAACTCACAACATACTTGTTTCATACCCTGGACCTAAGTACAAAAAGGTAAGTTTCAGTAATCCTGGTCATGCTATTAACCTAGCCAAGAAACTTAACGTACTATTCAAGACAGATAAGTTCACCGTTGTGCTGTTAAAAGCCGGTGAAAAAATCTACCCCTAAGCGTTACACCCAACGCCAGCTTACACAAATTTTTATCAAGGCTGGTGATATTCCTGTTGCTGAAGCTGGGAATATGCAAATACGCTGGTGGCAGAATCCCACAGACGTTGACAGTCTCAGATTAAGTCTACAAGGTTTACAATTTGTCAAAGCTATATTGAAAATGCAAAGCTATGAATTTTCATTGCCAGACGAATTAACAAATCACAACTTACTACAGTTAGAGCGTTACCTTAAGGGTCCGTACTATCTACTAAAGAGACAAAAAATAATTGTATTTGAAGAAGAGGAAGCATTGATGCTGACCCTGCACGGAAACAATTTAAAAGCCTACTTAGATAATTTAGAAAATATAAATGACATTAGTTAAACCAAATGTACTAACAGTAGGATGTAGTTTTACCGCAGGTGAAGAGTTATCAGATCCTGCAACACAAGCCTGGCCAGTGTTATTAGCCGATGCTAATAACTGGAATGTTACAAACCAAGGCAAAGGTGGCGGAAGTAACGACCGTAATATCCGTATTGTTTTTGAAGAAGTTAACAACTACGATCTAATTGTAGTTGCATGGACTCAGCCAGACCGCTTTGAAGTTCCTTATCAAAATGAATTATTGGATGTTAATGTTAATACTGCTCGCAAAAGAAAAATTGGCTGGGTAGAAGAATATTATAAATTACATTATGATAGACTTTATAGTTACCAACGTTGGTTTAGACAAATCATTATGTTGCAAAGCTATCTAAAACAAATTGAAAAACCTTACTTATTTTGTAGCACGTTTGGCATGTGGTCGGACCTAAGAGAAGAATTGTATAATGAATTTTCTTTAAAACTAGTAAATTTAATTATGCAAGTAGATCCTAGATACTATGTTGAATGGCCTAGATGGGGAATGATAGATTGGCAGGGCGATTGTCCTAAAGGCCCGGGTGGACATCCACTAGAGTTAGGACACAAAAGAATAGCAGAAAAGATCAATGAACATATTAGGAATCTCGGCTGGGTTTCATGATGCCTCCGCAACTGTAATTAACGAATACGGCGAGATACTGTTTGCCGGGCACTCAGAGCGTTACAGCAAAATTAAAAACGATGCCAATCTTGCATCGGGGCTAATTGACGATGTTATGGAACACAGTCCTATTGTACACGTTGCTTATTATGAGCGTCCTTGGGCAAAACAATTACGCAGACTATACAGCAGTGAAGGTGTTGAGTGGGATAAGATCACCTTAAAGCAAGTATTAAACAAACAACTTGGCGGTATAAAATTCCCTGAATATAGTAGTCACAATCATCACCTAAGCCATGCGGCCGCGGGATTTCAAACAAGCACATTTAACAAGGCCACAGTAGTTGTAATTGATGCTATTGGGGAATGGGACACAATTAGTATATGGGGTGCTCACTACGTAGATGGACGAGCCCAATATCATCGTTTATGGGGACAACGCTATCCACACAGCATAGGACTCTTTTATAGTGCTATGACACAACAAGTTGGCTTAAAACCCAATGAAGAAGAATACATACTAATGGGCATGGCCGCTTATGGTAGCAAAAACATAAGCTCAGTAATGAAGATGGATTTAGTAGAAAACGAATACGACATAAGATTTAATGAGAATATGCACACTGGCATTGCTAGGGATTACACAGAAAGCTTCGAAGACATGCATATTGCCAGTTCAGCACAGTCATTGGCAGAAAATTTGATATATAATGTAATGCGTCGGGCAAAGGACTTTGGCTGGAGCACAAATTTGGTGTACATGGGCGGTGTTGCCCTAAATTGTTTAGCTAATAGAAACCTTGGTGAATATTTTGAAAAAATTTGGATTATGCCTAATCCTGGCGATGCTGGTTCTAGCCTTGGCGCTGGAGCTCTTGCCTACGGTGGTAAGATCCAATTTAAAGATGCATTTCTCGGTAGAGAGATTAGCGGTCCATACCCTGTTAATGCCGTCCTCGATAGTTTACTCCGCGATAAAATCGTTGGAGTTGCTTCCGGTAAAGCAGAGTTTGGGCCAAGGGCACTTGGGAATAGAAGTCTCCTCGCCGACCCCCGAGGACAAGATATAAAGGATCGAGTAAATGAAATCAAACGAAGACAAAAATTTAGACCATTCGCCCCGGTCATACTGGCCGAGCACGTTCACGATTATTTTGATATGCCACGTGGTTTTGTGGATAGTCCTTACATGCAGTCCGTGGGAGTATGTAAACATCCGGTTTTATTCCCTGCTATCACTCATCACGATAATACTAGTCGGGTGCAAACTGTCTCCAGAGACGGGTCGGGGATCCGGGAACTACTAGAAAAATGGTACGTTGTAACAGGTTGTCCAATGCTACTAAACACAAGTCTTAACATTAAAGGCGAGCCAATGGTCAATGACCGTGCAGATGCAGATCGCTTTGAAAAACTCTATAACGTAAAGGTACACTCATGACACAACGTATTTTAATTATGGGCCTTCCTGGCTCTGGTAAAACAACACTAGCAACAGAACTAAAAAAGCTATTAGAAGACTGTGGCAAAACCGTAACATGGTTTAATGCTGACGAAGTACGCAAACAATTTGATGATTGGGATTTTAGCGAAGCAGGTCGTATTCGTCAAAGTAAGCGTATGTACGATTTGTCTGCTACTTGTAATACCGACTATGCATTATGCGACTTTGTTGCACCTTTAGTTGAAATGCGTAATAATTTCAAAGCAGACTGGACAGTCTGGATGGACACTATCCGGGAAGGTCGATATGCCGACACAAACCGAATGTTTGTTGAGCCAGAAATTTATGATTTCCGTATTAATGAACAGAATGCCACTAAGTGGGCAGACTTTGTTGCCGACCATATTGTTGATAATCGTAGACGTCCTGTGTTTGATTGGCGTAAAGAAACTGTACAGATGTTAGGTCGTTGGCAACCTTGGCACGATGGACATCGTTGGTTGTTTGAACGCCTGTTGGCACGTACAGGACAAGTTATTATACAGATACGCGATGTACAGGGCTGGCAAGGTAGTAATCCTTTTGAAGTCGAAAAGGTCAAGAGCTTTATCAAGCGTGACCTAGATCCACTATATCAAGGACAATATGATATCCAGGTAGTACCTAATATTGTACACATTGGTTGGGGTCGCGGAGTTGGATATACACACGCAGAAGAAGTACCAGACGAGGAAATTGGTGCTATTAGTGCTACTAATATACGTCGAGAACTTGGCTTAAAATGAGAACAGTATGGAAAACATTAACCTGGCGAGTAGTTGGGTCAACTAGTACATTCCTAATTAGTTATATAGTCACAGGGCAAATGTTTGTCGCCACAAGCATTGCCATTGCTCAAATAATAGCAAATACTATACTGTATTACATACACGAGTTAGCATGGAATCGCTTGCCCTAATCTTGTGTTAGGACGATAGGGTGGTTTAAACTCGTAAAGTTTGGCAATGTTGTTAAGACTGCTGGTCAATGAATTCCATTCATCTCGTACTAAACTGCCATCGGCAAAACGTTGATAGTTGTGTTCTAGTATAGGTATCATATCTCGTAACATTGCTTGTTGTTGTGCAGGACTCATATTTGATAAATCTTTTACAATATCAACAACTGCCCGTAGACGTAGTACCGGATCTTCTATAGTGTCGTAACTTTCATCCCAAAAATCACTGAACGTTTTAAATCCATAACTGCGTAAGTATTCTAAATTGTTAGCACAACCTAACAGCAAGAATGGCATGCGTAGTGCAATAGGTTTAAATATTTTTTCAGTCAAATGTGTTTTACTTTCAAAGTAACAAGTCTCTGTTACTAGGAATACAAAACTTTCCATTAACTCGTGCATAGGTGTTAATAACATACTTTGATTTGGTATGTGTTGATCTAAGTAGTCTATACGTAGCTCAGGTAGATTGCCAATGTTTGCTATAGCTTCTTCAACTAGTACATTATCTAACCCGCTAGATTTTAAATTGTCGGCAAAGTTTCCGCCATCGGGACAATCCTTGCTAAAACTAACGTGCCCGGCTTTTAATAAATCATTTTTGTAAAGCTCACTGATTAATAAACTGCGGTAAACACGTTTATTGCTAGTTAGTCGATTAAATGTAATATATGTTTTGTTTAAAGTCCTATCACTGGGCAAACGCAATCCCGGCAAATACTTGTGTCCGCGAAACCAATCGGCAGCGGCAAAGACGTGAAAGAAATAATTAACATCGGCAAATGGATATGCTTCTAGTATGCGGTTCTTTTCTTCGCTGGTTTTTTCAGTGCTAACTAATATATACGGAGCCGCTGTACGTTGTATTATACTGTCAAAGACCGCTCGGTTATATTCTAAGTCCAATGGTTCTTGATCGTAAAAAATGAATATAGGATCTTTACGTAGTCTAGTATCATTTTTATTGATAAACAATTCTATGTTTTCTGGTTGAGTTGATCCAAAAGGATGTAGATATGCCAGGCGAGGATCTGCTATAATAGTGCGTAGGTGTTGGTATATGTTTTCGTAATGATTGGCGATATTATACATGTTTGATGTTTTTTATTGGGGACCAAAACCCAACATTGTTGAATTTGAAAAACCAGCTATAGACTTAGCCGATGCCGCACGACAATCTCGTACAGCACACTACTGGTATATTTATGGGGGTAATGACTACCGCGGGTTCGACTTTGATTATACACCGCCGCCATGGGAAAGCAATTTTACTCATGTCTGGGAAAGTCAACATCAACGCAACGGCGATGTATACCTAGGCTGTAAATCCAATCCCGATGCACCAAAACATTATTTGCCTAAAATAATTAACAGGCGGGTGAACCATGCTGACATTTATTATGTTGATCATGGCAACGGTAGTATAGCACGGCACCAATTTGATGTACTTAAAGAGTTTAATCCAAACATACACAAAACTAGATTCGTAGATAATTACCTAGATACATTCAAACGTATTATGAATGTAGCTACTACCGAATTTGTTTGGATTATTAATAGTGTTTGTGACTATACTACATTTGACTTTACCTGGCACCCAGATGAATTTCAACGTGAAATGATTCATTGCTTTCCTAGTGGTATGCAAGAGCGTGGCGACACATTCTATATACACGTAGAATCATTTAAACAGCAAATGATCGAGTTAGAATTGCTAGATTGGTTTAATGTTATAAACTATTGTGATGATCAGTATGTAGATCGTTTTGATACGCCGGCCTACTATTATGATTCCGATGATCTGGTAACCGAAGTAAAAAATTACAAATTCGAAACACCTTACGTGCTGTTCACTAATCAAAAGGATATGCGTTTTTCTCCTTCCCCTTGCTTGTGGACTGAAAAAGACCGTGTTGTAGAACGTTGTAGTCGCAGTGGCGCTACGGCACTGATACCACGCGATATAAAGCGACACCTTAAGCGGCAAATCTACGATTATCCTTACCTCGAAACGTCGGTTTATCAAGTAAACGAATACCACAAGGATAGAGATTTTTCCGGGTTAGACATAGTTTATATCAGTAACGGCGAACCAGATGAAGAACGCTGGTATGAGCACTTATGCTATATGAGCAACACTGATGCAAAATGGGTACGTGGAGTAAATGGGCGTACTGCCGCTTACCAAGAAGCCGCACGTCGTAGTGACACTCTGTGGTTCTTTGCGGTGTTTGCCAAACTAGAAGTACTAGGTAGTGAGTTCCCTTGGTTTGATTGGCAACCAGATTATTTCCAAGAACCTAAACACTATATCTTTAACAGTCGTAATCCTGTAAATGGATTAGAGTACGGACATCAAGGTATTATTGCATACAATAAAAAGTTAGTACTTGAAAACAATACACCTGGCATCGATTTTACTCTAAGTCAGCCACATGAGTCTGTACCTATATTGTCAGGAATTGCACACTTTAATCAAACACCGTGGATGACCTGGCGTACTGCGTTCCGCGAAGTAGTTAAACTCAAGCACTTTATGGCAACAGAGCCTACCGTAGAAACCAGTCATAGATTAGCAACTTGGTGCGAAGTTGCTGAAGGTGATTTTGCTGAATATTGTTTGGCCGGAGCCCATGATGCTGTGCTATACTATAATCAAGTCGGGGGAGATTACGATAAACTCAAACTGAGCTTTGAGTGGGCGTGGTTGAAAGGATACTGGGATTGGAAGTATTATCCCAGCTAACGTAGGAAGTCTTCAATAACTTCAATAACGCGAGTTACTTCACTGTCTGATAACTCTGGGTATATCGGCAGGCTCAAACACTCTCTACTAAATGCTGTCGATTCCCTAAACAGTTCTCTAGCATAATCAATATAGTCAAACCCAACGTGTAACTCAAACAATGGTTTGTCGTAGTGGAACTTAGTTTCAATACCAGCCATTGCTAAACGTTCTTTAAGAGCATGTCGCTCACTTAGTCGAATAACAAACTTTGACCAAGCACTTTCAACATCGGCACCAGGTAGTGCAACATCAACGTATTCCGATAATTCGGCAGTATAGTATTCAGCAATTTTTTGTCGACGCTTTTGCCATAGATCAAAATAAGACAATTTAATCAGCATTGCTGAACAATCAGCTTCACTCATTTTACTATTGGTGCCAAATGCTTGGTGATGCATCTTTTTGCCGTTATCACGCAGGTCCATTAGATCTTCGTATATAGCAAAACTGTCAGTAAGCACCATACCGCCGGATCCGTAGTTGTTTAGATTTTTTGTAGGATCAAAACTTAGCACACTTACATCGCCTAGCTTGCCACTTGGTATACCTTTATACTTGGCGCCAAATGATTGTGCCGCATCTTCAATAACAAATATATCTTCGTTAAAGAACTCTGTTTGCACACGCATACGATCGTAATCAACACAATGTCCAAACAGGTTAGCATACATGATACAGTTAACACCTGCACCTGTTAATGCCATGTCCATAGTTTCTAAATCAATTAATGCATTGTTATCAGTGTCACAAAATACCGGAGTATGTTTAGCATACAGTACTGAATTGATTGTTGCGGCAAAACTTAGTGTAGGAATTAATACTCTAGATTCAGCCGGCAAGCACACTTGTTGAGCAAAGATCAAACCTTGCGTACAGCTATTGACTGCTACAGCATATTCACGGTTACATCGACGTGCTATTTCTTGTTCAAACGCCACAGTATTAGGACCGTCTAACACTTGCCCTGTTAGATATACTTCGTCCACTGCGTCGATGATTTCGTCGCGTAGATCTTTATATTGGCGATCTACACCAAAGAATGGGATTTTCGTTACAAGCGACCTTGCCAAAATTTAGATTCCTTAAACCAACGATGATACCGCTTAAATCCTTCTTCAACATCTACTTCAGGATTGAACCCAAAGTCTCTACGTGCCGCATCAATGTTTAATGCACCACGTGATGGAAAGTCTGCATCTTTATCACGTACTTCGATTGTTCCATTACCAACAATGGAAACTGCTAATTTAGCCGCATCCAACAAACTATAACTATGGCTCTTGGTAATGTTGTATGTTTTGTTTACAGCATTAGGACTCAGTGTAGCCTGTACAATACCACGAGCCGCATCTTCTACGTAGGTAAAGTCTAACGTTTCCCTTGACCCATTAACTTTAAGAACGCCTCCTCGCATGGCTGTGAGCATAAATTTTGATACCACCCGGTCCTCGACGTCGTATTCACCATATACAGCAGAGGGCCGTATAATAACGTGATCAAAACAGTTACGACGAGTATAGTCTTGTACAAGGTGCTCTCCCATTAATTTCATTATGCCATATTGGCCTTGCGGTTTACAATTATACTCTTCTTTGACATCATTGTCAAAGTCTCCGTAAACCATACTGCTACTGACATAAACGAATTTTGGAATTTTATGTTTTTTCGTAAGTTCTAATAAGTTTACCAAACTAGTTGCCATTACTTCACTGCCCCATACTGGGTTAGCACTGACTACTTTTTGTCTCGGAAAACTGGCAAGATGGATAACCGCATCTGCACTAAAACTAAAATTTAAAAAGAAATTGCTAACACGATCATGTTCACGTAAATCGACATGATGTGTAGTACTGCGTACTCTATTAGATCTTTCTTTGGTTAAGTATTGAAGCTCTTCATGATCAATAAAACCATAATTAGTTATGTTGTCTAAAATAAAACAATCATGTCCTTGTGCTTCGAGCTGACGTACTACGTTGTGCCCGATAAAGCCAGCACCACCTGTAATTAAAAACTTCATACTGCCATTTCTGCTTTGATAGTGCCGTGGCTTGTATAACCCTCTAAACTAATGTCTGCCATGGTAAACTTAGTAATATCTTTGATATCAGGATTAAGACGAAGAGTCGGTGCAGGTAATGGTTCACGTGTTAGCTGTTCTTTTACCTGTTCAACATGGTTTAGGTAGATGTGTGCATCGCCGAGAACGTGAACGAACTCCCCGACCTGTAGGTCGCACACTTGAGCTATCATGGCCGTTAGTAGGCTGTAGCTTGCGATATTAAAGGGGACACCTAAAAACATGTCACAACTGCGTTGATACATTTGACAACTTAATCTGTTGTCTTTACTTACATAAAACTGTGCTAAGACATGACACGGTGGCAGGGCCATGGCTTCTATCTCGCCCGGATTCCATGCAGATAATATATGTCGACGTCCGTGTGGGTCTCGCTTAATACCTTCAATTAATGTTCTAAGTTGGTCAGTTTCAACTTCGTGAATACCACCCTGGATACTAAAGTAACTGCCCATTTCATTTTTAATGCTACCAGTTTTAACGTGTTGTACTGTACGCCAGTGACGCCATTGTACACCGTATACACGGCCTAGGTCGCCTTCGTATTGTGCGTGTGGTTTCCAATAATGCGATAATGCATTTGGTGTCCAGATAGTTACAGCACCCTCTGGATCACCGTGTGTAATCTCAGCAAGACGACGTTCGTTTCCTGAACCTTCAAGCATCCATAGTAGCTCGCCTACACAGGCTTTCCAGGCTAATTTTTTTGTTGTTACTGCGGGAAATGTTGTGCTAAGATCGTAGCGTTGTTGCATGCCAAACAGGCTAATAGTACCTACACCTGTTCGGTCATCTCGTTGTTCGCCTTGTTCAAGGACTTGTTTTAATGCGTTTAAATATTGGATCATAGACAGTGAATGTTGATTGAAAATCTTTGCTTACTTCTGCTCTAACCGGAACAAATCCTGTTAGATATTCTTTTAAATGTATTCTAGTATCTACTTTATACGAACCCTTGATGTGTGTCAAGTATATCCTATCCGTTAATTCCAAAGTGGCTTCTAATATTTCGGCACCGCCTATGACAAAGATTTTTTTATCTGAATGCCGTTGTTCAATTTTTACAATCTCTTCAACTATGTTACCGGTAACCTGTGTAGCGTAAGCAACAGGCCTATGGGTTGCTACATACACAATGCGACCGTTAAGAGGCTTGGGCATTTTTGGATCGTCCCAAGTCTTACGTCCGCAGACTACAACATGTCCATCTGTTAATTTTTGGAAATGCTTTAAATCTTCACTGTTATGAGGCCACGGTAATGTACCGTTAAACCCCATACCGCCGTTGAAGTCAACGGCAAATATGGCATTAATCATAGGTCCTTAAGTAATTGATCTGTGAAAGGTTGTACTACGTTGGCTACACTATCAACGCTGATATGAAAGTCGACATCTTTAATAATGTCGTCGAGAGCATTTAGTTTACTGTTAATTAAATGTTCAACATGAACAGGATCGGCACCTTCTGCTAACATTTCTTCAATGTTAACATCGACACTGGTCCCGTCTTTGAGATTAACAGTAATGTAACGTAACACGCCAATGGGAACCTGCTCTTTCTTTACTTCTTTGAGTAACTTTTCCCATTGGTCTTTTCTACTAAAGTTAAGCCGCTTGCTTTTTGGTAGTCGCGGTTTTTTTGGTTTTTGTTGTGACATTTTTCGCAGGTGATAGTGATTTCGCTTCTTCTGTTAAGCGTTTTGCTTCAGCCAATAACTGCTCGGCTTGTTTTTGCATTTGCTGGGCTTGGCTTAGTCGTTGCTCGGCCAAGTCGCTGTCGCTTAACGCACCTTTAAGATATGCCGCGGCACTATCTGTTGCTTCAACATCAATGTTAGTTCTGCTTACACTAGCATTGTTAGGAGGCATTCCAACTTCGCGACCTTCAGTACGACGTTTCTTGGTTTGCAATCCAGAGTTTTTGTCAATGTCTGAAAGACGCTTAATAGCCTCTTCACCTTTTTCCATTTCGTCTAAGATGTTGTTTAATTCATCTAATCGCACACTTGATTTTGCAGTCGGTGTCACTAATACTTGGCTAGCTGGGACCTTCTTGATAAATCCTTCTTTGTGCATTACTTCTAATGCATTACGACCATCACCCATTACGGTGCGGAATAATACATCGCTAAAATCTTTAGCGTTCTGGCCAATTGCACTTTCCAATGCCTTCATAACTTCGTCATGAATTAATCTTGGAAGAGTGTCGCTGTAGCAAACTAAAGACATATGGTCTTCGTTTGGTACTTTGCGCCATAGTATAACAATTTTCTTGTTATTGTGTTTACCGACGTGTTTAATCATTTTGATTTTCCTTATTATGCCGCTGGCAATTCTTCAGCTGGCTGTTCACCAGCAGGTGCGTCTGCAGACGGTGGTTGTATTGCACCGCTGGCTTGTAGGAACGCTACAAGGCGCTCATACAGTCCACCTACTTGTGTGAATTCTTCTGGCTTAATTGCGCCACGCTGGCTAACAAGTTGAATAACTTGTGCCGCTAATAGCAAGTCTGCTATCTTTAATTGTACCGGCTCTTGTGCTGGTGCTTGATCTTGTTGTGCTTGGTCTGACATAGTATCTCCGTAGTAAACTATGCATATATTTACTACTTACGAAGACACTGGAAAAATTTTCTTAGAAGTCGTAATTGCTCTTATTAATTTGGTCCAGTATCAGAGCAAACATACTGGCTTCACCGGCGTTTTCGAATGCTACAGATTTGGTAAACTGTACTGTATTTTCTTCTTTGTAGTAATGATCGCCATACCAAAAACGGCCTTCTAAGTTTGCCCAAATCCAATCCGAAATTATTTTTTCGTTGGTCTTAAGTGCAAAGTCTACCCGAGTAAAATGGGGCGGACAATAGTCTAATTCTCTCAGTCCAAAGACTGACAACGGATTAACTTCGCCGTATTTAAGCATTATTTAGATTTAATTTTATCGATGGTTTCTTGACTTATTTCACCTTCGACTAAAGTGTACTTGGTATTTGCTTGATTAATCTCCGGCAGAACCAAACGATCCTTTAGCAGTTCTTCGGCATCACGTACAAAGACTTCAGTGACATTATACTGTTTAGTGTATTGTGCAATTTCAACACTACGCATCAAATCGTCTAGAGTATTCTCTAGTTTAAGAATACGTTTTTGCAAAGTCAACGACAGCTCACGTGCGGCTTTGGGTTTTAATTTAGTTGGGTCTTGGAATTCCATTTTATTTTCCTAGGGTTGCGGGACTGTGATCTAAACTACTACCATTTGCGTCTCGATAAAAGAACGCATCTTTGTCTTTAATTGTAACACATAAGTCACTGTGAAGTAAATCGTAATCAGTAAAAGTGTTGTCTCGATTATACACTCGAAAACAGTAAGTACCGTTATACAGTCTGATTAGTAATCCAGTTTTACCGTTTGCTGAACGCGGTTTATTCATTTTTTAAAGTATCCCATATCAGCGTAGGATCTGTTTTTGGTACAAATGCTACAGCTTCGAGCCAACCTTGATTTATAGCCCAGGTAATATTATCAACTAAATGTTTCGGGCAGTCCTGTGTAATTTCAATACCAGCACGAGTAGTTAAAGCGTAAGTACCTTGTAGTTGAAAACTGGGATCACCTTGACGCAAAGTGACCCACGGTGTTTCGCTTACAGTAAATGTCATTCTTCAACTCCGAAATGTTTCAACACATAGTTACCAACAGAATCATACTGAAATTGATTCATTGACGCAATATCAGCACATTCCCGCACAATCAACTCGGCCAACTTCTGAGCACGTAGGGCAATCTCTGGAGCAGGATAGTCTGCCTGTCGCATCAGTTCCAGTATACGTTCGTTCATGGGCAGATCTTTACAATGTCTTCGACACTACGGCCAGCCTTGGCCAATTCTAGTCTACAGTTATTACGTTGGTCTGCGGCAATACCTGCGCCTAAAAACATTATGACAATGATAGAGGCAAAAAGACCAACAATACATTTTTCCATTTGTGACATCATTTTTCTGCGTCCTCGTAGTGAGCATACACGCCAAACTCGGGCTCTGCTGATTTGTTGCCTTTGATGATCCAAACAGTATCGCAATACTGCTCAACTTCTGCTGGGCTCCAACCAAAGAAACAGAAGTCAGTAAACATAATCAGCTTCTTGGGTTCGATTTGATTCTCTTGCAACCAATTCCAAACACAATGCGGATCTGTACCACCGCCACCGCCAGGTTCAAACGAGCTAATATCTTCTAGGTTGTCGCTAGTAAAGATTTCGTGGTTATGAACTTCAGTGTCCCAACCCAGTACATGGATCTTGTACTCATCGTAGGATTCCATAATACCTTTGATTTCACTCAAGAAAATCTTAAGATCGTTGTCAGTAATAGAACCAGACGTGTCAATACCAATAACAACATCAATCTGCTCGCCGGGCTTCATACCAGGCATAACTGCATCCATATGCCAACCTCTACGGCTAGGACGAATCCAAGTAAAGTCAGACTTGATGCACGATTCAATCTGCTGGGGCAACAGTTCTTTCCAACTAATAACTGGCTCAGTCAAGTCCTTAATAAGACGTTTAACACCACCAGGGATATTGCCAGCACCTGCGGCATTAGCCGCATTTAGTACAGCATCTTTAATCTCGTCACGGATAGCCTTCTTTTCTTCTTCGCTGAGTTTAGGGCGACCGTTACCGGGCTTGTCGCCATCACCTTCGCCATCGCTATCGCCTTCGCCATCCAAGTGCTCGTCCAATAGACGTTTTAATAGTTCGTCAACATTAATTTTGTCTGCGTTTTCGTACAAGTCATCGTAGACTTCTTCGGCACTCATGCCTTTGTATTTCTGATCGTACAGGGCGATTGGAATTTTATCGCCAACACGCTGTTCTACCAAGTCCCAGTTTACACAATAGTCATCAGCAATATTCCACAATTTAGGATCACGATTGCCACGACGTCCCATGTGATCATAAACGGCATGCAATACTTCGTGGCCAACTAGGAACTCTAATTGTTTGAGCGGAAGTGCATTGACAAATTGGCTATTGTAATAAAAACGACGTCCGTCGGTTGCGGCAGTAGGGCACCAATCGTCGGCATTAATAAGAGTTAGGCGTGTAGCAAGATTGCCAAAAAACGGAGCACGGAGTAGCAAACCAATACGTGCCGTTACCAATTTTTCTTTAGCGGCGGCATCAATTTTGGGATCAGTAACTGTGACTGCTTTGCTTTTTTCTGATAGTGTAGTGTCTGACATTTGAAGGGCTCCTTTACAATACTTATATTATAACATTATGGGAATTAACTGTCTGTGGCTAAAAAACAACGGTTATTTACTCCACTGAAACAAGAATCCGCTCATTGTTTCTTCATCTTTAAAATACAGTTTATGGTTCCCAAACTCGGTTTGCCAAGCCCACCGATCTGGAAGATCAATGCCCATGGTCTTTCCCATACGATATCCATCGTTGGATGCAATAAAACGCAATTCAATACCAGGGCCATATACTTGCCAACACCATTCTCTCCAACGATGTAGGATTACAACTGTAGCAGGCCCGTTTCCGCCGGCATCAACCGAATACATAAATTTACCATATCCGGTATGTCGCTTATCTAGTTTTGTTACCTTCATTGTACTTCCTTGCTCGCTCTGCGAAGATGTCGTTGGCCCTTGCGATAGTGTTGCTAGCCACTGGAGGGTTTGGCGCTGATACAATAACAGATCCTTGTGGTTCAGTAGTTTGGCACACTTGTTCATTATGTACGACCCTTGCTATTTTACAATCTTTGTTGGTTACACTACTAATTGCATGGTCAGCTAGGCCTTTGCCAGTAGTTTCGTAGCTAACTACACTACCAACACCAACTGCTAACACTATTGCTTCTATGAGCATTGTGGCCACCGTAACATAAAGTAGGTACGATCTGCTGGCTTGGGAATATATAACATCATCTGTCCTAGAGCTATCTTATCTTCGCCTAACCAAGCACCAATTGCATCCTTGTTTTCTACCCACCACTTACGATCCATTATTACACAGATCTCTGGGGTATCTAATTCGGGGCAAAAGTCGTAGTTCATAGTAAAAAAGGAGGGCTTACGGATTTCTCCTGCCTCCTTGCCTGTGACAGCAACCTTTAGTTCTTACCGCCTGCGGCAATAATGTACTTGCCGAAGCGTTTGTGGAACTCGTCAAAGTTCTTGAGCTTACCTGGCACCAGGGGCAGGTTGTATGTAGTAAGTGCAACACGAGCACCCATAACAACCAACTCAGTGCTAAAGTTATCCATCATAAAGCGGAAGAAGTTATCTGCCATTTCATGCCATTCGCTAATCTTAGATTTACCAAGTTTAGTAAATGCGTCTTGAAGCTCATAGCACATAGAAACAGTCAACGAGTACATAGCTGACACTTCTTTGACTTTAAGTTCTTTAACCTTACCGTGCAAGATATCTTCAGGCTTAGGCATCTGACCTGCGTGTTTACGGTGAGCCATGAACTTAATAGCCAAGCCGTCACCAATAGTACCAGCAATCAAATCGCTCAATTCTGGGTCAGTAGCATCATTGTCGTACAAGAATTCGGACACGAAGCTCCATGAACGTGGAGTAGCAAAGGCACGTGATGCCGAGCGTGGGTTAAAGTCCATCAAGTCTTGTTTGGCAAAACCAATGTAACCTACCACGTCTTTGTGTACACGATTCTTAACAGCCCATTCGTTCCAGCTGTCGTAGTCGGCACGTACTTCCAAGTGAACGAAACGGTTTGCCAACGGCATTGGCATACGGAAACTAACACCTTTGTCGCTTTCGCGGTTACCTGCGGCAACCAGCACAACATTGTCCGGCAATTTATATTTGCCTAGGCGACGGTTAAGAATCAACTGATACGCCGCCGCTTGTACAGCAGGAGCCGCCACGTTCATCTCATCCAAGAACAAGGTAATAATAGGATAGTCCTTAGCCATTTCTTCAGTTGGCAGATCCACGGGCTCAGCCCAATCCATCTTGCCCAAATCTTTATTATAAAACGGGATACCACGCAAGTCAGTGGGCTCCATCTGGCCTAGACGCAAGTCGATGCAATGACCACCAAGTTCTTCGGTTAGTCCAGCAACCAATTCTGATTTGCCAATTCCGGGAGGACCCCAAATAAAAACAGGACGTTTTACTTTGAACGCACGAAGCAAACGGCTACGGCATTCATTTGGGGTAACGGTACGATTCTCACTAATAGTATTGCTCATCACAGGTTCCTTAAAAAGTTGTTACAGTTCTATTATATCTTATTGGCAATTAATCGTCAACGCCTTAACGGCTCAAGTTCATAACACGAGCATCAAATTCCATGAAACTGACTTCAAACGGAACAAGAACTTCTTTGCCAACACGGCCTTTGTCTTCGGCGTCGCTCCACGAGTCGTAAGTAACGTCAATCACAAAACAGTCATAGCCACGGTTGTCGACTTTCTTAACAACACCTTCGACATAGCAGTCTTCACGGCCAACCATGGGTTTAAAATCGTATGCACGGATAGTGTCACCAATTTTAGCAATGTTTTCAAATTTCAGCATTTTCTAGCTCCTTATTAATTACTATACCCATAGTATAGCATTTTGGGAATTATGGCTCAACCGAAATTTTTAGGGCAAAAAGCCCCATAAACAGGGGCTTGTACGTGTGGTTTTTTCGCAACACTATAGTTTTAGGGCAAAATTCCCCATTTTTTCCCAGGTTTCCAGGGTGCTAATTTGCGTACCCAATGCTTGGCTGGGCCAAACAAAAAGGTATCCTGTAGTGCAATCAAACCGTTTGTTGAAGTTACTACTGCCCTTGCTATAGTCCAGGATTTCATACAAGAGCTTGTTATTGCTGTCGTAGGCATGATATCCTTTGCCTGTTGCATAAGAGTCGGGCGTGGGTGTACCAAATGCCTGTTCTTCAACATACATGGCCTTGTAGCCATTCTTTTCTCCGTAGAGCAACAGCACACTCCTAAGTTCGTTACATCCAGCTTCAGTCATGGTACGATTAGCATAAGCTCTATACTCAGCAATTTGCTCGGTCATAATGCGTTGACAATCGCCTGTGTAGTTTTCAAGATCTACACTTGGACGTCGTACAGGACTAACTACCGACTTAGGTAAACTAACAAATAGTGTGTCATTGATTTTATGATATTCTTTGCCCGGAGCTCGTGCTTTTTGTTTATCACTATGCTCTTTTAAAAAGATGCCTAAGACATCTCTACACTTAATGTCGTAGGCTATACGTCCAACTTTAACGTCAACGATAGTTGTTGATCCGCCACGCTGTTCGGCTTCGGGATACCAAGGTTTAAGTCCGCAGGTGATTATAATTTCACCTGCATCATCATTTGGTGCTCCGTACTGCCATGCCATCTGAGTATGTGCCGCAATGTTTACGGCCACTTCTTGTGTAATCAAAGGTGTCATACTACGCCAAACAAGTTAAAGTGATCACGCAAAGTCCAAGTATCAAGATCAGTAACCAATTGACCATTGTATGCTTCAAACTCTGGGAATACTGTATTACCATCGCTGTCTAAGTCTGCCATACCTGCTTTATAGCGTTTAAAGAAGTTCCACGGATCAGTATTACGATCATGCATACCTCTGGCATTAAGCAAACTATTTCCTTTGCGTGATACACGACACGTAGGTACATTTAGTGCTTGATTAATAGACAGCTTGTTTTCAATCAACAAGTCACGCACCTGTGCCGCTGGAATAACGTGTTCAAAGATTGTATCCTTGGCTTTTAAACTCACACCCTTTTGATGATAGTGTGATTTAATTTTGCCTTGGATAGCGTACCCGTGGTATCGACGGATATGATGGTCAATGCTATCACGTAGCAAACGAGCCCGCATGTCTTCATCAAATACTGTAGTACGATACAGTTCTAGTAGACGCTCAAGTTCTGCGGTAGTCGTAGTTAAACAATCTGTATAGGCTTTGTCGTTGCGTTTTACACTAGACTTACGTTTAGGCCTAATCTCTTTTAGGTTTTGTTCTAGGATATCCATATTAGTACAAGTCCTTTACAGCAGGCATAAACGGAGTACTGGAGTTTAGTGCCGGAATACGGCCATTCCAAGTCTTGGTAAGTTGGTGCCACAAGAACGTGCCGCCAGTGTTCCAATTCTTACTCATCTTCATGTGCTTGGGTTGATGTGTAGATGGTAGGCCAGCATAGTATTTCTTATGCCAATGCTCGTAGGCTGTACGCACCTTAACCCAGAACGGACTAGACTCATGGAAGTCTGCATTAAACAAATGGTGCAAATGATTGCCAATGCTAATTACTTCGTCATCAGTGTAGTCGATGCCATCTTCTTTGGCAAGGTTAAACCACGCACACATGATCTCGATTTCCTGCGAATCAATTGGGCGGGGTGCGGGTATAGTAGTTGTGTATAGTGCAAACTTACGAATAATGTCACTACTGTACTTGTCAATCTCTGCCATACGACTAATTGCACCTGGCATATGAGTATCGCCAAATTTTTCTGCCGTTACAAACAAATCAGCACCTTCAAGGTATTGCTGTTTAAGTTCAGATTCAATCCATTTAGGCTCGGTGTTGCCGTCAAGACGTACACCTAGTACCATTTGGCGGAACAAGTCAATCTTGTCTAGTGTAAGTTTACCTTTGTCGCTATTACCGCCTACAAAGTTCATACGGATATCTGCACGGTTTTTAACCTTGTACAAGATACTTGGCACTTTGACTTTTTTAGGATCTTGTTTAAAGATCATTACTGCAATAATCCAGTAGACAATAGCGGTGTGCTGGGCGTCCCAACTAGCAAACAGTTTAGTACCTACAGGGTAACGATCTGCTAAGTCTCCGCCAGCAGTGACTTCATAAAGTTTAATCGGGTCTGCTTGCACTTCACGGAAGTTAGTTAGAATTTCTGCACACCAAGGCAAGTTAAGGATACGCTGAATGGTAATGTCAATTAGAATTTCTGACATATAAGTCTCGCCAGCAATAGCAAGATCCATGTCTTCAAAACAGGTAAGGTGGGTATGCTTTTTTATAAACTCGTTACAAGCATTCGTAATCATACTACGAGCACCTGTTTGTTTAATGCGTGGAAGGTTTGAGATTGTGTTGTTAAATCTTGTACCAAGATCTACGAACTTTGAACCCGAGTGGTTATACTGGGCGTTTTGTTGTGCCGCATATGACTGCGGTTGTACTGCAATGAAATTGGCTGTCGCCATAATAATTCTCCTAGTTGTAATTCCCTCCGGCGTAGTCCCCATGACATGTCCATCGGCAATAGTGTTACTGTACTACAAAACTTTGACTACGTCAACCTTTAGATTTCCAAATTGGAATTCTTTGCTTTATTGTAGAAAAGATGCTGTCCGATTTTCTTTACTTGTTGATTGGGATCGGCCCAATGTGGAGTTTTAATATAGTCAGCATGATAGAATAAACTACGCTCAAGACCTTTAACACCACGGCCACTTAGTGTAGCAACGGCAATATCTTTACAGCGTTCATATAGTGCCGGGTCAGGATGACGCAGGCGTTTAATCAATGTCCAGGAGAATTGTTTTGGAGCATGAACTACTTTGCAAACAGTATTACCCCAATAACCAGATTTAACACGATTAACAGTAACGTGGGCTACAGCATACTTGCCAATGTCTGATTCAACACCAGCTTCGTAGTAAATGTTTCGTGCCAAACATTCAATGTCACGTTTAGTATATTCAATTCTATGATTAGTATGAACTACCCGTTCAATATTATCAACCCTATCAGCTAGATCCGTAGTTCGTATATCAATACGGACAAGCATAATAACAATGACTATGCTAACGGCAACAAGAATACGATTACTCACAAAACCCCCAAAAGAGTTACAATAAGTAATCAGTATACTATTTTGGGTATTTTTTGGTCTGTCGCTTTTTTACAACACTTTTGCACCAATAGAATCAAGCCATTGCACTTGGGTAGGCATGATTTTTGCACGGGCTTGTCCTACTTTGTTTTTATGTACAAAGAAAGTATCTGCAAAATCTAAGAACTCAGGGTCGCTTGTGCGTGTACGGAAACTGGCATCATTGCCGTAGTAGATAAAATAAACTAGCCAAGCATTGTCGTAGAACAATGGGTAACGTCCGTAGAACTCATTATTGTTTAGACGCTCACGGCAACGATCTAATAATTCTTGTTTATCATAAAGAGTTTTATTGCGTTGCCAATAGGCTGTATCATTACGTGGTGCTAGACAGAAGGTTACATCTTTGCGTAAACAGATATCTGCAAACATACGGTCAACTTTTTGATTGTATGTTTCACGTTCAGTGTTAAGGCTAGTAGGGTTACGTACAGCATTAACAATATGATCTATTTGTAATCGTTGTGTAGCAATACTGTTACCATCAATTGGGTCAATGAAGCCTGTACTTAGTCCCAAGGTAATTACATTCTTAGACCAAGCACGTCTGCAGAATCCTGGTTCCCATTCTATTAGCACAGGATCTAATACACGACGGTCAGTACCTGTGCGTTCTGTTAACTCAGCAAATGCTTCTTCTTTGTTAGTAAATTCTCTATCAAAGACATAACCAAAGCTCTTGGTCTTTAGTAAAGGTATTTCCCAGCGCCAGCCATTACGCATAGTATTGAAACGTGTGTAAGGCACCATTTCATTTAGTATATCTTCGTTGCTGTTATAACGATTGATAGTAACAGCCGCTGAACGATGGACAACACGATTATATCCAGGACGGAAATCAAAATCTACGTAACGATTAAAAATACGTTTAAAACCCGAACAGTCAATAAACAGATCGGCAGTATGTCTGTTGCCTTCTGTATCAACTACAGCACGGACAGCACCCGATTCTGTTAATTCTGCGTCGGCTATTGTTACATTTAATATTTGATCTATTTCGTGTGCGTATGTGCGTTTGAACCATGCTGTTACATCTGTGGTATTAATTTGACAAGTGTAACTTTGGAAATTATGAAACTTACCTTGATAGTATGGAACACGATTTTGACTGATAGTCCAATATAGGTCGCCTAGGTCAACGTTAAAATCTTCTATGTTGCGTCGGCCTTGCAAGTACAACTCATACCATATGTCTGACATCTTGTATGCATCAGCGGCTGTCTTGGGAAACTGTATAATTCCGCCATTCATTATATTATGTGCGTCTGAGTTTGGAGTCCATGGAACTAAGAAATCTCTTGTGCCTACGCCATTCCAATCATACCAACGTACACCATACTTGAGCATACTGTTAGTTTCAAGTAGCCAGTTCTTAAACCAATCGCTACGTTGATCCATTGGTACTTTAAGATGGTCTAATAACCATATGAGCCAATTGTCAGGACAGCTTTCGCCGACGCCCATGCGTTGTGGCTCGGTAGGGCTATCAATAATAGTAATACGAGCCCGAGGGCATTCTTTCTTTAGGATAACCGCAGTCATCCATCCAGTAAAGCCGCCGCCAACTATGCAAACATTAATCATTTGTAAATAAAAGGATCACGTTTACGCAACTCTTTAAGTTTTTTGCGATAGCGAATTTCTAACTTAATTCTGTTATACAGATTTTTTAACCAGTTCATTGAATTGATCTTTCATTAATTTAGCGGCATCAGCGTGTGCCGCTTCGAGAGGATGTGTAGTGCCTACTGGGTATTTATTCTCTACTGCCCATTGGTAAAACCCTCTTGGCTGTTCGGTTTGATGACTACCGGATCCTGCAGGGAACCAAAACCAATGCTCCTGGTCTCTGTGTATTTGTTCAGTTAGGCTATGTATTGTAGTGTCGGCATTATTGATAGTGTAGTTGTACCAAATGCTATTATCTGCACAAGTAAACATATAACCAATGCCATTGGCTTTTAAATAGTTTTGCAAATATACTATTTCTTTAAGACTACTGTATACTTCCCAGTACTCGCTATCACCTATGTGTTTGTAAAAAGTTTCAGCAAAATCAGCAACACCGGTTTGTCTAGCACGTTTAATTGTAGCAACTTGATAATCTAATATATCTTTGTCTTCTATCATAAACTCGCGTTCAATACGAGTAACATCTTGTTCTACTGTCCAGGCATTGATGCTGTACCAATTGCCTGTACGCTGTCCAGTATGGTAGTTAAAACGGAATTCATATCGTCCGGGAAAAGTCCAAGACACAATAACAAAAGGTTTTACTGGATATAGTGCTTCGCACTCACTGACAACACGACGAGCAATAGCGTCATTGCCGTTGCCCGGCCACGCTACACATTCGTATTCTTGTCCACTGGCTAGTAGCGCCGTAAAGGTGCTTTGACTGTATTCTCCATTACAGTCTGCTAACTCACTACCGTAAACAAAACTATCACCCCCGGCTACTATAATCATATCCTGGCTTCATTATATCTATTTGCATTTGTTTGTAGCCAGGATTTGACCAACAATACTCGTAGGTCCTACTGACTCCATCTATTTCTATACTGTGTATATCTAAGTGACTACCTAATACGTCCCAAATTTGTTTGTAATCTGTGGTCCCAAAGCTGGCCATTAAATCTACTTGTCCCAATGGCAAGTAGCCTAAACTCAATTCAGGATCCTGAGGATCTCTATTGTTTTCAATTAACCACTGTTCAAAATGACTTTGTTCTTTGTCGTGCCAAGGATGACCACCATTACGCACTACATTATTGCCCCACTCAATGTCGAATTCGCCCGAGTAGTATTTTAATTCTGTAATAGCTTCACATACTGTTGCTGTTAGCTCTGGAGCATTTTCATCACGGAATACTTCAAACAATGTCTTGCCTATCTGTGTCCAATGCATATAGACGCCGCCAAAGACACGATCATATCCGTTGGTAACAAAGCCTTGACGATGTTCCTGTTTTAAGTCATAGCGTTGTGCTTGTAGGAACGTAGTAATTTGGCTAGGGCGTACCCAATACGGATCTGTTGCTAGTTTACGTCTGCTTAATATCAATGTTTCTAACTCGTGACAAATATTATTTAATTGTCGTATAGCATACTTTGTTTCATAATCAGCACTTCGGTAATAAACACTTAATCCGCCAACAGTACCTTGTAAACGTTCAAAGTGATTATGTAACTTATTCATCATGTCGTGGTTAATGCCATTTTCAGCATAGTCAAATCCCACTACATTGTCAGGAGTAAATATTTCCCAAATAAAATACTCGTTGTCAAAGAACTTATTAATAGTCTTTACGTGTTCGTTTAATTCATTACACAAATATTCTACTGTACGAGCTGTTTTTGGAAAGCCCATAAAGCAAAAGTTTTTTTCTAATAAATTTCCCGACTGCAATATTCCTTTTAAGGCCTGTTGCCAATCATGTGCCAGCAGGGTATCGTTAGGAACGATTGTGTAATCAACAAAATCATTTCTAAGTAAAGGGTTGCTTAATAGTATTTTAATTGCCAATTGAATCCCACCAAGCTAATGCGTCTGGACGTTCTGCCAAGATGTCACGCATAGTATACTTGTCATTTCGAATTTTTTCAATCTCTAAAGTTCTTAATTTGCCCTTTAGAGCCATTTGTTGGTAAGTGTCAGGCCACTGTTCAGCAAAAGTAGGTCTAGTTTTTAGCTGGACTAAGATATCCTTTAAGGCGCCGCCGGAATGTTGCATCTGGTTAATAATCTCGTCTACCCAAGGATGTAATACGTCCTTGGGTAGGGCTAAAGGTGACATAACTATGTCCGGGCTAAAACTAAAAATTACTTTGGCAAGAACATCTATTCCGAGCGAGTCCGCAAGTTCTTGTATCTTTTGTACTTCAAAGAGTCCTGGTGTAGTAAGAGTGAAATCCAAACGGATTTGGCGGCGGCTACGGTTGTAGTTAAGTCCCTCGCGGAGATTCTCAAGCCACGAATCAAAATTAAGACCTGATCTAATATACTCTCCAATTCTGCCCGTTCCGTCGATGCTTGCACAGATTTGCCAGTCACGTAACCCAGATAGTATGTCCCGATAGAGATTAATACCACGATAATTAACGCGACTAAGATTTGTGTTATACCTAGCATAAACATTTTTTCCATCTCCAAGTTCAATGATGCGCCGCATATACTTCCAATGTTGTTCGTACATTAGCGGTTCACCTCCCACCCAATACACCTCTTCTATTCGGTGCTCTTCAACAGCAGTAGCAAACTCTTGCTCTACCTGGGTGTCTTGAAACTTCGTTATTTGCTCTTTGACTTCAGGTTTCATCCAGTGTGTGTTTGGATCTTTCCAGTCGATCATATTATGTTGACGTTGTTCTGTTTCCCAAGCACTGGATAACATATCACCGCACATACGACATTTGAAGTTACAAAGATTACTGAAACGGTAATCCCACGAAACAGGCTTCATTGTTGTATAGCCTGTAGAATCTGTATTTTCTACTACTTGTAAATACTTATGCCCAAACAGGCGTTCAAAATAACTACGGTAAACGTCTGTGTTTAAAAGTTTGTCATTACACACTTCGCATTCTGGTAATGTTTCTCCGGCCATCATGCGTCGACGTACACTACGCATGTGTTCACTATTCCAATGCTTATCTAACGTAATAGGTATGTACTTTCCAGTACCCGAACTAGTGTCAATATACTGTTGAAAGTTTTGTGCAGGCTCTCTAGACGCACAGCACATACGTCTTTCAGTTTGCGGGCTTAGGTAAGTATGTACCCATGGAGCCATACATAGTGTTTCGGGTTTATTCATTGGCAAATTCTAATATTGGTGTTACTATGTCTTGTGTAAATCTTTTGTTTACTTGATTATAATCGTAAAAGTAATTATAGTTATAGTCTATTTTATCTTGTGTAATTTTATCGTAACCATTATGGTTGTAATTTTTTACTTGTTGATATACGTTTCTAATTCTTTCATGTTCATCTAAGACCGTATCATATGTTTCGTCAAATAAGTTATTGTACGTTTCAAATCCTGCGGCTCTAAGTAATGCTAGTGTTTCGGGACAAGCCAAAGTAATAAACGGATGCCGCATTGCCAACGGCTTTGTTGTTTTTTCTGTTATAAAAACTTCCCTTGGGCCACGGGTCATTGCCGTTTCTACTACTACACTAAATTGTGTACGGTTATACCATTCGGCGTTAATGTATCTATCCCAATGGGGTTGGCTTTGCCTAATGTCTCTGGGCATTTGTATGCCGTGGCTAACATAGCTATATAGGCCTTCATTACGTATGTCGTCAAACACATAATGTATTGCATCTCTAAAACCCCTTTGGTAATTCATCATTAATAAAAATTTAAGATCGGCTGTGTTAGTTCTTGGTAAAGACCTGTAGTCAAACTGCCGACTTTCTTTGTACCAAAAATACAAAGGTACAGTAATCATATCAGTAATGCGAGTATCGTGTACACAAATCATATGCTGTACTCGCTCGCCTGACAATGGTGTGTTAATAGAATTTTCCTGTAGATTTTCTACTAAAACTTTGTATCCATCGTTTACTAAATGATTAACAAAAATATATTGATGCGTGTTAATTACAAATACAGTACTGGCTTTATCGTACGTTTTTGTAGTATCATATTCTTCTAATTCAAAGTAGTTAGAAAAACAATCAGCAAACGCTGGGTAAACAAATTTACCAAATTCATTGTTGAAGTGAACTAGTTTAATCTTCATAACCCATAGCAATAGCTATTTCTCTATGTGTATCTCTAAAGTCTTGTTTGCGATACGCATCTGTTTGTTTCATTTTACGTAAGAACTCTTGACCATCACTACCTGGGCCCGCTTCGATAAAATTAATGACACTATTGATTTCTTCTTGATACTTACGGCTAGTCCAAAATGTAGTTTTAAGTTTGTTTAAGACTAATTCTTGTGCTTGCGGAGTCATATGCTGTATGCTCATATGGTCTGGACTGTGTAGCATATTAAAATATATGTCACCAAAGTTTTTAGTGTTTGCCCACGCAAGTAATTCATCTAGGTAGTAAACATTCTGAATATTGATAGTAAAACAAAGTTGTGTGGTTATGTTAGGGCTATCCACTTCTTTGGCAAAATGCACATCGTCGATGATTTTATTTGCCAACACCCAATCAGCACCGTAACGTTCATATTCAAAACGTTCTTCCACATTGTCAACGCTGAAGGCAATGTCTACCCGACCAAATTTGCTCCATACCGCAGTATGTTCGCCTAGCTCTTGTGTGGCATTGGTGTTGTAATGTATGTCAATGTTTTGACTGTATCTATTATCTGCGGCAAATTTTAATAGGTCCCAGTGCTCCTGAATCATCCAAGGCTCACCGCCAGTAAACTCAAAGTATCTGATGTTAGGAATAAGCTCACGCATATTATCCCAGAACGTTGTTGTCTTACGTGGCCATGCGCCTTGTTTTAACCAAGTGTAGGCAATGTGTTCTTTCTTGTTGCGTCCAGGTTCTAAGTAGGCCATTTCTTCTGTAGCCCAACTTGAGCTGGACCACGAGCCACATATACGACATTTTAAGTTACAGATATTACCTAGTTTTAAATCAACAAACCAAAGTTGGTCAGGATTGTTATTATCCCAGTCTACTTTTTTAAACAGTTCTTTAAGACGAACTTGACTGTGGATTCGTTTGCTGTCTCGGCCCGCTGCCTCTTCCTCCCAACAGCGGTTACAGGTTCCCGGTCTGTTTCCATCACGGAACTCCTGTCGCAATTTTTGCATATAAGTACTATGGTACGCTTCTTCAATCGTTGTTTCATTTAAGTCGTATTTCTTTCCATTGTCATCTACTATCTCATCATGTGCCATACAGCACGGGCGTACTGTACCCATTGGGCTAGTTTCAACACTAATCCAAGGTAGCATACAGATAGTCTTAGGAAGCATTTTTAATTCCGCAGGTTTCGTTGCATTCATATATTTTACCATTTGGGACTCCATCTATATCCCAAGTTTTTTCTATTTGGTTGAACCATGTAATGGCTGTTTCTATTCCATGTTCAATTGCGTTGTTGTCTTTAATTAACGGCTGTAGTTGATAGTTACTAGGGCGAGCACAACTATGTCGTGGATAGTTGCCAATCCAACAGCAAGGATAAACTTCGCCATTGGCACAGATGTATATTTCTTGATTACGTTTAGCGTAACAATCAATTTTATAATTTGTCTTTTCTGCCTTTACCGCTACAGTAGGATCTACTTTATAATAGTTATAGGCATTGAATAGTTGATCAAAATCTGTGCTACCGCGATAGTCACCAATTACATGACTTAATTTTTTATCTCTAGTAAACACAGGCATTACATCTCTCCCTGCGTATACTTCATCAAACTCTTGAAAACCCAAAGTTTGGCTCATTGCTCTGGCTTCTTCAATTTGGTAGCGATTGTGATCAAATACAATCATAGACCAAACTGCATTGCCACCGGCGGCAATAAATTTGCTGGCATTATCTAGTATAAACTCAAAGTCTGTTCCCTGTCTATATAGATGATGTGTGTCTTTTAATCCATCAAGCCTAAAATAAACTTTAACACCTAGTCGACCTAATGGATCCCAGATGTCCGGGCGAGCACTACCGTTGGTACTAATTTCTATATACAAACCAGGGTTAGCCGATTTAAAATACTTTACAATTTCTAATCCATCACGTGCAGTAACAAAGTCACCAAAGTTACCATTGATAGTAATATGATTTAACTGTTGTAGGAAATCAACAGTAAACACACGTTTAGCATCAGCAAGACTCATATCAGTAACTGGATATGTATCTACTAAGTCTACCCCGCGAAAGTTGCGTGGACAATCAGGACAAGTACTATTACATCTAGTACTAATCTCAAAATGTACGCTACGTATATCTTTATAGTTTATCATTTTAAACTAGCAAGCTCTGGGAAAGTTGCCCAAAAATCTTCGCCACGTATTTCATCTAACTTACGTATTTCTTCTACAAAGCGTGGCCAGTGATGACTTTGATCTCCGGAACGTAAAAAGTTCAAGGCTGACTTAAATCCGTTAGTGGCACGTTTAAGATTATCCTGTGGCTCCAACCAAGCAATATGTCGTTCATATGCAGGAATAATAACATCGTTCTTAAACCATTCAGGGAAGATATCAATACGATACCATTCGGGACTTTGGCAAATATTTACATTAAAGTCTTGTGCTCTAATTAATCCTAATTCAGTCCACTCTTGATGAAAGTCTAGTACGTGTAGAATGTTCATAGCACTAACTGTGGCACTGATATAAAAGTCTACGTGTGGCACTTCTGTTTGCATACGTCGACGGTTATCAACTGCTTGTGCCCAGTCTGTTCCTTTACGCATTAGCTCTGCCCTGGCTCCACTAGCATCAAGACTTGCACCCACACTGACATTCTTAAACTTTCGCCAGTAATCAAATACGTGCTTGTCCTTGTAGCGTAGTTCGCTAAAGTTTGTGTTGTATTGAATTCGCACTTCTGTTTTATCTAGTTCTTCTAATTTTTCTAACAGAAAGTAATGTTCTTTCATGATCAATGGTTCGCCACCGGCAAAGTATACTTGCTCTAGATGTGGTACGTGTGGCATCATTTGAGCTATCATATTATCTTCGTCACCGGTAGTGTATTCAACTCTAGCCATATCACGACCAAGTACATCAGGTTTACGATTATATAACTTTACATGATCGTTATACCAATTTGAGCTAAAAATAGGACCGCAACTACGACAGCTAAAATTACATAAGTTACTAAAGCGAACGTCCCAATAACGAATTTTAAATTCTGGGTTAGTGCCATCTGGCTTGGTGTTTTCTACTTCGGCTATATGATGTCCATAATTACGATTGCTATCGTTACGCATACTAAAGAAACCATTTGCTTCTTGTTCGTAACATTTTGTACACTCTTTGCACTCACGCTCAGTTAACATATTTGTACGCATTGTTTTATATGCGTCTTGGTTCCATACTTCCGCCATTGTGTCTTTGCGTAAATCACCGACTGGATGCCAGTAGTCAGCTAAACAACAAGGATAAGCACGACCATCCGGAAAGGCATGCATGTGCATCCACGGAAGCATACAGAAGCGATCGCTTTCAGTTAGTAATTGCCATTGGCGTGGTGTTAGTTCTTCACGTTCAATGAAATATGGCTTGCGAGCCATATAATCGTAACCTTTGTTATAAAAGTCTTTACTCATAGTGTATTATACCATTCTGCTAATGCAGGAAATGTTTCTGTAAAGTTTTTGCCGCGGCGTTGATCGTATTGTTGATAAAACAATTTAAAATCCCTACGCAATATTTCTTGCTCTGCGGCGCCGGCATGTGGAGTTTTAACTACGTCAAGATAATCTATTAATCGTTTTAACTGATCAAGTTCAAAGCGGTGTATAAATTCACTGCTGTAGTTATGATCCAGCCACTCTTGCAGTTTTTCTCTATAGTACGTTCTTGACGAGTCAGGTAATACTAGCGGACTTTGAAAACTAGGAAAGCGTAATATATTTAGAGAAAAATTAATACTGTCTTTGCCGTATTCTAGTTTCCAGTTATAAACCATTTCAAGAAAACTATCAAGGCTATCGAGACACAAGGCATTAATTGTACACATAACGTGAAGCCCACGGAACTTACCTGAGTCTAGTAGTCGTTCTACATTGTTTGCCCAATCATCAAATACAAGCCCATCGCGGATATATTCGGCCTGTAGATTCATTGCTTCGTTGCTGGTATATAAATCTATTTCAACACCATCAATACTTGCAAGCAAACGATCAATATCTACTTGTGTACCTAGGTTACTATTAATTGCTAGACGTGTCTTGCTTTTGCCCTTGTTCGTCTTAAACCAATCGATAAGTTTCCACGTTTCGCCTGACATAAGTGGCTCTCCACCTGTAATACGGAGTTCTTGAAGCGTCTTATGTAGATCTGATTCCCACCACTTGTGGAAAGCTGTGACATATGGATTTTCTTCACCAAAGCGGTATAGTTGGCTACTTCCATGCGAATGAGTGAAATGGTTACGGCCATCACTGACAAGGCCAGTATAAGGGCCATTGCGATCGATATCTTTGACCCAGGTGGAAGAAAAGGCAGGGTTGCAGTAAGAGCAAGCAAACTGGCAGGTGCGGTCAAAGGCGATTTCAAGAGTTTGTAAATCCACATCAGTGGTTGGGTCAAGATTGTATGCATAGTCTAAGTCCTTGTCTTGGTATATAACAGTTTTATAAACACGGTCGCTAATATTGTCGCGACCAATGTCTTCGATTTTCCAGCAGTATTCACAACCTGTAGGACGTTCGCCCTTTTGCATCTGACTGCGTTCTATCTTCTTTTGTGTTGTATTGTGTAATGCTTTAGGATTTGCTATGACATCTGCTACTTCTACCTTATGCGGTAAAGGGTGATGACAACTTGTAGTCATACCTGAACCTAGCCATATAGTAGCGTTATACCATTTTGCACCGCAGAAACTTTCTGACTTAATGTCAATTACACGGCGTTTGTATTCTAAGTCTGACTCGTTATTAATTCTTGGCATGGTACTCACATTCTTTCCAAAATTCTCGCATTTCAGGAAATGTTGCTAAAAAGTCTGTGCCACGACGTTTATCGTGTTCATTAAAGAAACGATAAAAATCTGCACGTTGCAGTTTAACATATTTTGGATCTAGATTACAACCTTCTTTCATCCAATCTATATCCCTACGCATACGCTGTACTTCATAGTCTTTAAAACCTTGAAATGGCTTGTCTGCGGTTTCTAAATGTAATTCCATCCAATCGGCCACACGTTCTAGCACACCGGCATACACAGGTGGCAGTATTTGTAGACTTTGCCAAGTCGGTGTACGTAGCAACGGAGTGTCAAACCAAACACGTTGATATGTAGTGCTGTACTTTTTACGCAATTCAAGAATCCAATTTAATTGTCGTTGTAATCCAAGTACACTTAGATTATTCATGGTAATAATAAATGTTAGACTATTACGGTATGGAATTTCTGTTAAGAATCTGTTGACATTCTCGTGTAGTCGATTCATATCAAGTCCGTGCCTGATATATTCAGCATGTTTGACGTTGCCGGTGTCTACACTAACATACTGCATAAAATGTTCAATTTGTGTAGAACATAATTGTTTTACATAGTCAAGATACTTATTCATCAAGTTATCTTCCACACTGAAGTTGCTGGTCACATCCAAATGCAATTCTGGGTTAGGTAAGGCCAATACATAGTCAAATACTTTGTATGTATTCTTGTCCATCAATGGCTCACCACCGGTCATGCGGAAATGTTTTAGTTTAGGATATAGTGTAGGCCACCATTCCCAGAAGGCATCAACATAAGGATTATCGTGGGAATGTGGTATAGGCCGACGATTGCCAGTAAAATGACTAGGATCATTATGAATGACACTTGTTGGGTAGCCGCCATACTTGTCCACTTCTGTTTGCCAGCTACTGCTAAACTGAGGGCTACAATAACTACATCGCAAATTACACGCATGATTAAAGTTAACCTCGACATACGACGGAATAACATCATCTTCAGTTCCTTTGCTGTTTTTAATAACGTCATAATCTTCTGCGGCCCAAGGCTCACCTGACCTATAATGACGATCGCTTAAATTACCTAAGTCTTCCTGTGTCCAACAATAACTACACTCTTGCGGACGCTCATTCTTAAGCATAATAACACGCTGAGCCTTTTTATGTGCTGTGTTGTGTAGTGCTCCGGGTTTTGTTTTAATCTCTTCAGCATCGATTGTGTGTAGCGGAGGATGATAACAACTGTTAGTTAACCCTGTAGGTAAATGTAAACTTACTTGTTTCCATTTAGCCAAACATAGTGCTGGGCCTAGCTTTGCCTGCATCTGCTCTGCGGCAGACATAAAATCGCTTTTACTCACGAATCATTATTCCTAAATTTTTATGTTGCGATCTGTAGTGATGTTTAAAGAACTCACTTTCAGCAGGATCCATATCTACTATAGGCATGCCTAATTTTCTACGTAGTGTGTCGCCTACACTACAACATTGGTCAGCGCCGTCTTGGCTAAACGATTCCCATAGTTTAGCCAGCACATCAAAGTCTTGTACTTCTTTGTGATTCCATCCTTCAATCATGGTCATGTAAGTACCAAGTCGTGCTCCGTAAATAGACCAAAAGCCATTTTCTGCGTCGGCGCCAACGCTTTGCCAAATGCACAAATGATCATAATTGCGACTATGTACACGCTGTTCAAATTCTTCAAGACTAGGCTTTGCTCCGCGATCTAACGACATCTTAACACCTTCGCGGAATCCGGCACGCCAGGCCTGGAATGGAGTAGCATTAGGATGTGTTGTACTATAACAATCATTCATACTGTAGTAGTTAGGATAAAAACAAAACTCTACATCGTTGGCCGCAGTACCATCACTTGCTTCGTGTGTACGCATATTCATTACAAATTCTTTTGACCACACACTCATACCACCGTTGCCATACATTAATCCGTTAACAACATTACGAGCTCGCCAACGAAATGCACCACCTTGGTGTTCGTCTGTTAGTATTAATTGTTTATTAAAGAAGTCAGGGTCTGGTATATTGTCTCCATCAATTAGTACAAACCAATCAGTGGTACTAGTCATTGCGGCCGCTTTATGTGCGGCGTCTGACCCTTTAATACCATCAACACGTTCAGCCCAAGGAACCATATTTTGAATCATAATCCAAAATTCTTCTTTACGTGGTTCATCATAACTAAGGTAAATGCAATCTATATCAGCAATATCAATTATCTGTTCGTTCATAGTATTCTATATTTTCATGTGTTTCGCCCGGCTCTAATATTAAGCTGGCGTTTCCTGCTACTACAGGATATCCTTTTGTTGACTTACGCAATTTTACGATATATCTAGCGTCCGATTCTATCTTTTTTAACTTACCGTTGACTATGTGGTATTGGAAATAATTATTGTATGTGTCTTTATCCACAACAATGTAATTTCCATCGGCGTGTTCTATCATTGAGCAATGCGTAATATCGCCTGCATCGTTGTAGTAGATCCTATACTCTATTTCTACTTGCGGTGCAGGAGTTAGTAACGCAAATACATCTTCATCTTTTAACATAATCTTTATCGTAGTAATGTACCGGATGGTATTGATTTAAATTATTAATTCGTATCATATTACCATCTGTTTCGCCGACTACTGTGTCGGTCCACATACGGTTATCACTCCATCCATTGAATGCCGATTTCATGTGTGTAAAGTTTATAAAATCTAAACTGTGTGCTGTACAATTTTCTGGTCCAACTATAAGTGCAGTAACCGCATACAGTACATCTGTGCTCGGAGTTTCATCTCTACAGTTAATCAGTAGGTTGTCTCTTATGTGTGCCCAATTATTAAAAACAGCACGGGCAACATTAAAAAATTGTACAGCTTCTTGGCTATATCTAAAATACATTAATCCGTTGTATACATCAGGTAGTTCATTTTCTGGAAATTCTCTACGGTATAAATTTTTATAATTTCTATTACCGCGATAATCTCTTGCCCCTACGCTTAAACAAACGTTGCGTAACCTAAATGCTGTCCACCAATGATCAATGCTACGAGTAAACAGTAAATCACTTTCTAATTTAACAGTTTCTTTAAAAGGCGTAAGCCAAAAGACTTGCCACTCATTAGCAAACTTTCTAGCATTAGTAGGATCATTATAATCATGGGGAAGATCAATGATATAATCAAAAACGCCACGATGATCGTCATTTACTTTTTCCTTGGTTGCACTATCTACTATTACTGCTGTACGATTTAACTTTTGTGTTAGTTTAATGTTTTGTGCTTGTACTGCGGCCAGTTCTAAATAATCAACTTGGTCTGTGTTCTGTGCAAAAGTAACAAAGCCAGCTTGTTCTTTATGATTCACAGAGTTCTCCTACTAAATTTTTAAAATTGTCACTTAACAAATATTCTTTATCCATTACGTGTATATTCTGGTAAGGAACTACTGTTGCCAAATCGGCGTACTTGACATGTAAGAAATTATCAGTAGGTTTAATAGACACCACTGGTTTTTCTAATGTGTACATTGGCCAAGGAATGCCTTGGTCTTCGTTAATGTCGTAACCACTTATAATTATATTAGCCATTGCAAATGCATAATCGTTTCTAAAATTACTTTCGCGAACATTAAACAAAGTCCTATAGTAGTTGTAATTACGTTGTATACGTCCAACAAGATTAAAGAATAGTCTTGAGCGTTCAGTTTTTCTAAATGCTACTACTGTGGCCCAGATAAATGGTAAACTAGTTTCTCCCATTTCTTCATACAGCGGACCAGAATCAGTTACGTTGTGATGCATTAGTCTATAGTCAAAGTCCGTGGCAAATAATTTTAACAAACTATCATCAAGTACTAGATAGTCAGTGTCTAGCAACAATGTCTCATCATATGTGCTGGCTTCGTATGCCATGTAGCGTCCAAAATTACGCCAACGAACTGTGGCATTATCTAATTTAAAATTGTGTCCAGCAATGTCTATACGAACAATACGATCATACGCAAACTCCGGTTCGCTGGTTAAATCTGTAACAAGTGTAACTGGCATGCCCATGTTGTGTTGGATCAAACGGCTTGTTTGATCCGCCATGGCTACATAATCTGTTTGCCCGTTATTAAGAGCAAATACTACGGCGCCCCTAGACTTTGCGGATTTTCTTAAGTTCGCCATGTTGTTGATGCCATCTGTTCATTACTTGTTGATAATGCTGTTGTGCTTGAATCAAAAATACCTGTCGGTCAACTTGAATAGGATTACCATATGCATCTTCAAGATACATATCATCAATTGGCCAACCTTGCATAAAGGCTAATAGCTCGGGTGTAATTTTAAACAATCCGCCATTATAGGGTAAATGCAAATCTGTTTGGATTTTTTCTCGTAGGATGCGTTTATTAATTTGATAATCAGTGGCCTGTCGTATTTCGGCAGTAAGTTTTTCGAGTTCGCTCATAATAGAAAGAAAGGTGTAGACAGTAATTATACTAGTCTACACCCGGTATGTCAACTACTTTGGATTAGGAAACTGTTACAGTACCCCAAGTATTGGAGATGTTTGTTGTTTCTGGATATACTACGTCAACACGATGGTTAATGGTTACGTTTAATGAATCGTTAAAGTACCAGTAGTTGCTGTAGTTAACACCGCCAGTTTCTTTTTGTGAGCCTTGTGAACCCTGTGGATCGCTGGTTGTGTAAATACCGTCAGTACGCAATGCACTTACATAAGTTAAGGCCATGTACAATACGCTACCGCGGTCTTGGTATAGACCTTGTGTACCGTTTGTGTAAGCAGTTAATGTCATGTAGTCACCGGTATATAAACTGGTTGTACTAGTAATTTGGGAAAGGGTTTGTGGGCTTGTAGTCATTTCATAATAACCAAGTGCTGTGTTGTTGGTGTTAGCTGTGCCACCTGTGCCCTGACGTCCGCCGTTTGTATGAGCACGGAACGCTGTTAAACTAGCAAAGTTTGTACCAACTAAAGTAACAATATCTCCAGAACGGTTTGTACCGTCGCCGTTTGAACAGCTAGTAACAATAAAGTTAATTTGACCACCGGCATTAAAGAACCAACGAGCTTGGTCAGCTGATGCAAATGTAATAGTACGAACAATAGTATCACTACGCAAAGTTGGAGCATTGGTGTATGTGTAGTTAGGGCTGTATGTACTACCAGTGGATGTTGTACCTTGAACGCTGTTAAACAACAAACGGCTTGACCATGCTGTGCTTAAACTGCTTTGTAATGTAGTTAGATAGTTAATTGTACCACCAGCTGTTGTAGCACTAATACCTGTACCTGTACCTGTTTGGTGTGTTTTAACGCTGTTTAAAGTATTGATTAATGACGCCCATTGTGTAGCTGTTACTGTACCAGCAGTTGAAACTTGCGGAATAGCTGTTTGGCCATATCCGCCGTCATATTGTCCACCGGACCAAATAGCATTAAGAGTATTTGCCGATGTACTCCAGTTGGTATCGACTAAAGCATTGTAATCTGATGCTTGTATTAGTCCTAGTTGTTGGTACGCCATATTCTATATTTCCTATTATGAATTTATTTTTACAATAGCTTCAATTGTACTTTCACCGGTGTCCGTTTTGTCAACTAAACTACGTCCGATTACATTCCAAGGTGTTAATTCTGTGGATTTTCCAGCTCGAGCTAAACCATTTCCAGCACTTACTAAACGTTCACCTTTGGCGATTAAACCAATTACTCTAACTGGAACTCGTCCGCTCATTGCTACAGGTGGGTGTGTTTCGTTTGAACCGGCACCGGAATTCATTAAGTAAGCCGCATTAGTACTTATGACGCCAAAGACTTTATCGCTTAATTCGTCTTTCACTTTGGTAATTTCTACTGGACCGCCCAATTCAACTACAGTTCCTGGTGAATATGGAGCATCGCTGTGGAATCGTTCTGCAACGTCAGCATATAACGCATGGATAGCAGTACCATAAATGTTATTGTACCAGTTGGTTACTGAGCCCAAATTGCTAACTAGGTTAGCACTAGGATTGATGTTACCAGAAACAGTACCATTGACTATTGTTAATGAAGGAGTATAAACGCTAGTTGAAATATTTGCAACCGACGCCATTACCGTTGTTGCATTAACTTGAGATGTAATGCTTAGGTTAGCCAACATATTGGCATTACCAGTAACAGTTAATATACCACCAATGGATGCATTACCAGAGTTAATAATTCTGCTGGTGATTGCCGCGTTAGCGTAAACACCGTTCCATACTGCACCGGGTTGTCCTAAGTTAATAACGCCAGTTGCAAATGGATATGCTACGTTACTAACAATTAAATCTGTAAACTTACCTAGACGTGGTGTAATAGAACCAATGATAGTGCTGTCTAAGTAGCCAAAAGTAATACTAGCATTAGCACCAGTAGTAGCAATTTCAGCACCATTATAAGTAGCATAACCAGTTAAACTAGTTTGACCATTGGTTGATAAGTTGAATACGTTACCCAAGGTAGTAATGTTTGGTTGTGCGGCTGTGTTTATTGTGCCGACAAAACCGCCTGCGGCTGTTACTGTACTAGCTGTACTAACAGTAGTAGCTAATACTTGAGTCGAGTTAACTAATTGGCCAGCAACGTTACCGCTTAGTGATCCGCTAAAACCACCGCCGCTTGTAATCAATCCGGTGGTATTAATAGTCCCTGATGCTACTGATGCGGCAGTAATACCACCACTGCTGTCACGTTGTACTAGTGTACTTGCTGTAGCGGCTGTATCTTGTGTGCTTAGGCCCATTGCTGGGGTATTGTTTGTATTAAAGTTTAAACCTGCACGGATTGTGGCAAAGCCTGGTGTACTTGTGTTAAAGTTTTCATATGCAAATATGGCATATACAATACCTTTAATTTTAAGTTGTACGATTGTACGCACAGCACCGCCCGAGTCTGTAATTAGAGCCGGAAACGCACCAGAGTCACCTGTTGCTGTTGTTGCAACTGGACCAACAACTAACCATTGGCTACCAGTGTATAACTTTAATTGGTTGTTTGTACTGTCAAACCATAGGTCGCCACCCAAGGCGCTTAGGTCTCCAGGAGGACTACTTGCAGGGCTTGATGTAGCACCTGTAGAAATTTTCCAGCTATTGCCGGTGTATACACGCATAACCGCGTTTGTTGTGTCCCACCATAATTGTCCTGCTAAAGGATTAGCTGGGCTAGTACTGTTAGCAAAGTTTTCCAACAATCGAACAAAGTTGTCATTGAGGAACTGTCCGTAACCGGCGTAGTTTTTACCAATTAAAACTAAACTTGTGTGGCTAGTATCTACGGTTCCGTCTGAAAGACCGCCTGTAATTAGACTGGTACCGTTGCTAAGGTCAATTGTGTATGCCATTTAATAATCCTTGATTGCTCGTTATATTTATGCCGTTTTTAACAACACTTAATCCATCATATGTAAACCAAGTTACTATTACATCTCGTACTTCTTCGCTTGGGGTTGTGTAATGATTAAACATGCCGTAGGGCGGAAAAACTACTATTTTTCCTGCTTTTGTTTTTACCCGAATATCTTGGGTTGGGAATATTAATTCCCCGCCAGTTTCTACTGTATTTAAGTGCAGTACCACACTGGCGTAACGTAAATGTGGTTCCCCAGCTACAATTTCGCTGTCGCCGTGGGGTTTGCAAATATCCCCGGGCTGATATCTATGGAATTCGTAGCCACTATCACCCATGCCACTATAACTTGGGCGGTAATCTCTTCTGATGCGTACTTTAACATTGCGGAATATGTTGCTCAAACGAGAATTCAAATCTGTTAATTCTGAAATTTTCGCTATTGTTAAAGTAGTGCCAGCCCTATGGTATTCGTTTGGCTCGCCATATCCGGTAATGCGTGGTTCAATTTGCTCACGTATATAAGCAAGGTCCTCAGCATTTACATAATTGTCAAGCTCAATTATCATTAATACGCCTTTTGTAAGAAGCACAATGTATAATATGGTGGGCGTGTATCAAATGATGTACTAGAACCAATAGATCCAGTATTACCTGTTATTGTAATTGAGTGTATATGGTCAGCGGCTTGTGAAACACCAACGCTTAGACCCGTAGATCTTGTACCAGTTGTAGTACTTGTGTTGGTTAAACTATAGGTGTATGCTGTGCCACTCTGTGGATATGCATTGTTATAGTTAAACGCGGCAGAATTTAATGTAGCTCTATCGTATGTGTGCGTGTGAGCTGTTTCAGTAACTGACGCAATGTGTGAGTGTGTACCACCAGCATTGGTATTACCGGTTAAACTAACTGAGTGTATGTGTGGAGGTAACATTGCCTGCGTTAATGTTGTGGTAGCAGATCCACCAGTAGTACCAATGTTTGCTGTACCGGCACCAACAATAAAGCGATCACGCAAGTCTGGAGTTCCATTACTACCATCGCATAGTGCCCAACCCGACGGAATGCTATTAATTGAGCCAGCCCACATAATAATAGCACCAGTTGGCATAACATTATGAACAAATGCTGTTGTTGCTACTGCTGTACTTCTATTATTAGTTGCAGGAGTTGCGGTTGTAGCATTGACCAGGTTAGCGGCTGTGATAGTATTGTTATACAGTGGTACGCTTACAAGGTTACCACCTGTAATCCATGCATTGCCTGTACTAAAGTTATTTGTTTGAGCAGTGAAGGCATTAAAGTTACTGATGCCGTTAAAGTTACCGCCTTGGGCGTTAATGATTGATGCTGTTAAGTTTTGGAAACTACCGGTACTTGCACCAAGGTTAACTATGTTATTGATATAGCCACCAGTAATTACAGCGTTGCCTGTGCTAATGTTATCAGCTTCAATCGTAGTAACGTTAATATTACCAATATTGTATAAATCACCAGATGCAACTTGAGCACTTCCGATTGACAATGCGCCAATTGTACCAGTGGTCATAGTAATGTTATTAACTACGGCAGATGTAACAGAGATATTAGCAATGTTATTGATGTAACCACCTGTAATTACAGCGTTAGCGGCTCTAAGGTTTTGTACTGTTGCCGAAGTTACACCAATATTGGAAATGCCGGTTATGTAACCACCTGTAATTACCGCATTGCCTGTGCTAAAATTTGTTGTAACGCTATTGGTTGTAACAGTATTGCCTGTTAAGTTACCTCTTAATGTTGTAGCTACTACGTTACCAGTTAAGCTACCAACTAATGTAGATGCTACTACATTACCTCTAAGGTTACCAACTACATCACCAGTGATATAGCCTACTACGTTACCTGTTACGTCTCCTACCAGGTTACTGTTTATGGTAGCGTGGATGTCATTCCTAAATGTAATACCCGGATTAATATATGTAAACCCTGTTGGGCCGCCACCAGGGCCTACTGCGTATGTAGGTTTTTCGCTAATGACAGCAATAACAGTATTGCCAAATTGTAATTGTAGTGCGTTATGTGGTGTGCCTAGGCTTTCTATAATATCTACAGGAATCGCGCCACTTACGCCTTGTGTTTTAGTGTACACTGGCCCGACTAATCTATAGTCAGTACCATCATACAAGTAATATTGATTAGTTGCTGTATTAAACCAAACGTCGCCAACTTTTTGTACTACTGGACGACTGCCAGATACTACTACACCAGCAACAGGAAGATATCCATATTTTGTAAAGACGTTTAATGTAGTATTAATTTTGTCATACCACAGTTGTCCTTCAACGTTTAAACCAGTTGGAGAACTATTCCCGGCAAAATTTTCTAACAAATAAACTAGATTTTCGTTGAGTTTTTGACCGTATCCAACATAGTTTGGACCGGGTAAACTTAGGCTGGTACTCGTGTCTAAGAACCCATCATTGATAGTTGTTAGGGTTGTACCGTCTGTTTTTGTTATTGTATATGCCATATTACTGTTCTCTTTATACTATACTTATCATAATTCCTAATAGGGCTTATTAGTATAGTTAGGATCATACTTAGGACCCCAATATACTGTAATTAACCCAAATGATCCATCGCCGCCCGTCCAGTTAAGAGGGTCTACACCGTTAGGAGCACTTGCACCTCCGCCGCCTGCCCCATACCCAGTACCTCTGGTACCGTTAGGATACGAAATACTACTAGATCCGCCTACGCCAAAAGGTGTGCCGCCGCCAGCGCCACCAGTATTGGAACTACTCTCAACACTACCTTGTTCGCCGTCTGCTCCAGGATTTCCGTTTGGTAATCCACCTGCTCCACCTGCTGGCATATTATTCTCCTTGTTTTCCTGTTTCTAATGTATCAAGCATTGCCAAAATAGCGGCATACGCTTCTTCATTTTTTCCAGAACGTACTTCTGCAATAATTGGATGTACATATTGTCGAGTAATATCCATCCATAGATCTGTGTGATCACCGGGCTCATCATTGATTGCCTGTACTATCTTACTAGCACGAACATAATAATCAAGTACTTTGTGCCCCGGCATTACTGCTCGGAAGTTTTGCAAATACGCTACATCAGTATCATCGTGTGGGTCACCATTTTTAGTTAATGCGTTATAAAAAATGCAACTATCTTCACGACTTAGCAATGTAGTAATGCAAGTTTCTTGGTTGCCTGTTTCATCGCAATGAGCACAAGCTTCTCTATCTTTTAAAAACTCTTCTAAACTAATTCCCATTTTATTTAACTCCCGCTAATAACCAGAATACACCAAATGTAGCCCACATTACGTAACCTAGTGCTACACTCTTAGTTGGTTCTGTTGTTTTTGTATACTTACCAATCATGCGACTTACCCACATACCTGTTTTCATGATTAGCTTACCTGCACGATTGTCTTTTTCTCCTACGCCCATTATGTAGGCCATATGTTCTGCCCATGGTGTAGCAATACGTCTTGCCCAGTTAATTGCCATTGTACGTTGTGCTTGGTTACGCTTTTCTTTATCACGTATCCAGAACATACATTGTGGGCCATCTTTTTCCATCCAGTCAACAACAACTGACGCCCATTTAACATATCCATAGTATGCGTATGGATCGTTGGCTCGTAAGTATTCGCCAAAGCGTTCGTCAGCTTCGTATATGTGATCTGACAAGTAACCAAACTCATGTAGTTTAGTACAGATAATTTTACAGCCGCCACCTCCACCGCCACTTGGTTGTGGTATTTCGTCACTAGCACCACCTGCACCACCTTTACCGCCAGTTGCAGTTATACTGCCAAACTCTCCAGCAATGATAGAATCGCCACCGGCGCCACCGGCTGGTGCTCGAGTAGTCCGTCCTACAAAAGGTGCGCCAAAGCCAGGTTTACCCGGAGTAATAGTTAAGTACTCTCCTGGCACAACATTTAATATTTGATTTATTTGATATCCACCCGACCCACCACCGCCTCCGGCTGATCCTACACCAACTTCGTCAGACCCACCACCACCGCCTCCGGCGCCGACAACGTCAACGCTGACACTATGAATGCCTCTTGGTACTTTAAAAGTAAAACTTTGGCTAGGACTATCCCATGCTATTTCTTTATTAATGTTGCTCAACATAATTGCTGAGTTTACAGCGTTTATAAAATCATCTTCGTATTTTAAATTTTGTGCGTTATGTGTTGGATCAAAAATATAAGTGTATGCAGTTCCTACTATGTTAGATACATTAGAAAAATTAACTGCTGAACCTGTGTAGTCCTGTACTACTACTTTTCCATCTGGCTTAGGTAGCATATGAGCTACAAAATAACTTGCAGTTACAGGATACGGAGTAACCTGACTTAGATAATATTGTTTTACAGATGCGGCTATTAATCCACTCTGATAGTTAAACCATTCCCTAGTTGCATCAGTATCCGCTGGTGCTACTCCAGTAGTTGTCGGAGTAACAGTAATACCTTGCGACAATAAACCAGCAATATCGGGACTAACTTCCATTGAAGGATCAAGGTGTGGTAGTTTGGCTATTATCTGTCCATATGAAGCAAAGGACACAGCACCTGTACTAGGATAAAAATCTTTCCATGTACCATTGAGTTTAGCCCATCCACGTCTAATTTGTTTATAAGGTCCCGGGAAATTTGATACAAAATAAGTTGTAGTACCCGGAGCAAAAGTATGAGTCCACGTTGTACCATTATGGGTAACTGTGCCGCCAACAAATAATTGTTGTGTAGCTGTATATGTAATTACTACCGACCCTTGACCTGTTTGTCCTACGCTTGTAGTAAAGCCAGCAGGAGCCAAGGAGCCACCAAAAGCTCCACTATACGCACCATCATCTCCGCCGTAGGTTGCGCCACCAATACCGCCCCAGTGGCCTCCGCCTCCGCCGCCTCCGCCGCCTCCGTCTGCCATTACTTGCTTCCTTTAATTTTCTTTAGAGTATTTCCTACTGCTACAATACTGCGTAACAATGTAAATACACCAATTAATGCTATACCTTTAACAAATCCTGTTGGGCGTTTGCTTTCGCCAAATACTTTATTCCACACACCAACAACGATACTAATAGGTACACCAACAGCCATAATTGCTTTACCAATTAAGTTACCTTGGTCTCTTGATCCCATTTGATAAGCCATTTCTTCAGCCCATGGTGTAGCAATATCTTCTGCCCACTTAACTGACCACTTAGTAGCGGCCTGACTAAATTCTTCATCCGACATCCAAGGCATCATCTTAGGACCGCTTCCGCTCATCCAATCAACAACAACTTCTGCCCATGCACGATATCCATTGTATAACATAGGCATACGTTCTTGTAGTTGTTCTCCGTAGGCTTGGTCTGCCGCATATATTTCTTCTGGTAGTAGTCCCAACTGATACAGCTTAGTACAGATAATCTTACAACCGCCACCACCACCCTGTGGTGCTGGATGCTCACCACCGTAGGTTTTATCTTGCCCAGGTGTTCCTAAATTAGATCCTGTATTTTGACTTGCATTAGCGGCCGCACGTCCCGGGGAATTAGCACCAGAGCCACCGCCTCCACCACCACCACCAGCAACAATAATAACTTCTCTATTTAATAGAACAACACTGGCAGCTCCGCCGCCGCCACCACCACCGGACGATCCTTCATTGCCAGGATATCCGCCCTGACCACCATTGAATCCCAATGGATTAGTACCGCCAGCGGCATTACCGCCACCACTGCCGTCGGCACCTGCAGATCCACAGGCTATTTGTAAAAAATCATTTTGATGTAGTGTAATAGTACCGGTAACACGGCGACCTGGGATTCCTGTGTATCCTGCACCTGCGGCATCACTGGCACCCGACCCACCACCAGCACCATTTACAGTAATTGTTACTGTTACAGAATCAACGGGTGCTATATTTGAATCAAAGATTCGTGGAGTTGTTTCAGTCCATATTCCGTTTCGCTTAACAAAGACGCCGCGACCATATGACATGTTTTAATCCACCTGGAACCAGAAATCCCCATCAGAACCACCACTAGGAGGTTGTGTAGAAACTGTATAGTTAAATTTTTGATTTGATATTGACGTTGCTACGTATGCTGTAGTTGCTATAGTTGTAGTTGTGTCACCACTTAAGGGATTGTGCCCGGCTGTTGACCAAGTTAATGGGGTTGCTGTTGGGGCGGCCGGCGTTCCTGTAAGTGTTGGGCTGGCAATATTTGCCTTTGGTGCAACTGATGTGTCAACATAATTAATACGGTTTGTTATTTCTTGTCTAATACGGTGATCATAGTCACCATATACTAAGTTAGCAGTTGCATCAACGTAGGCTGTAGTTGCAATACGTCCGCTGTTATCACCAATACCAGGGTAACTTAGTCCTGGAGAAATTAAACTTATTCCTGTAATTTGATTATTAATTACAACGCCGTTAATTTCAACTACGCTTGGGTATGTAAAGTTTAAATTATTTGTAATAACAGTGACAGGGACTGTAGTTGATCCATTTACGTTTGCGATTACACGATAGTTTCCAGTTGTTAATATAGAACCGCTGTATACATATTGTGCCGCACCAGTTACTACGTTTGCCCATGTATTAGCAAACACGTTACCGTTGACTACATAACTATTACCGCCATGATAAACAATCGAACCTAAGTTGTATACAGTATTTGATGACCAAGGAGTAGATACAATTTGTTGCGTTAAGAATGCGCCATTTGCTACAGATGCTACTGGGCTAACTAAACTAATTTGATACTGACTACCTGCCAATGAAGTAATATAATTATTCATTGCGGCTACGTTTGGTGCTATTGCATTGCCAGTAAAGGTTGGGCTTTCAATTGGGGCCTTTAACGAATCACTGTAGGCTACTACTTCAACTTCTTGTTGTAAGAAATTTAAGTAGACGTTAGCATAGTTTAATCTATTATTTGTTAAAGTTGTTAATGTAGTTACGTTTGAGTTAATGCCTGCTTGTACAGCATTTAGGTTGGCATTAGTTGAACTAATAACTGCGTTAATATTAGATAGATAATCAGTATTAAAGTTATCTAAGGCATATTGTAAACGACCTGTTGTAACATCTAGGTTAGCAAACAGTTCGTCATTAATTTGATCTACATAGTGTTTTGTTGCTATACCATTATCAGTAACTGGGTCGCCGTTAATTTCTGCTAAACCAGTAGCGCCATTGATATGTAGTACACTAGTTTTAACTGCGGCCTTATTAACATAAATGTCAACATTGCCATTTAGTGCATAATTGTATGCTGTTAGACTTTTGCTTGCAGAATTATAATAAATGTTAGCACTTGATAAAATTAAGTTTCCGTTGACAGAAACATCTGATGTAAATGTAGTTGGTTGGTCAACTCTAGCAAATGCATTGGCAAATAAGTTATTAAATTTAATACTGTTAGTTGCTGTGCCATTTAATACAGTACTAACATTTAATGTTGTTAAGTTAACACCTGGACGAATAGTTGTAAATCCAGCAATAGCTGTCAATGGAGTAAACTCACCATCAAAACTAGTAATGCTGACTAAATTATTGTTAATGTATTGGTTAACTACAATATGGTAAACACCAGCTGGATCTAATATTGTTTCAACATAGTTTCCGCTTTTGCCTTGGCTAGCTTTAGCTTGTGGTCCAACTAATTTCCACTCGACACCAGTCCATGTGTTTAATTGTTGGTTAGGAACATCATACCATAGTGCGCCAAACTTTAATGATTCAGTACCGCCTGTTAATAGTGGTGCGGTGTTTGCAACGATTGGGCCACTTGTTGTGTTCCAGTTTATACCATCGTATGCTCTTAGAGTATTTGTGTTAGTGTCGTACCATAGTGTACCAGTTAACGCATTGATAGCGCCACGCTGGCTTGGATCTAGCTTGCCAGAAAAATTTTCTAATAAACGAATAAAGTTTTCGTTTTGTGCGTCGCCATAGCTCGGGGTATTACGCCCGATTAGATTAATACCAGTGCTGGTATCAATATAACCATCACCTAAGGTTGTTAAGTGGGAACCGTCTGTTTTAACTAAATCATATGCCATAGTTTATTATCCGTTCGAGCTTAGGTTGGTTAATGTTTGAATACGCACAGTATAGTCAATTTGAATCAATCGATTAAGAGCTTTTTGCACAGGGTGGAATACCACGTGTGTTAGTAACAGGCCTGTTGATGTTAGTCCACTTGTACCATCAGTACTACGACCACGTAAGCCTAGTTCATCAAATACATATTCACTTGATAAATTTTGACTGTTATCAAAAAGTGCTTGACCACTTGGCTCACCGTAGTCTAATAAGCAACTAACTAGAATATCAGTATAAACAGTACCAGGAATGTGTGTTACTGTCATTTTGTTATTTAGAGGATTTAAATTTGTAATGGCAGTATCGTCAACTACTTTACTGTAAGTAGGATTGTATAAGTTACTCTTTTGTCCAGTTGTGTTAGTTGGCAAATAGGTAATAATACCAGTAGTATCTACACTAGTACCACCGTTACCAAAATTCATTTCATAGATAAAGTTTTGACTTTTATTAGCAATGGAACTGGCCAACGCAATACTAAGGTTTTCATAGTGAATTGCGTTTGATTTGTCTACAAAAACTTCTTGAGTTTCTGGATCAAAGATCTTAATATGCCCACGGGCGTAAATGCCAGAGCTTTCGTCTGGGCGTTTTTGTGTATTTTCCACTGCTTTTTCCTCTAAATTTTCTTCGACGGGCTGTCTATTGTTAGTATTTATCATGGCGTTACTCCTGGATCAGGCAGAAAGCCTGGCTTATCTTTTAAGAATGTTGCTTGTGCTGTTATGCTATTGTATAATCCGTAGCCATCAACTGCACTTGTAAGCCCGCGGTTGTACCAAACACGCTCAGTATTAACAACAGTACCCGGGCTAACGTTTGAAGTTCCGTACAATGATACGTTACCCAATACGCCAGCGGCTTCAACAAAGCTATAAGCGGCGTTGCCGTTGATGTACAGAGAACCTGGGTTGTTATCAAACGATTCAATGTCAAAGCCAGATGGGCCGTCAAAAATCTCCGGTAGGGCAGTAATACTACCAACAGTAATAATTACTGGAACACGTGATACGTTACTTACAGTATCCATAACTTTTAATGTTACGCTGGTAATAGCATTTCCAGTAAACGCCTGTACTACTTTGTGTGAGTTTACAATACTAGCAAATTTGCTTTGGTCTGGAGTTTGTAAAGGACCGTTATAGACCAAGTTAGCAGAAATGTTAGCAAAACTGTTACCGCAAATATTGCCACCAATTATGTAGACATTGCTGTTGTAGGAAATATAGTCACCCACTGTGTAGCAAGTGTTTGGTTGCCATGCAATATTAGCAGTTGGTAAGTATTGAACGTTTGACTTAATGCTGTTAAAGCCGGCGTTGATACCACGATACAAGAATTGTACGTTTGCATTAATATTTGCAAATTGTAAAATAGATCCGGTGTTGACTAAATTAGCACTTGCAGTAAAGAATCCTGAATCAGGAGTATTGTCGACTGGTATTACACGCCAGGCCAATTTATTCCATGATGCCAATGATGTTGTACCATAGCTGATAATGTTTCCGTTAGCATAAGTTATATTGCCACGGGTAATATAACCAACGTTGCCCATAGTTTGATATGTACTACCTTGATAGTTAATGTAACTACCAGTAGGAACAATCAATCCTGGAGCCCAGGTTACATTTGGTGCATAAACGTTGCCGGTTACTCGATACACATTACCATTGTGATAGATAGATGTGTTAGTAGCAAATACGGTATTGCTGGTCCAGGTAGGTATACTTACATAAACGTTACCTGTTGTTGTGTAGTAACTGTTTGAACCAATATAGATATTGGAATTAGTTGCAAATACAGTATTGGCTGTCCACGATTTGTTTTGTGCCCATGCGTTTCCAGTAGTAACATAGGTGTTACCATTTTGTGTTACGTATGAACCGGTAGGATAAACTGTATTAGACTGCCATCCCACTGTACGAACAAATATATTTGCTGTAGTTTGGTATGTGTCACCGTCCCAGTAAACAAAGCTACCAACAGAGTATTCACCGTTACGCCAATCATCAACTACAATTTGTTGTTGTAGATTGTCGCCAAGGTTAGCACTAATAGGGTTAGTTAAATCCATTGCCAACACTACACTGGCAACATCTGTAGTCTGATAAGATGTTTCAGATGCAATAGTTTTTGTTGTAATTGTAGTACCAGGAACAGCCTGCTCAAAGTTTGAAGCAACAACTCTTGACCCAGCTAAATGAACGTTACTTGGACCGGTGCCCTCAACTGCTCTACGTAGTCGCGTTATAGTGTTTATGTTTGTTACCAGACGCACATTAGCATTGCCAGAAATATCAATGTTTGATGAATTATTGGTATGCGATGATATGTTGGCAAAATAACGAGCAAATACATTTCCAGTAGTGATGTATGTATTGCTTTGGTACGAAATTAATTCGCCGATCCCAACCCTTAGGTTTGCTACCCATGCTGTTGGAGTTTCTTTTGCATAGTTTCTCCAGTAGGTAATTTTTTCACCGTTGACAAATACTACGCCAGGATAACCTCTTACAGTATCTGGTGTAGGTAATTTTGTTGCATCGTCAACATACATATACTCATCAGTCAATGACAAGTTAGCAGACAATGTTGTAGTGTAATCAGATGAAATTCTATAATAGTTAATATTATGATTCATGTCGTTGAATATACGATAGGCCAACGATTGGTTATCACCGGCTGTGTACACCGACATATTCAAACTGTCATACATACGACCGGGTACTAGTTCCTGTGGTGCATGACTACTGTAAACGTCAACGTAACCACCACCGTCAATATCTATGCCACTTGGATCAACACCTAAAGAGTCAGTATAACGACTTTCAATTACGCTATCATTTTCGGCATATGGAATATATTCATTACCATCAACAATAACGCCCATGTAGTCAATGCCATCTGTTACGTTGGAAAGATCAATATTACCATTAAAGGCTACAATACGATCATTTGCATTGTCAAAGTCTTTGGCTGTCAATGATGTAACACTTGCATACGGGAATGTAATATTAGCGTCCACAGTTAACGATCTAGCGTTTGCTGTTATTAATGCCAAGTTAGACAATACGTTACTGTTAAACACAGCTTGGTATACATTGCCGGTGACAGTATATGTGTTACCGCCGCGGTACATCAATGAACCTAGGTTAGCAGAAGTATTTGCTACCCAATTGTTAATAACTAATTTACGTAGTATATCATCAGTACGTAAGATTGTACCATCTGGTATTTGTTGTCCAACGTTTGCCGATGTTAATGTGTCCCAAAATACAAAGGTATTTGGATTTGTGTAACTAGTTCTATCAAATTTGATAGTAGTAGACAAACTACGCACTAGGTTGTAACCGCTCATGTCATCTAGATAGACATTACGTAATATTGGGCTTGCAACTGCGCCAGTTCCGCTACCGTTAATAATAATCTTAGGTGCTATAACAAATCCTTCGCCTGGATTAGTAACTATAATTTCACCGACGCCGCCATTACCATCAAGAGTTGCGTATGCTTCAGCTCCATGGCCGCCTTCATCAATAATAACAATCTGCGGAGGTAATGTATATCCAGTACCTGCATGGTTAACTTGTATTCCGATTAACTTATATTTGTAGTTGTCTGACCACGCATTGTATTTGCCTTGTGTTAGCAAAGTAGTGTCATATGCCTGTTCGCCACTTGGACTACGATACACAGTTAATGTTGAATCCCAGTATGGTGGTAAATCAAAGTCAGTAACGTCACCGCTATAGCTATCATTACGTAAATAATCTACAACAAACTCACGTAGTACTGTGCGATATGGTTTAACTTCGTTAATATATTCTTTGTAGAAATCCTGGTTGTCAGCAATATAGCTAGGGAATTGCTCTAACTTACGTAGGTATTGTGTAGCAGTCAAGAAGCTGGTTTTAAATACCCAGTCAGGATTTTTTTGCTCAGTCAGAGCAAATTTAATTAACGCAAAGAAAATCTTATTATAGTCTAATGCTAAATCATCAACAAAAATTTCTTCTTGCATTGCAATTAAAAGTTGACGTAATTCCATTTTAGGAATACTGCCAGTGGATATTTGAACTGTACCGTTTTGGATGCCTACTAGAGTCTTATTAAGATCGGCATCTATATAATAAATTTCAAAATCGCCATTACCAGCATCTGTTACTTTAACATAAGTTTCAGCCACTAGAGTATATTTTCCTAACTCCAATGCTGTTGCTACAGTTAAGTCCGGGGCTCGTGTAACATCATAGTCTGATGTGTACCAGTCAGCATAGTTCCAGTATAAATTGGTTTTATAATCCTGTACTCGAGATATTGCCCATGCATCGCCGTCCCAAGTATAAATTGCCCATTTACCCATTTGAGTTTCATCACTGACTACCAGGATGCTGTAACCTGTAGCGAGGCTGGTTGTATTAATATAGCCCAATTCTGTATCGTTATTAACAATCTGGCTGTATAAGCCTGTGTTAATATTTGGTGCAGATTCTTCGCTGTTTAATAATGTTAAAACTTTTCGGCGTGCTACTTGGTATGTAGCCATAATATTGTTAACTAGTTCAAGATAGTTAGACAATGCCAAGTCATGGCTTACAAACATACTTTGTCTTGGTCGAATGTTTATACCATAGGCCTGTGCTGGTGTTAGTGTAGGATCAGGAACCGGATTACCAATTTTATCCTGACCGGCTAAACTGTCAATAAACTTATCTTTAATAGAACCCGGGATTAAACTTGCAGGGTTACCTTCTTGTACCAGTGCATATTCACTGTGTATCAACCCAGCGTTTGTGCTACGGCTAGTAATGTGTAGAACTGCATTTTTACCTGACAATACTTGGCTAACATTGTATAATGCTAAACAATCATCACGCAATACTGTTGCGTATGCAACTCCCTGACTTTGTGGATTTTCAATTGAAGCCGCAATGCTGTAGGCGCTGTTAGATTTTCCAGCATCGACATTAATTGTTGTTTTTTCTGATACCCAGAAATAGTATTTCAATTTGATTGCGCCAGCTGGGTCAACAAATCCATAAGTAGAATATTTGCTATCGTCCATGTACAATGGCGTACCATCGCCTTCGTACTTGCTTGGCGGTACATCACTTTCAACCCATTCGTAAACTAGTACTTGACTGCCCGGGAATCGTTTACCCCAGTGGTTCAATCTATAGTATAAATCATCCTGTTCATAATCAATAAATCGGATGTGGTCAAGGTCCCACCAAATTTTTCCAACTTGGTCTGGCCCCCAATGCAGATCAATAACCGATGATGTGCTACCAGCGTTGTATAATGCTGGATCGCCAATACGTTGATAATCAACATCACTAGCAACAGAATTTAATATTTTGCCCTTGTTTGGATCAAAATAATCTAGTGCGGCTAGAATGTTGTTGTTTGTTTTATCAAATACAAAAGTTCTGTTAATACTGTCAATGTCTACAACAGGTTGTTGTTCTCTGGTACGATCCCACATTGGCGTTTTGTTTGCATTTACATAAACGTGTGATTCACCAGCACTAACATATTCATCAACAGTTACGCCCGGTGCGCCAACTACAACAACATCTCTAGTTGCAACTATACTAGTACCAAATTGGTCTCCGCTAGTTAATTGTGCAGATAGTTCTTGTCCGTAGATATATGTACCAGGATCATTGGCTACTTTGTAGTCTATTAATGAATCAAACATATAGACCACACCACTGTTCATAATATAATCAATGAATTTAGTTGTGTGCTTGTCAATTTGTGTTGCATCATTATCAAATGTAGTACTTTCTTCGCCTTGGCTACCAGCACTACCAACCGCTAATAATTTTGCATCTGCTGTTACACTGATACTACTACCAAATGTGCCCGGTGTATTGCCAGGGTGTGCGATATTTGCTTGATGCACAAACTGTGATCCGTTGTATATCCAACGTTCTACCAATCCGTTTGCGTAAGTAGAAATAGTTGAGTTAGGCACACCAACAAACAAGTTATTACCAGTTTTATCAATGTCTAAACTTGTACCAAATCTTGCGTTATCGTTTTTAAATACACCAGAAATTGTCTGTGCAGATGAAACTGTGTTAGCAGTTCTAGTGTATACATAAACATTACCGCCTTGGTTGTATCCGTTAAAGTCGTTTGGTGCACCGACAAATAATCGTGTACCGCTGGCATTGGTTTTAATAATGCTACTGTTTACAGTTTTAGTTGATACTTTAACATAGTTTAAATTAGCGGCTGTGTTTGCTACTGTGGTATAAGCGTGTACTACACCAGTAGCAGGTTCAGACACATATAACCAATGTCCGTCATTGCTGATGTCGACGCTTGATCCAAACTTACCATTGGCATTAGCTGATGTAATTACCTGTAATGGTGTTGTAGATCCGTGTGTGTATACACGTACATTTCCTGCATCAGGAGAACTAATAACAACAAAGTCCTTTGATGTTGCAATGCTATAACCAAAGTTATTGTCTGCACTATTAATTACGTTAGCAGAACTATAAACATAATTTACATTAGATAAAATCTCTACTGTGCTTGTACCAGGTGCGCCAACATATAACCAATTGTTATCTAAACTAGATGCTGTTGCCGCGCCATAGTTTCCACGTACTCCAGGAGTGGCACTGGTTCTTGACTGTACTGTATTTGCCAGCCAAGGTCTTTTAACAGTAAATGTTCCCCAGCCCAATGGTGAAGAATTTTCAATCCAAACGTGTTCGCCGTCGTCCCAGTCGTACAATGGACGAACATCAGGTAGTTCCTTGACAGAATCTAGTACAACGGATGATAGCTTATGTACTAATCCTGAACCCGAAAATGGGCTAACTGATATTAGATATCCTAATTTTGTTTTATCTTTAAGTTGTATAGTAACAGATACACGATTTGGTATGTTTACAATTTTATATAAACCATCCCATTTCTTGTTAAAGTTTTTCAATACTAGATAATCGTCAACTAAGAAATTGTGCGGATTATCAAAATCAACTTGTACATAATCGTCAAGTGTATAAGTTAATTTTTTAGCTAGTATTCCTGTTTCACAAACACGGAATACATTCCACTTTTTATTTGAATCCTTTGCTACCCAAATTTTATTGCCAATCGAATAGTTTGTATCTTGTGATTGATCAATAGTGCTCAGATCAAAAATAGTATCGTCGATGTCGTTAATGTTTACAAAGCCCGCAGTTGGCAAATCTGTCATTACCTTGGCGTTAGGCAATCTATTATCGTACATCTTTGTACTCGTGCTTAATAGATCGTTAGAGTTATAAACATTAGAAGTTAATGTGTTACCAGTAACGGCTAGGTTAACAATAGCGTTGCCATCTTTATAATGATCTGTTAATAAGACAGTCACAGGGTTTACTGTGAATACACTTTGATCAAGTACAAACTCTGCAAATTTATTATTATCTATATCACCATACGCACCAACTTGGAAAGCCCATTCTTCATAGGTATTAAGTTCGCCATTGACGTTGTTAAACTTAGCTCTGGTTAATGCGTTAATAGCATTAATAGTACCTTTTTCTTTGACATAACCTTGATAGAATTTAGCTTGGTTTGATATGCTTAATCCAAGATCCGTTAAGAATGGGCGTTCACGGAATCCAATTAAACCAGCACTAAACATCTGCAGGTCATGTGCGTCTGGTGGGTTATCCATGTCGTATATTTTCTCAAACACCTGTGCGTTAGTGCCTAAGCTAGGTAATAGGCCTGTTTGTATATCAGTAGGATTAATCTGCTTCCATAAGTTATTACCAAATTTTTCACTTGCTGGAATATTTGTAGTTGCTGTGTAATAAGCGTTATTAAATTTAACAAGATCGCCAGTGTTATAATCTGTGCCTTGCTTCCATGAGTCAATAATAGGATCGTTATATACGTATCCATCGGTACTCATTGTTCCGTTCCAATTACCTGTGGCTCGTCCTTTGATTCCTAAACGGAATTGGCGATTACCTAGGTGTGGTAGGTATATAATGTCGTTAAAGTTATCAACGTTGTCAAATATTAGCACATGTTCAAACTGTACTAGATTTAATTTAGCAAACGCAATAACCGATCCGTCAACTGTTGAAATTGTAGTTGTATTAAACTCGCCGGCATCGCCTGGCTGACGTACTATATTAAATGCTGTTGGCTTAATTGGCTTAAAGTTTTGGTCAAATAATCGACCTTGACCAGGTAAGTTTGTAATGCTACCAACAATAGATTGTATTGAGTTTACTTCAATTTTTTGCGATACTGGAGATAATACAATAACGCTACCAATATCAAATCCTTGCTGACTCCAATAGGCAAACTCTTGAGCACTTAAAACAAAGTCTCGTTGTTTTTGTAAATCTTGATCCCATTGATCAAATTTGAAACCCTGGCGTTCTAAGAATCGTTGATAGCTAACTAAAAAGTCAACTACTTGATTAATGGAAGTAAAGACTGTTCCGTATGGTATTTGTATAACTGTATTATTTGTATCTTTTAGGATAGTAATATCAACTGCGTTAACACGAATTACTTCTTTGTTGTTACTAGAACGACTTAGCAATACATTAAAGAATGGATCACTGTTATCGTATCCAGTTACGCTATAACCATTTTGTACTCGTTCAACAATAACTCCGCTGTAGGATATTATTGCCTGAGGTACTGATTTATTAAGATATAAATGATAGTTTTCGTTAGGAATTAATACGCTGGCATTTTTAGTACCAGGGCTTGTTTGCTCGGCTGTTACAGTAATTAACTTTTGATCTGTAAATCCACCAACCTTGTGTGTTAGTTGTACATTAAAGTTTCTAAAGAAACCGTTAAGAGTAGTAACTGGATCAATACCAAAGTGTTTAATGTTATCTGCGATCCAGTTTAAATATCCGCTGGCTCGTTTAGTTGTACCCAAAGTGGTATCGCCATTGACTACAACTAGACCTGGTGCTAATTTTTTATTTGCCGCAGTTGATAAATGTCCAGTTACTGGGTTTGTATAAAAACGACTAATGTCTATTTGTGTACTAAAATATTTTGCTGGCTTTGCAACTGCCAATGCAACTTGTATTGCAAAAGGATAATCACTGCTACGTACCCATGCTTGTTCAACAGGGCCACGCTCGCCTGGTGAATAAGGTTTACCGGCATTGGTAGTTGTATATTGTTTTGTTAAAGGTATTTCTGTTGGTGACAGTAAGTTACCTTCATTGTTAACTGGAATAAAGTTACTTAACCCAGGACGGGCAAAACGTGTGTCTGTATAAGGATTGCCATTGTTCCAGATGTAGCCGGCCTCAAGGTCGTCCCATAGAACAGCGTTGCCTTGTGTATATGGTGCGGGACCATAACGGTCTTCCCACCAGCTGGGCTTACTACCAAAGCCTAACATTTCCCAAGGAGTTAGGTTAGGTGTGTCAGTGTCAAACCAGTACTCATAAATTGCTCGCCATGATCCACGTAAGTTAGAACCATCGACTACATCTTTGAATCCAAGTGAATAGTTCCACGTCCAATGGTTGTCAGGTTCGTACCAAGTATTGGTTAAGTAGTCAAGATTATTTGCGCCAGTCCATTGTAGGAAGCTGTGTGATAATAGTCTTGCCCATTCAATTGCCGAGTAATCTGTTGTACGGAATCGGCCAGGAATTATATCATATAATTCCATCATGTTTTGTTTATAATCAGCCTTGATGTTATTATAGATACGTTTTTCAAGTTCTAATATGTACTGATCTCTAAAGTCACCAAACGCTGGAGTAATACTACCATCGTGTCCTCTAATTACCTGTACAGGAATCTGATATGTAATATCTGTATAAATCTCTGGCTCAAACTTTGGATATAATCCTAACTTAGTTGGAGTTTCAGGGATATAGTTTCCGTCAGTATCAAAGTAATCGCGAATTTCAATTGTGTCACCAATAGTTAATGTTGTAGAGAATATAATAGCAGGACTTACTAAACTAAAAGTATAGTCCGGGCCTAATACTTTCTGTTCTCCGTTTACATATACTAACACCGCACGATTGCTTAATTGTGTATAATCAAATATTGAACTAATTTCGTAATTAGTCTGACGAGCATTTAATACTGTGTATACAACAGAATTATAATTCTTGCCTTGTGGTACCATATCTGAATAGTACCAAGAGAAACTGCTATTTTTAATGGCATTAATATTTTGTAAAATAGTATCAACGCCAATAACTGGATCGTTATAATCTATTGTAGTTAAAGTTTCGCAAAGATTTAAGAACTTGTTTTTAAATTTTCCGTATTCTTTTCTGGCTAAGTTAATTGAGTCAATAAAATTAGCATCTGGATCATTTAAAAATGCCATTGCGTAAACAAGCGGACTACTTTGTTGTAGTAATGTTCCGCCTTGTTTCTTTAGATAACTGTCTTGAATTGGACGTGAACTAGCAACAGATTGAGCTGTATTTTCAATCAATGTGTTGTAGTGTGTACGCAACTGCCCTAGTGTTATTGTCTTGAATGTTTCATTTAATGGATTATATTCAAGGTTATTAGGTATTTCGTAATAACTCTCTGTGTTAGTACTTGGTGTGTCGCTGTAGATAGCCACATCAATTTTATCACCAACTGATAATTTTATATTTTTATTTTCATCATTGGTAAACAATATAATGTTATAAACACCGTACTTAGTAACATCATAATCAACGCCGTTGGTTAATAATGTGTTGTTTAGATATACTTTAAAATAAGAAACTGTTGCTGATTTATTAGGTAATGTATCTATTTGTACATAGGCAAATTCAGTTGATGTTGCGTCTGTAATTACACGACCTTCGTAGAATGTTGTTAATAGTTGATACTGTAAAGTTGGTTCTACACCGCTTACCCAGTTATTAACTTTAGCTTCTGTAGCTAATCCAACATCTTTATATAGATAACCAGAACTGCACTCAACTGTGCTACCGGTATAGTTAAATGTTTGTGTATCGTAGTAGTTGTCAAAAACAATATCGCCAATGTTATTAAAGTTTTGATACTTTAATGGAAACCCAAGTACAACGTCATTGTTTCCGCTACCATGTGCATAACCAAAGAATCTAGTGCCAGCAAATGTAGTGCCTGGGTAAATTGTTGTATCGCCAAAGCTATATCCATCGGCGTCAACTAGGTCAAACATAGGTTCTTGATTAAACGAACTCTTGTATTGACACTCATTCCAGCTATTAGCTGTGCCGTTGAATCTGTAAATCTTATCGGCATTAGATCCCAATTTAACAAAAATGTTTTCGCCATCAAGTACAGGATCATCGGCTGTTTGTATTAAACGAATAAAGTTTGAAGAATTAATAGTTTCAATTTGTACTTCCCAAATGTTGTTTTTTACATTTTGGTCGTAGTCTCTTGAAAATATAATTCGCATACCGGGCTTTAGTAATATACCATCAAGGGTATACGACATCTTGCCTTCAATATCAACAAATGCGTCTGTTGCTGTATCAATGAATAACTCAACTTTTGTTTTAGCTTTGCGGCCAAAGTTCCAAAGTTGTAGATTAGGTTCAAATTCAATAATTGGACGACGAGCTGATAAATTAGGGCCATAGTCAATTTCAGACTGGCTATTGTATTTTGCTGTTGCGGCTAATACATCTTTATGGAACCAACGATTTGTAGAGCTCCATGTGTTGCTGTCTTGGCTAGCTCGGTTGATAGTTATATAATCGCCGGCAGTTTGTATATCGGCACTTAGGTGTAACGGAACTTGCAAGAATCGTGTTGATACTAATTTAATTGCTTGCCCAACACCTTCAACATAATATTCGTTGTTGTATATCCAGCCTTGGTTGTTACTCCAATCGCCGATAATTTTTCCATTTAATCGTGCAATGCCTCCGGTCACAACTCCGCCAAGAGCTATAACATCCTTAGACCAAGTTTGAAAATCTGTAAACTTCGCACCGTAGTATGTGTCTGGTGATACATTACTATCAAATTGAATTTTTAAACCATTGGTAAAGATAACGCCGTTAGGGCTTGTGTAACCTTTTTTGCCAATGATATCTCTATCAATATTAATTGGCTCGCTGGCATTATCAATTAATTTAATCTCTCCGCAGAAGTTGCCTGTGGCGCCATCTTGGTAGTACAAATAGTCTGCGTCGGCTGTAATAACCGGAATTACATTATATCTGTATAGATTGTTTAACCAAACGTGTACTGAGCCGTATGTCTCGCCAGAACGAACATATATTCTATGCTGTTGATATACAGGGCCATATGGATTAACTTGTATTACTGAATCACCGTTAGGTAATGCTGTTAAATTGATTTGCCAAATACCAGTGCGTGTTGGGTTATTAATTATTTCATGGTCGGTAACTGGACTTGTATTAGTTACATCATCGGATGGGAATACAGGTGTTGTCCACTCACTGCTGTCTACTTGGTTACCAACAAAAACAATAGTCTTACGATTTAATAAACTAGTAATGCCATCAATACCCTCGGGATATTCGCGAATAAAATCGCTGAACAAACGGTTTTGTATTTTTGTATAAGGAATTGTAGTTGCTATATCTACAATACCATCGCGTGACATTTGTGTATAAAAATCTTGTGCGTTTTTCTGCGGAACAGAAAATAAAACGACTCCGCTGTCAGATCCGTTGTTTTGAACACCATATACTTCACGTGTATTAACTGTTGGTGTATTTGGGTCACGGCCAGACAAGCCAAGTTGACTTTGTATCCAGAATTTTGATCCCGGCTGATCAACTATGAATTGGTAAGTACCTCCACGTGCAAGAGTAATTTGTGTATTTGGATGACCGTCTAGGTCGCTAAAAGTATATCCGCCTACTGCGGTATTCTTTGTTACAACAAATGTTCTCTGGAACGGTACAGAGCCTGCTGTTACTTCAACTGACTCGGGACCATCAGGTAACCAATAGTAATTGGTATAGTTAATAAACTTATCGTAGTCAAAACGACCATCGTAGTTATAGTAGTCAGCGGCAAATAGTCGTTGATGATTTTTTGTACTACTTCTATTAGTGTTTAGTGTAGTCAAAAGATCAGCATAGCCAGAACTAAAGATAATATTTTTATCATCATCCTTAATAACTACGCCAGGTTCAAGTTGATATGCTTTACGACTTGTTGTTGATTCAGGTGTATAGTTATCGCCAAGTTTATATGTTGGGCTAAACTTACGACCTATGTATCCATCAATGACACGGTTAGTACTGTCTGTGACTAATTGGTCAACCGTAGAACTAAAGAACCTTTGGTTAGCGTCAGATCTAAATACCTGTGGTAAAAAATTAATCGATCTTACTTTTGCCATTAACGAATTCCTAATAACGGATTACCGAGATTTAATGTTGCCGCAGTAATAGCTGAAACTATTTCAATATCATTTACTGTTGCGGCACTTGTGATGATTTCCCACGGTTCTGCATCTATTTGGAAATAGTTACCAAATACTAGTGTAGCATCCGCAGGTATAATTAATACGCTGGCAATGTTTGGAGCCAATGTAGAATGTAAGTATGCGGCTAATTCACTAAAATAGAATGTATCACCAAAGTCCCAGTTTGCTATGTCAAAGAACGCATTAATGGCAGTAATTACTTGACTCTTAATTTCGTTATCTGTTACACGTATACTTGGGTTTGTAACAATTTGGAACTTGGCCTGGAACGCACGATTAGCTTTTGCACCAAACAATGGTTTAAACTTAGCGGCATTAAAAATTAAACTGTCGCTTACAGTTTTGTAATTGTTTAAATCACTATAGGCCAATTCTAAACTTGATGAACTTGGGGCACTTGGTTCTGTTACAGTACCTGTTAAATCTCGTAGCCAATTAAAATAGCTAGATGTATAATCCGCTGTTAGTACATATAAGTCAATTAAGTTAACAGGAGTAGGATCAATACGATTGCGACTAGGTGTGTTATGTTTGTATTGAAAGTACAAGTCAGGACGATATGAAGATGTTAGTCCAACAACTGTTTTGTATAAATCAGGATTGTCTGGCACTAACTCCATTTGTGTTTCTGGAGACTTAACTAATACAGATGAGTTATTAACATAGCCATCAGTTTCTGTTACGTTATTGTAAATTTGCCAAACAACGTCATTAGAAGTAAATCCCAGTGGATTCTCGGGTGGGGTATTAATTTTTAAAACTTTAATAATGTCGTTAATATTTGTACCGGTAGCACTACTGTAAACTGTGCTAGTTGGATCATAATAGAACTTAGTTCCAGACGCACTGGAAAATCTATAGGTTAAACTTCTGTAGTCTACATAATATAAACCTTGGAAGTATCTAAAGCGTAACAACCAATCTGTTGAAGCTCCAAGTTCGCTAGGTAATATGTTTGTCCAAACTTGATTAGTTTGATCGTAGCGTAGACCAAAGTTTAGTTTTGCTTTTACCTGTCCGACAATAGTAGAAATTAGTGTATTGTTAAAGTCATTTTTGTAAGCAGGAATAACAGCATGATTGCCAGTTAGATCTAAATCACTTAATATAGCACCTGAAGGCACTACTGTATTAAATGTTACTAGACTTGGTGTATTTGGATCGTTGTTGCTGACCACTGACTGTACCGATGCCCAGAAGTTTATGCTGTCACCGGGTAACTGTGGGCCACCAGGTAACATAGCGTGTTCAGGACTAAAGTGGAATCCCTCTGGTGCTACAAACTGTAGTGTTGATCCTGTAGTAACATATTTTAAGTTACCGTTAATACCATAGCCAATTTGTTGTGTTATGTCGTGGTATAGTGTAGAGCCAGTTGGACCTTGATAGGAAATGTTACCTTGCAAGTACCCAGAACTAGTTCTAGTAGATGCGTCAGTTTGTAAAAACTTTACCGGACGTGAGTCGGCTATCACGTTGTAGCGTGTGTAGTTGGCGTAATAGTAATTACGCATTTCTGTTGAGTTTACAATAGGAATAACGTCATTGTACAAGGTTGCATAAATGTCGTTAGTAGTTAAAAAGTCAAACTCGTCAGTATTATAATCTGCGACAGATGAACCAGTAACGTGTAGGTTACCGTCATCGCCAAAGATGTTTGTAGTTGAGTAACTGCCAGTTGGATCAATAGCGTCTAAGTACAAACTTACACCTGAGCTAGTACGGTTAACTGCTTTAATTTTCTGAATACTATTAAAGCTAGTCATTGGGAAGATATTATAATCTTCCCCGGTGATCATACGATTTTGTGTGTAGTACTGTTGTGGAGCACTTGCCTTAATGCTGGCCATTGTTTGACTGCCAGCGGCATTGGTCACTGTGTATTTTAAACTAGCGGTAAATGTTAGAGTTTCTAAGTTTCCGTTTTTACCAATGTAAGGTAATGCAATAATAACCTGTGCAAAGTCATCAGGGGTAATAGTATAAGCTAAACCATTGCCAACACGATAGTAAAATCTAAAATTACCTTGTGGAATATTTGAGAATGATCCGTCACCAAATATTAAATTAACTCGGTCATTGTCTAGAGTATTAATCTGATACAAATTCTTATCAGTCAATTGATTGTAAATTACATTGCTACCAGCAAGTGCAGGTACAGCTTTCCATTTTGTCTGTGGTGCATTGTTTACACTCAATGCATATAACCAATGGTCTGTGTTGTTGATATTTTTAGTGTCTACAGTAATATAGTTGTTAGGTATGCTGTTCTGAATGTTAAAGGCAGTACCTTGTAGTGTTCCTTGCTTGAAGTAAAAGAAGAAACCGGTGTTTACGCTACCGTTACCATTGTTGTCGTTGCGATATAAAATATTAAACTTACCACTAACAGTTGGGTCTTCTTCGTAGATGTAACTTTGTCCAATGGTAGTTGCACTCACCGCTTCAAAATGTGTAGGAGTACCATTAACGCTTACATCAAATCCTGCAACAGGCATGGTGTTTGTGTTTAACGAAATAGCATACTCATCAGTTTGTATGCCAGTGATCTTTTGGCTGTTGCCAGGCTTACCAATTGTTTGGTTAGTAATTAGTGCGGTATTTAATACTGTGTTGAATTGCTCTAACCAGTTATCATTTGAAAGATCGTTCCAATGTATAACTGTGTTGGCTAAATTTGTACTGTTACTATCGTAAACAGATTCTGTAGTACTGATACTGTCAATTTTGATTAGGCCGCTGGCACCGGTATTACGCTGTGGATTGTAGCTCAACATACGAGCTAATTTTAAAATACTGTCTTTGCGTTGTGCCGTGTCTAAAAAGTTTTCGCGAGCGTTTAAGTCGGTGCGGAATGCTAGGCTTTGTCCCAAGAAACAAATAGTATCTATTAAGGCTAGATATTCTGAGCTTTCTAAGAAGTCGTTAAATGTTTCAGGATAGTACGTCTTGATGTAACCAATCATACTATTACGCAGAGTCTCAAAGTCGTAGCTTGTGAAGTCTGCGTTAGTAAATGCTTGATAAACCTTAGTCCAATCTTGTTCAATTAACAGATTGGTTTGACGAGTAGTTTGTGCCATATTTTTTACCTATATTCTATATTTATTTAGGTTAATTATATGGTCAGTTAATTAAAGCCGAGTTTTTGTCTATTTCGATCAAAATTTAAATTAATCGTAGCTGTTTGATCTGTTGGCACGTAGGCTAAAGTAAGTTGCACTAAGAAACCGTTGTCTCTTTGTAATACTTCTACTTGTCCTACTGATAATCGTGGATCATAGCTGACAATACGTGTTATGTCCGCTGTAATAGTCTGCTGAGTATCTTCAGTTAATGGTTCAAACAGCATATCCCAAATGATTGTGCCAAAGTCAGGTTGCATTAGCTTTTCGCCTTTGCGAATGCCAAAGTAGTTTAACAAGTCCTGTCGTGCCAATTCAAAGTCTGTTAGATTAAACTTTTTTTGGTTAACCAGGGTGCTGAATCCGCGATATATAATAGCCATATTGTATTTATTGTGTTTGCGAGCTGGCAAATTTAGCCAGTATTCCGTATACTACTGCCATGTTTTCTACAGCCTGTACTGTTGTTTTTGGTTCAGCAATTATGCTGGCAACGCTACCAACAGTGACAGATCCACCAGCACCAATGTTTTTAGCGATTCCTCCAACTACTCCCGAAGAGAATGTTGATAATACAGTAGAAGTTAAAGGGGTAGTTTGTTGAATTAGTTTTGTTGGGCTTGAAATACCCGACATTAAAGGATCAATTGTGGGATTATTTTGATCATCAATGGTAGTGACTACTAATTCTGTAGTATCAGTCCCGGTGGGTTGCTGTACTAGAGAAAAATTTGTTGCTGTTGCCATATCTGTTAGCTGTGCAGATGCGGCACTAACTGCTGTAGAAATATTAGTTACCGTAGCTGGTCCGGCTATAGGAGTTACTATAGATATAGTATTGCCTGTAATAGTTGTTCCTGTTATTTTTACAAAATATTGTTTTACATTATTAGTTGATGTTGGGTTAAAAGAATTCATCAATTGAGTAGATGCATAACGACCGCTATTAAAACTTTTAGTCCCGTTACCAAGTCCAAAGTATCTCCACGCATAGGCACCCGATCCAATAGGATTATCTAATACTCCAGTTGGTGTCCCTACACCCAAGTTCCATGCTACGTACAGCATACCGCTGACTACGTCTGCAGAATCAGTATCTAATATTGCACCAATTTTATACAACTCTGTATATAGATCGCTTAATATCTGATAGCACAAATGATCCTGTCCAATTGGCGACGATAAGAATGAACTTAAACTATCGTTGTTATAAAAATAATTTGAATAAGGATTTGTTGTATTTTTTATGTATATTGGGTTCCAGCAATGCTGATAGTTTACACAGTCGTAGCCGTATTCGGCATTAGATCCTGTGGAGATTAATCCATAGTACTCTAGTGTGCGTGAATTAATTTGATATCTGCCTAATTCGTTAAATGGGCCAATCTTACGATAATCCCATGCACTATGATCATATCCAATTTGTGCCTGTAGCTGTCTTACCTGTGTAGAAGACATTGGGCCAATAGTAACCCACATTGGCGTAGGTGCAGGCGCATCAGCTCTGCCCATCCACGCTTGTGGTACTGGGTTTGTTATGGCTTGTCCTAGAGAATTATTAATTCCTACATCTTCCATTATAATACGCCCGATACTATGCTAGCCGCTAATGTTGCTGTATTTGGTTTTGGTCTATTACCTGAATCATCTACCCAAGGTTCGTGTGCTGGAACTATTGTACACGAGCTAGTTAATGCTCCTCTGTTGATTACCCAGGCCGACCCATTGTATTCTGTGTCTTGGTGTGTACCTGATGCTGGAGGCAATGCTGGTAATGGTATTGCTTTTCCTGGGCCAGGTGGTGTGTTTAATAGTAACATACTTCCGCCAATGGATGTTTTACCAAGTGACCCAATGTCTACACTTACGCCACCAGCTAAAGTAGTTAGTCCCATACAAGTCAACGACAACGTAGCATTTGATCTAATACCAAATGTTGTTATTGCTGTCATTGCTATGCCACCCATACTTTTTAAAGAAATACCATTGGTTAAACCTGCTATACCTTTGCCGCCTTGTGATATTAAATTTATAGTTGCACCTTGCATAGTTAAACTTGAATCACTGTGAAAGTTCATCGGGCCTTCCGATCGCATATTAATGCCGCCGCGACCGTAGACGTTTATTGCTCCGTTTTTACTAAACTCTAACCACTGGTTGCCGGTATCACTGGCAATGTACAGTATGTGTTCTGTGTCATTCATTAGTATTTGATGTCCACCTGTTGTGCGTAGGCGAATTAATTGATCTGTTCCATCTTCGGCGCCATCGTCCATGACAAACTGGTGTCCACCTTTGCGGAAAATAACAATGTCAGGATCAACTGAGCTTTGTTGTGTTCGTGTTCCTCTAGCACCGGGAGTACTAATACCATATACATTACTTGGACATTCTCTTAGACTACTAGAGCTAATAGCACCGCGTATAGGATCTCTGTCAAGTCCCTGTACCGCTAACACTTGTGTCTGATATTCATGCGGATAACGCTTGGTATTTGTAAGTGCGTCTGGACTGTAGGCGTCTGGGTCGGCAGTATCGTATTCAATTACAGGAACAACACTATTATTTGATAGGCTAGCACCAACAGCATCACTGGGAACCATTGTTTTATCTTTACCGCCAATGTTTCTTGCTATGCCCGGTACCATATGATGGCTAGGGCTATCGTATACGCAGGCAAACCAGTAACCTCTGTTTAAGTCGCCAGCGGCAAATGTAACTAGCACAGTATTGCCAATGTCGGGTGGTACCATCCACATACCATAGCTCTGTCCAGCGGCAACTGGGGTGTTAGGTGCTAACTGTGTGTCTACACCAAATGTTGCTCCGTAAAAAGGACTTGCATAAGAAACTCTGATTCCATCTTTTGCGTCTACACCAGGGGCATTAAAATCGGCAATACTAACTCGTAGTTCGCCCATACGAGAACTTTTAACGTGTGCTAGAACAACTGCTTCATATGGGCCCGGATCTACTGTAAGTCCTGAATTTTTACCCGTAGCTTTGGCGTCGGGGTGTGATCCAAATCGTCTTACTGCATTATTTCCCATTTATTGAATTTCCTTGTTAAATTGAATTATCTGTTTGTTGCACCTGCGGCGCCGGCGTTAGTTTGAAACTTTTGAATAGCGTCAGAATATGATGCTACGGGACCATCGTTGTTAATTCTAGTCATTGTTATCATTTGTTCAAACTTACCTGTTTTAAATTCGCTCTTGACTGTTAGTAGTCTATAACGACCATTAAACATATTTGGTTGTGTGTATGGGGGAGGATATACTCCGCCTTGTGCTGTAATATCTGTGTCTATGTCAAGCGGAGAGTTTATTACTAATCTCATTACTATATCACCAGCATCAAATCTTACATGACCGTATTTGTCCGAGTACTCTGCTTGGCTCATTGTATTCCAATTGTTGTAGTCTGATATTTTATTTGGATCTGTTACGTATAACCAATCGTCTTGTTTGAGCAATGTCGGGTCGCCAACAATTTTAAGTGTTGGTTTAAGCATGTCGCCACCGGATAAATTAGTGTATATAGAATTTAAATAGTCTAATGCTATTTGTGCATTTGGATTTTTAATACCGCCTAGACCAATGGTAGCTCCTTGATTAAACGGAGTAATGGTAGTACGCATTGGCGTTCCGTTTCTCAACTGACTTAATCCAGTAAGACTAAAAATTCTACCTTGTGTTAATAATAGACTTGGAGTATTAGTTGCAAACTCATCTAGTGCCGTAGTGGCCGTGGGCGTTGTGGCAGCAAATGAGCTGTTATAACCTAAAGCTGATGTAAAGTAGGTCATATCAAAATTTATTCTTAACTCTAGTACATCTGTATTAAGGCCCGTGTACAAATAATTATAAGTTTTGCAGGTATAGTTTGTTGCCTCTAATAGCTGAGATGTTCTAGGACTATTGGTATTAAATGACGGAAACTCACTTACTTTATAAACATATTTTTTTGGATACCGTTGCATAGCATCATCGTGTTGTGTTAATGTTTCTGTTGACGGTCCTGTTCTACCAACAAACGTAACACGAGATGTTAATTTAAATGCGTTCATAATATTAGTTTGATCGGCGTTTTGCTGTGTTAGTTGAGTTTGTAGATATTTAGATTGAGCCATTACTTTGTCAAGAATCTGTACAATATTTGATCCTTGCGGTATATTAAATGTTTTTTGCTTTTCATCTAAAGTTACTTTATTGTCGGCCATTTCCGACAACGACGTTTTCTTGTCGGATATAATTGGGCTATTACCAATTGCAGGATCAAATTCAAATGCGTAAGTATCGGCAAACTGTACACCTTGTCTTAATTGTCCTATTAACACGTCATTCCATTTTTTAGCTAAGTCGTCAAAAAACTCTTTAACTGTTCCAGCTGTTATTTTAAATGCCTGTGGTGTTGTAATAATGTTTTGATCCATGGCCTGCATACTAGCAGAACTAAAATTGATAGTATATACAGCGCCTTTATTAGACATGTCAAGTTTGACTTTAGTAAGTCTAATAGGGAATCGTTTTCTTAATTTGTCGTTTTCAGATTTTGGCATTGGCTTGCCTTGATCGTCCCAACCTTGAAAATCTATCTGTAGCATATAAACTCTATCAGCATAATTTTCGTATACACCGCTATTGGCGTTTCTACTAGCCGTAATTAAACAATCAAGTAAACTAATACCGTATGGCTCAATGATTTGTAGTGAGCCAGTGTTTAGGTTGCTACTTTTTGTGGTACCATTAAGTCCAGCGGTGGTTGTAAATTCAACATCGCCAACCAAATAATCTAAACCGTAGGTACTTGGTAGTCTCCATGGGTCAACACCGCCAGGTTTATACCCATTATACATTCCGCCTTGTTCGGCAATAACATAGCTGTTAGACATTGCCATTGATATGGCGGCAGCTGGATCTTTAGATTCCGTAATATCATTATAATCTTTTAACCCCAACCACCAGAAGCTAATATTATAAGTCCAGCTGGCATATTTGTGTAGTGGGTTTCCTACTATACTTGTTTTGGCTATTTTTTTAACTGTGCTGGCAGGTACTGTTGTTGTAGTAGTTGTTGTTGATGTAGTTGTTGTAGGATTTCCCAACGACCTAACGTCAGACGTAGGGTAAACAGGGCGTGGAATTTCAACTGGCCTAACAACTGGTAATGTGTTTACGTCTGTCAAGCTCAGTGGCGATAACGTTACTGTGGCTCTTTCACGTATTTCCGTTGAAGTTTGTGATGGGGTTTCTCCTGCCATATTACAATCCTAGAGAACTAAGTAAATTCTCTTTTGTTGGTATGTATATTATTGTTGGCGCCACAAAATCGTATAGAGGATCTTTAAGGATGTCGGGATTGCGTACAGCAAACACCCACCAAAAGTTTACATTTTGATATAGATCCTGTGCTAACAAATCTGGACGATAGTTGTATGGTGGATCAATTTGATATACCATGTCTGTAACACTAGGTGAAACGTATTTAGGTGTCCATACATCTAAAAACTGTCCCCATGCTGTAGTTCCATAATATGGACTAGTACGTGAATATACTGCTGTCATTATAGGAATCCTCCAACAGGTGGTGTACCAACATTTCTTGCGGCTTTACTAGCTCCAAACTTAGTTGCAGTAACCCCGGCGTTACCAACACCTGTGGCATTAACTAATGCGCCATTGGCAAAATCGTTTAGGTCAAAGCCTTGGCTCTGTGCAACGCGACTGTAGACTGGTTGTAGATTTACTGTGATAGTACTCTGCGTAGGTAGTCGTGTGCTGTTCATTCTGTAGTTTTGATTTTGCGGATTGTATCCAGGTAATCCTGGCTCTGGCACATCCATATAGTCCATATCAGCTGGCATAGTATGTTGTACGCTAGTTAATACACAAGGTACATTAGGCAAGTAGTATTGACCGTAGCCGTTTAAGAATACTATAGGAGGAGGCTGTCCGCTGTTAGGGCCGCTACCATAAAACATTTTAGAACAAGCACGTAAAAAATAAATTGTTGCTAATAGATACTGGCCTTCTTGCACGTTTTGTACTGTAAACTCTCCAGCTATACTAATTGCACTAACTTCACTGTTATTGTAAAAATAATTAGTATAGTTATTGTGCATGGGTTTTTGTGATTCGTAGTTTGCTGTATGCGTGACCGACAAAGTTGGTGTATATGGAAATATTACACCAATTCGTTTGCCAGATCCGCCAAACATAGAAATAAAACCATTGTCACTTCCGCCACCTGAGCCTGATGATTCATTAATTAAAGGTTTTAATAAAGAATTATTTTTGTCGTTATAAAAATAATCGCTATAAGGAGCCAAGCTAATACGTACACGCCAATCTTGTGCGGCGTCAGGATATATAAATTTTGGCATTGGTAATTGCGAATTCCTACCGCCAGCGAACTGCTGTGCTAAGTTCATACGTGAACCAGCTGAACTTTGGTTCACGGAACCGTATAGTCCCGAGACCACAGTTGATTTAAGATTTTCTCCAAAGGAACCTGCTAAGTTGTTCCCGGGTAATGCGGCGTTAGGTAGTATTGGCATAACAGTATTTATTACTATAATAATATGGGTAGATAATTAACAAGTTTTAAAAAGAGGTTGACCATACTTGATTAAATATGTTAGTATGTGCTAACTTAACAAGGAATTAAAGGTGCGCCATAATTATCTTAACAACAAAGACATTCTCAAAGAGATTCACAAAAGCAAAACAACATACTGCTATTTTTCAGATATTAAAGACTCCGATTATGACATGATTGTCCCGGACGTTGCTAAAATAAACAAAAAAAATATATTGCAAGCTCGAAAAAATCGAGCTGAGCGTTTAGCTAAATTGGCACACGAAGCCGCATTAGCTGAAACTGGTATTAAACAAAAACTAGATGAATTTGAAATCAAACTCAAAGACGTCAAAGATACCGAAGTAGTATTTCGTGTAATGACATGGGATCATATTCCCGTCGACGATGCTAAATCACGCAAAGCCGCTTTAAAGGCCATGGAAGAAGAAGGTATTCCAACTTCTGAATATGATGACCCTGACAGCGTAGTTGATATTAGCCAAAACACCAAATATGTCAAAGTAAACTTTCCTCCATTTGAACACTACAAAGTTGACGAAGAAGGCAATCCTATTTGCGTAGGACGTAGCCATTGGAGGGGAGATATCAAAACTGGACAGTTTAGTCGTGACCACGGTAAGATGACTCCAAAACTAGCTCATATGTTTATCAAACTCTGTGAGCGTTATGCTACCCGTTCAAACTGGCGTGGTTATACTTATAATGACGAAATGCGTAGTCAAGCACTACTACAATTATCACAAATAGGTCTACAGTTTGATGAGTCTAAAAGTCAAAATCCATTTGCATACTATACTGCCGCTATTACTAATAGCTTCACTCGTGTTCTTAACATCGAGAAACGCAATCAAAATTTGCGAGATGATATTTTAGAAATGAACAACCTAACTCCATCTTATACACGTCAGGGTATGAGTCGAGGCCCATCTACAAGCGATGGTGGTTACGACGATTGAGCAAATTGTCGTTTGAGTTTTTCCAATAAACTCTCTATACTAGAACGATGACTAACCTTTTTAAGAAGGCCGCTGTCTTTACAGACATACATTTCGGCCTAAAATCTAATAGCCAAGCCCATAACGACGATTGTCTAAATTTTGTTAAATGGGCTACTGCCAAAGCCCGAGAAGAAGGATGCGAAACTGCATTGTTTCTGGGTGACTGGCATAATAATCGTGCTAGTATTAATATCTTAACACTACAATATAGCTTACAGGCGTTGGAGCATCTCAATGAAAACTTTAGTCAAACATTCTTTATTCCAGGTAACCATGATTTGTATTATCGTGACAAGCGTGATGTACAAAGTGTGGAGTGGGCCAAACACCTTACTAACATCCATATCTGTAACGATTGGACTACTATTGGCGATGTCACTATTGCTCCGTGGCTTGTCGGAGACGACCATAAAAAGCTAAAGAAGCTCAAAGGCAAGTATATGTTTGGGCATTTTGAATTGCCCGGCTATTTAATGAACGCTATGGTTGCTATGCCGGATCACGGTGAAATTACCGGCAACGATATGCAGGGATTTGAGCATGTATTTACAGGCCATTTCCACAAACGACAAACTCAAAGAAACATTACCTATATCGGTAATTGTTTCCCGCACAACTATGCCGACGCCGGCGATGACGACAGGGGTCTGGCTATTATTGAATGGGGCAAAGCACCAGTATATTATGCTTGGCCTGATCAACCTATGTATCGTGTGTTCCAATTAAGTGATGTGCTAAAGCATACTGAAGTCATGCTTAAACCCAATATGCACGTAAGGGTTAATTTAGATATTGATATCAGCTATGAAGAAGCTACCTTTATTAAAGAAACATTTATTGACACGTATAAGCTACGTGAAATTACACTTATTCCAGCCAAAGTAACAGACTTAACTGATTACGAAATACAAGGCAATATCAATTTTGAATCTGTGGATCAAATTGTATTTGGTCAACTTAACAGTATTGATAGTCAACAGTTTAACAAAAACCTACTACTGGACATATATAGGAACTTGTAATTGCTCAATCAAGACAATGTCAAATGGTTGCAAGTAGAAGCTACAACCAAATGTAATGCTTGGTGTCCGGGTTGCGGAAGAAACAAGGGCGGGTATGAGTTAGCCGATGATTTAGTAGTCGAAGATTTAGATACCAACCGATATCAACAATTATTAGAGAATTTTAAAAATTTAACCACTGTAGATTTTTGTGGCACTTATGGAGATGCTATAGCGGCCGCAAACATTCTTGAGCTTACACAGATAACCAAACGGTATGCTAAAAAGATCATTGTAAGAACCAATGGCAGTTTACGTACCACTGCTTGGTGGAAAGATTATGCTAATTTTTTGCGTGGCACAGATCATGAAGTTTGGTTTTGTCTTGATGGCTTAGCTGATACACACAGTATCTACAGGCAAGCAACGGACTTTGATACAATTATTAAAAATGCTCAGGCTTTTATTGGAGCAGGTGGACATGCTGTTTGGCAGTTTATTCCTTGGGCACACAACGAGCATCAAATTAAGGATTGTATTCGAATGAGTCAGCAGTTGGGTTTTAAACGATTTGAACTCATTCGAGGAGTAAGGAAAAACTTTACACCACGTAATTATAAGAATGGTACTGCATATTCAATTGAGCCGTGGAGTCGTGATCAAATTGTAAACAAATACGAAAAGAATCGTACACAAGTACAAGAATCTAATTGCCAGCACTTAACACAGTCTAGTTATTATATTAACGCCAACGGAAGCGTATCTATTTGCTGTTACATGAATACTCGTTTATCAGAAAGTAACTTTGCTAACTTACCAAATATCAAAGAGGAATTAGGCAATCAACCAAGACCAGTTTGTTTGCATCATTGTGGTAACTAGTGTATAATAAAAATCTATGTTCAAAATAAAAACTCTAACCGTTAAAAACTTTATGAGTGTAGGTAACACTACACAAGCAATTGATTTTGATCGGCGCGATTTAACTTTAGTTCTGGGTGAAAACTTAGACTTAGGTGGTGACGACTCTGGTGCTCGTAACGGCACAGGTAAGACTACTATTATCAATGCCCTTAGCTATGCTATGTACGGCAATGCTCTTACTAATATCAAGAAGGATAACTTAATCAATAAGACTAACCAAAAGAACATGATGGTTACTATTGATTTTGAAAAGGACGGAGAAACTTATCGTATTGAACGTGGCCGCAAGCCCGGCATTATGAAGTTTTGGGTCGGTGATCAAGAAAAAGAAATTACCGACGACGCACAGGGCGACAGCAGAGAAACACAACAAGACATTGAACGTATGTTGGGTATGAGTCACGATATGTTCAAACATATTGTAGCACTTAACACCTACACAGAACCGTTTCTGGCACTTAAAGCTAATGATCAGCGTACTATCATTGAACAGCTATTGGGCATTACATTGCTTAGTGAAAAAGCTGAACGACTAAAAGAATTAAACAAAGCCACTAAGGATGCTATTACCAAAGAAGAGTTTCGTATTAAAGCAGTTGGTGATGCTAACAAACGCATTGAAGAACAAATTGAAAGTTTAAAACGTAGACAAGAACAATGGGTTAAAAAACATGCTGAAGATACAGGGAAGTTACAAACCGCTCTCGATCAGTTACTCAAAATTGATATTGATGCAGAAATTGCGGCACATAAGGCTCTTGCTGAATATAAGTCAAAGAAGAAAGATATCACTGATTTATCATCCTATATTTCACGATGCGAACAGGACGAAGTACGTGAAACTAAACTTATTGAAAAGCTCAAAAAAGAAATCGCGGCACTTGAGGACCATAAGTGTCACGCCTGTGGGCAGGAACTGCACGACGAAAAACACGAATCTGTTTTAACCGGCAAAAAGAAAGAGCTACAGGAAGCCGCATTACAAGCACTGGCTACTAATGGTCAGTGGATGGAGTTAACTGATGCATTACGAGAGCTAGGCGAATTAGGTACTAAACCTGAAACGTTCTACGACAAAGAAGAAGATGCTATCCATCATCGTAGTACAGTAACAAATTTACAACAGCAAATTGAGCTAAAGGTTGCCGAAGCAGATCCTTATGCCGAACAAATTGTTGAGATGCAGGAAAAAGGACTCGAAGAAATTAGTTATAGCGAAATGAACGATTTAACTAATTTAAAAGAACACCAAGACTTCCTACTAAAACTATTAACCAACAAAGATTCGTTTATTCGTAAACGTATTATTGATCAAAATTTAAGTTACTTAAATGCACGTTTAGGGCAGTACCTAGATCGTATTGGCTTACCACACACCGTTAAGTTTAACAACGACTTGACTGTAGCCATTACTGAACTAGGCAGAGATTTAGACTTTGATAACCTATCGCGTGGTGAACGTAATAGACTTATCTTAAGTTTATCATGGGCTTTCCGTGATGTATGGGAAAGTCTTTATCAACCTATTAACTTGTTGTTCATTGACGAACTAGTAGATTCTGGTATGGATAGCTCAGGTGTAGAAAACTCGTTGGCTGTCCTTAAAAAGATGAGTCGCGAATCTAACAAGAGTGTATGGTTAGTATCGCACAAAGATGAACTAGCGGGTCGTGTAAACAATACACTACACGTAGTTAAAGAAAATGGATTTACAAGTTACAACACCGACATCGAAATTACTTAGCCACAAGCGTATACACATTGAGCTAAGTTCTAAGTGTACACTAAAATGTCCACGTTGTCCTCGTACGGAATTAAATCCAGATAATCTTAATAGAGAAATTAGTTTACTAGAGTTTCAGCGTGCCTTTAGCCCCGAACTACTAAAAGAAATACAGGAAATAACTTTCTGTGGCGACATAGGTGATCCTATATACGCTCGAGACTTTTTGCCTATTATAGAATATATTAAACGAGCTAGATTTAATGTTAGCCTAGTGATCGTTACCAATGGTAGTTACAAGCCCGAAGCATGGTGGCAAGAATTAGGTATGTATTTGCGTACCAACGATAAGATTACATTTAGTGTCGACGGATGGGATCAAGCCAGCAACGAACAGTACAGAGTTAATAGCGATTTTAATAGTATCGTTGCAGGGGCTCGTGCATTAAGACGTGTCACAAAAGCACAAATGAATTGGTCGGCAATTTATTTTAAATTTAACGAAGATAAGATGCCATGGATGCAAGATCTAGCACGTGACTTAGGCTTTGATACATTTGAAGCTGTGCTGAGTACAAAGTTTGATAATCAGTACACCATCAACGGCGTAGATCCACTAAAACCTGTAGGCGGCTATGTAGCCATAGGCAAGTACCAAGTACTACAGGAAAAATTAAACAGTCGTATTCCTGTAGTATTCTACAATAAACGCGATCGACATGAATGGGCTCGCTGTGCTAATTGGGACATACCAATGTTTATTAATGTAGATGGCTATGTGTTTCCTTGTCCTTGGTTTAACTCGGGCTACCTGGAAAACGATTTCTTTGAAAAGCACCGAGAACGATTAAACATTAAGTCACGTACATTAACAGAAATATTAGATGATCCACTGTGGGCAGAAATGTACACACGTTTTGAAATAGCACCATTGGACATTTGTAAACTAAAGTGTAAAAATGCCGAATAAAGATATATTTTGTAACATACCCTGGTACGAGCTACACATCAATCACGATGGTAGCTACGATCTCTGCGGCTGTATGAGTAGTTTAATTACACAAACTGAAGACGCCAAAGAATGGAACATACGCAACTACCCTATCGATGATTACTGGCAAAGTCGCAGACTACGTGATGAGCGATTAAGCAAAATGTCAGACGTGCCTAATCCTGCCTGCGGGGTATGTCAGTATCAAGACTCGATAGGTAATCATAGTAAGCGTATTAAAGAAAACCTAAAGAGTGTTATCTTTTACGATCGTAACTTTAACAAGAGCTTTGAACAAAGCCCTCACAGAGCCGCATTTGAATACAGCCTAGCCAATGATGGTGCTACTGTAACACGGCCAGTTAGTTATCATTTGAGCCTAGGCAACGAATGCGACATGGCCTGTATTATGTGTAGTCCAAACGCTAGTTATAAGTTAGCACGTGACTATAAGGATCTAGGTTGGGCATCTGATGCTCGTAGACTTAACTGGACCGATGATGATGCTATATGGCAAACGTTTTGTGAAACTATACTAAAAACAAAATTAGTTAGTTTACATATTATTGGCGGAGAGCCAGCAATTAACAAACGATTTGGTCAGTTAATTGACATGTTCTTTTTAAAACATCATACAGATTTTAGTTTTAGTTTTACCACTAACTGTATGCACTCACTGGATCATTTGTGGTTAAAGTTATCTAAGTTTAAGCGAGTTGAAATTGGTATGAGTGTCGAAACACTCAGTAAGTCAAACAACTATGTACGCTATGGCGGTAACATAGATACTATACTCAGCAACATAGATACATTTAGAACATCGGCTCCGGATAATGTTGATTTTGTTATCCGTACTGTACCTACGCTTTTGACTATTACCGAATACGACCGTATAATAGACTGGTGCTATGATAATAACTTTTTGTTAAACAGTTATTTTGCTACAGATCCAACGTGGCAACAAATTAAATTGTTGCCCAATGATATCAAAGCAGAGTTACAGGACAAGTTTAAAAAACAACTAGCTCGTTATAAACCATTGTTAGAAAATCGCACAGTTGGATTAACTAACTTTAGAAACAAAACATACGTATTAGAAAATCTAGTAAAAGAAATACAAGCGGCAATTAATAGTTTAAATGCCTGCACTATTGATGAACAACTAGCACAGGAATCTGTTACAAAATTTAAACAGCTAGACAAACTACGTGGTACTAGCGTAATCAATGCTTTTCCCATGCTAACTGACTATTTTAAAAAATATGGCTACTAAATTAAAATTTGATTTAACTGTTGAGCCTAAAGGGTACGATGATGTATGGCCCGTATTTTATATTAAAATTGACGGCGAGCTACAGGATCAAGGCTCACTACGCGAACAGTTAACCTATCACTTTGACGTCGATTTAGACGACGGATTACACAAATTACAAGTGGGTCTAGTTAACAAAACTGACGCAGATACTGTAGTAGAAAACGGTAGTATTACCAAAGACAAAGCAATTTATATACACCCAATTGAAATTGAAGGATATAAATTAGACGATTTTATGCATCAAGCAACATATTACCCAATTGATAGATTACCTTTAAAAAGTAATTACTTGGGATGGAACGGCGAATGGGTATTAGAATTTGAAACTCCAATATTTACTTGGATACACCGTACACAGAATTTAGGTTGGATCTACGAGAAAAATTTGTAATCTATGTCAAAAGTCATAACTAGTTATGCATGACATGGCATTACAAACACACTCAAGTAGAAACATTACCAGAAGACTGTATCGGATTTGTTTATTTGATAACAAATAAAGTATCCGGTAGGATGTATATTGGCAAAAAACTTGCTAAGTTTAGTAAAACCACTTATAAAATGGTTAAACTAAAAAATGGTAAGAAGAAAAAGAAAAAGATCAGAAGCAAAGTTGACAGCGACTGGCAAGAATATTATGGCTCAAACATTGAACTTAACAAAGATGTTGAAACACTAGGCAAAGAAAATTTTATCAGAGAAATATTATTTTATTGCAACAGTAAATCGGAATGTAGCTATATTGAGGCTCGTGAACAATTCATACACAAAGTATTAGAATCAGACAACTACTATAACGGACATATTCAAGTCCGTGTCCATGGCTCCCACATCAAAAACAAACTGACACCAAGTCCACAGTAATAGACTAGCACAGGTCAAACTCGTGTGCCTATGACAACTGGATCGCGGATCGCAGGGACGGAAGACTCTTCGCTGTAAAGAGCACTTAGCAACTATCCTTAACAGGACGATGATCGGATACGCCTACGGAACCGGTTTTGCTATTTGAAAAATTTTAATAAAGGCTAAAAGAAGGGAGAAAAACCCTACGTACATATTTGTGTTAGCGTATGAATATGTGCCGCCGTCGTATAAAGACGCAACTCGAGGTACCGGACGACCGCCTCTGTAATGTTGTAACGCTAAGTGATTGTGCTACTCGGATGATGCCAATTTCATTTTGCCCCTTTAGCGGGCAAAGTGTGACTGATTAATCTGGATGATACTAAGAAAAACATATTGATGAGCGATAGCGAATCAATAGACTTACGTAGTAAGTCTTGAAATGAAAAGAAAAAGTATACACAGGTAGACATACATCTGAGCAAATGCATACTTTTCTTTTCTTCTAGTTGATATTGATTATTTGTTTTTCCAAATAGCGTATAAGACCCAAATTGCTACAAGTCCTACTAGCCCTTGACTGCCAATTGCGGCAATGATTGATGTAACATTAGCTGTTACTGAGACTGCTGGGAAGAAAGGGATAGCTACACCCTTAAATAAAACTTCTAATACGATTGCTAAAGCAATGACGCTAAGTCCTACTTCAGACAAAGTATTAGCCCATTTTTTTATAGTTGCAAGAATTTCCATCTTGTGTTCTCCTTTAAAAACCGATATCGCTATCGGTAAAATATTTAGGCCATGGTTTTAAACTATAGTAGACTACTATAATTCATACACAATCGGGGATACTTATAGTACCATTAGAAAAATGGTAGGCCCGACTTTTCTGTTGTCTCTAGGTTATGCTTGATAATTTTACTAATTATATGACGATCATCATATGATAACATAATAGCATCATCGTAAGAGATACTACCACGCATATACCAGCATACATTGAGGAGTTCTTCTTTTAAGGCTTTTGCTTCTTGTTCGAGTTCTTTAATGTACTCGACAATTTCCTCGTTACTTAACGTCAAAAGCCTTATGCGAAAAAATTTGTTTGTTCAAATGCAAAAGGTGTTATATATTCTTTTTTACAATCAGTATTGTCGCAGGTGATAGTAATTTCGTTAAATTTAGATTGTGCTCTAATTCCGTCAAGAGTTTCTTTCAAACCGTCCCAAATTTCTCTTTCGCAATTATCTAAAAATTCTCTAATGAATTCCGGGTTATCAACTACGGTACCATCTGACATTTTAATTCCGGCAATACTTTTGCTAACTTGTCCAATACCTGTGTCAATTAATTGTTGAAACAATTCATTAAACTTTGTTAACTTTTCATCATCATCTAAAGATTCGGATTGCACTAATTTGATTATGCGTTGCTCTTCGAATGCTAGTCGATTATTTTTATTAAACTCTTCAAAATTTTGTGGCTTTAAGATAATTTCAAAATCTTCATTTTTAACAGTTTTGCTATAGTCAATAGGTTTAACTTTATCTAGCAGGACAGTTAAATCAATTGCAGATTCGTTCTTGTTAGTACAATGCGGGCATATACTAGTAAATTCCATTTCGTTGCCATATGTAGCAATTCTTATAGCAATTAAAATAGGATCCAAATCGATTGCTGGCATTTTCCAAGCATCTTTGATATTTGGGCAACAACTTTGAACTACATTAACTGTGCTAGTTCCGTTCATTAACGCATCCGGGGTCTTCATTGTAATTTCGTCTTTGGCCGTCATTGCGTACACTGGTAATTCACCGGTGATAGGTAAATCTAAAGAACCTTCGGCCCACCATCTACCTTCGCTAGGTAACTTTAAGTAAATCTGTGGTTGTCTAAAATGCTTTGCTAATGGGTTTTGAGATAAACTACTCATATATTGAACTCCATAAATATTGATATAAGTACTTAGCTTATTAATTAACGGCGTAGATTAAAATTATGGCAGACATTCCACAGGAATTACAAGACAAACTGATCAGACTTGGGCAAGTGTCCGAAACCCTTGCGGCCTCATGGGGTAAAGGTTCCAAATCACAAACTGCACTACGTTTAGCCGAAGACCAATTAGCCAAAAGTTTAGAACGTAAATTAAAATTATCTGAAACCGAATCTAAGGCATTAGCTAAAAAATTAAGCGATGAAGAAAAACAAGCGGACTACCAGGCTAATAGAAACAGAGCATTAGCTGAAGGTATTAGTCAAGCTGTAGGCGGTTTAAAAAGTTTCGTAGCCGGTGCAACAGCCGCGGCGTCAGCAGGCGCTAATTCTGCAGAAGTATATTCAAGTGCAATACCTACATTACAACTAATGGGTAATGCAATGAAGGCTATATCTAGTGCATTGTCTTCAGCATTATCTGGTATACCTTATGTTGGTGCATTGTTTGGTGCGGCAAATGCGGCTATGCAGGCTGTTACAGATTTAACTGTACAAGTAACAGCAATGCAACTTGAGCAGGTACAAAAGTATTTTAATAGCTATCAAGCATTATCAAAGGCAGGTGCTAGTTTTGGTGGATCACTTGACCAAGCCAGACAGGCGTCTGTTGCAATGGGCTTATCGATGATGAGGATGCAAAGATTTATAACAGAAAATGCATCAGGTCTAGGCGAGTTGGGTCTAGGTATAATTGGAAGTGCAAATGCAGTTGCTCAAATGGGTAAAGTGGCTAAAAATAGTTCTGCCACATTATTGGTAGCCTACGGTACCCAAGAAGATATGAATGCGGCTTTAATTGGTTATTCAAGAATAATGACAGGCTTTGGTGTTGACCTTGCAAAAAATCAAAATGCCTTGAGTGCATCCAGTGGCAACTATCTATGGAAATTAAAAGAACTAACAGAGCTAACTGGTATGTCAGCCGAACAACACCTAAAAGAAGTTCGTGAACGACAAAACAATCTTTTATATCAACAAAAAATGCAAGATCTGCAGGCCGCATTGATAAAAAAATACGGCCCACAGGCTGGCGCAGAGATGTTTGCAAAAATGGCAGAAGACCAAGAACGCAAAATGTCTACCATTTCAAAATTCTTTAGCCCTGAGGCAGCAAAATTAGTAACAGAAGTTCTTGGTCGTGGTGGCTCAGGAAATGTGATAGACGAAAAATCTATAGCCTTGTTAGCAAACTCTCCAGAGCTACGTAAGTTAGCTGACGGTATGCTACAAATACAAACAATGGTACCTGGACCAGAAAGAGATAGACTATTTGAAACACTTATAAAAGAAACCGGAACGTCTTTAAGTACAGTCAGAACCTCACTGGACAGTTTCCAAAATAAAGGTGTAGCAGATTTTGTTGACACTATTGCTGGTATTAAATCGTATGTTATTGCTAATAATTCTGTTATACAAAATTATGCAGATAATGCAAAGGCAATTGAAAATAGAAGAAAGAAAGCTGAATTAGATGGCGACAAAGGGTATCGGAAAGCTCTTGACGCAAAAATAGGCGTTGAGCAAAAAATGGATGAGTGGGCTGAACAAAATTTAAAAAACATGGGTGATTTGGCAGCTACACTACATAAAATCAACATGTTGTTAATTGAAAATTTTGGCGACTTTAGTACAGCAGTTGATAAATTTGGTCAATGGGTCGCAGAGCTACTAGATAAAGCAGGCATGACTCCGGGTAGAAATAATAAAGATGACGTCAGTAGTAATGTTACACCAGGTAAAAATTCTAACCCCGGTGCTGTAATTGGTACAGGTATAAATCAAGGACAAGCAATAAACGCTAGAATGAATGCATTGTCTGCTGATCCAGCAAAAAAAGCTGAAGCTAGAAGATACGCCGAAGTCGCTCAAGAAGAGGGTAAGGCTCGTTACGCTAATTACGGCCGCTGGGGAGGTAAAGAATTTATAGAGTCAATATTAAATGGAACTGTTACAAAAAATACTCCAATTGATATGAGGCAGTTTTTATCAGAAAAAATTAGATCAAAACTAAAAGGAAATGCAAGCGACAACGGTGACATCAATGAAAACTTTTCATTGATACTTGAAAAAATTATTGATGAATATCCTGGAATTCAAATTACTTCATTGAATGATAAATTTCACGCTGGTGATAAATCTAAACACCCGTTGGGTAAAGCGGCTGATATTGTATTGTCAAACATGAGTGATAAACTAGCTCAGGAAATAAGAGACAAATACGGACTTGAGTTTGCACAGTTTGAAAAAGCAGGTCAAAAGAATGCCAATGGTAAAGTATCAACCGGAGATCATATCCATATACAAACTAAACGATTAGGTGGTAAAATGGGTTCAGACGATACAACCATCGTTGGTGAAGATGGTCCAGAAATTGTTTCAGGTGCTGGAGTAACAACATCAACATCTGCAACTAGCAAGATCTTTAGCGAAATGGTGCAAAAACTAGACTTAATTGCTAGAAAAGTCGACGAGCACAAAGAAGTTTCGGAACATATATTAGCACAGACCTAATATGTCGGTAAATATAGCATAACAGAGAACATATATGGCCGGTTGGAAAAAATATTTTAAAACTAGTAATTTACCAAGCAACGTAAGCCCTTTGGGTAGTGGCCGGTTACCAGATGCTGGATATCGCAATTATCAAAGTCAGCTACCTGAAGTTTACACAGGACAGCCAAACCGTATTGAGCGTTACAACCAATATGAGCAAATGGATATGGACTCAGAAGTCAATGCCGCATTGGACATTCTTGCTGAGTTCTGTACACAAAAGAACTTAGAAAACCACACAGCGTTCACTATTAAGTTTAAAGAACAACCATCAGACAACGAAGTTAAGATTATCAAAGAGCAACTACAGCAGTGGGTTGCACTAAATGAATTTAACAGACGTATCTTTAAGATTGTACGTAATGTATTCAAGTACGGCGATCAAGTGTTTATCCGCGACCCAGAAAACTTTAAATTGTTTTGGACAGAAATGTCTAAGGTTACTAAAGTTATTGTCAACGAAGGCGAAGGCAAAAAGCCCGAGCAGTATTTGATTAAAGATTTAAATCCAAACTTTGAAAACCTAACAGTTACAGCAGTAGCAACATCAGACACTTACATGAACCACCCACAAGTTGGTGGCCCAAGTGGTAGTTATACACAACCACAAAGCCCATTTGGTGGTGGCAGTCGTTTTAGTCACAGTAAGAATGAAGCAGTTATTAATGCTGAACATGTAATGCACGTATCATTAACTGAAGGCTTGGATGTATATTGGCCATTTGGTAATTCAGTATTAGAAAACATTTTTAAAGTATTCAAGCAAAAAGAATTGCTTGAAGATAGTATCATTATCTATCGTGTACAACGTGCTCCTGAGCGTCGTGTGTTTAAGATCGACGTAGGCAACATGCCAAGTCACATGGCTATGGCATTTGTTGAGCGTATTAAAAACGAAATCCATCAACGTCGTATTCCTACACAAACAGGCAGTGGCGGTGCTAACATGATGGATGCTACTTATAATCCATTAAGCCAAAACGAAGACTACTTCTTCCCTGTTACAGCAGATGGACGTGGTTCTAGTGTAGACGTATTCCCAGGTGGTCAAAACCTAGGTGAAATTACAGACTTACGCTTCTTTACTAACAAGTTATTCCGTGGTTTGCGTATTCCTAGTAGCTACTTGCCTACTACAGCTGAGGACGGAAGCCAAGCATACACAGACGGTCGTGTAGGCACAGCACTTATCCAAGAATGGCGCTTTAACCAATATTGCCAACGCTTACAAGCTATGATTGCAGACAAATTGGATGCAGAGTTTAAGTTGTTTATGCGTTGGAGAGGCTTTAACATTGATGGATCTTTATTTGATCTAGCATTTAATGAGCCACAAAACTTTGCACAATACCGTCAAGCAGACATTGACTCTGCTCGTATTGCTACATTTACACAGCTAGAAGCTTTCCCTTACTTTAGTAAGCGTTGGTTAATGAAACGTTACTTAGGTATGACTGAGCAAGAGTTGAGTGAAAACGAAACAGCTTGGGCCGAAGAGCGTGGCGATACAGAATTAGCACAACCTGATGCACCTAGCTTAGGCGGTGTTAATATTACCCCAGGGCGTATTGATAACGAGCTAACAGACTTAGGCCCTGAAGCAGGTGCAGATACAGGTGCCCCAGCAGGTCCTGATATGGCTGGTGCCGCAGGTGGTCCAGGCGGAGCTGCCGGTGCTCCAGTGCCCGGACTTTAAGTAAAAAGGTTAAATAGTAGTATGAACATTTTTGAACTATTTGACCCAGCACCCAAGGGCTATCACGATGAAAAAGACGATCAAAGTGTGGCTAAAATGTCTAATAGTCGTTCTACTAGACTAACACTAGCACACCTAAATCAGCTAAGACAAAGCCACGATGTGCGTAAGTTAGAGCATGAAAAGAAGTTAGAAGCTGTAGCTAAACAGTACACTCCTCCCGCAGAGCCTGGTGCATTACCTGGTCCTGTATAATTATTTCATCAAAAACCTTCAAAAACTACCCATTTAACCCTTAATATACGCAGTTTTGTTAAATAACTTTACAAAGCCACTTATTAAGGAGTTCTTATGAACAAGTTTGAAAAATTAATTGAATACATCATTAATGATGAAGATCAAAAAGCACGTGAATTATTTCACGATATCGTAGTAGAAAAATCTCGCGACATCTATGAATCCATTATGGACGAAGAACAAGTTGAAGAAAACTTGGGCGGTCCTGTAGCTGGAAACCAAGTAGAAAATATGGTTGACGAAATCAGCGGCGAAGAAGCTGTTGGTGAAGACGACGAAGAAGGCGAAGAAGAATTTAGTCTTGATGCTGATGGCGAAGACGACGGCGAAGTAAGCGGTGATTTCCCTGCTGACGCTGGCGCTGAAGCTGGTGAGCACCAAGAAATTGAAGACCAAGTAATGAATATTGATGCTAAGTTAGACGAGCTATTAGCTAAGTTTGACGAAATCATGGGCGGTGACGACATGACTGGCGGTGCTGATGACGGCGTTGAAGCAGACCCAATGGCCGGCGCTGAAGAGCCTGCAATGGATCAACCAGAAGAATTTGCTGAAGCTAAAGAAGGTTCTGGTAACCCATTTGCTAAGAAAGGTTCTGGCAAGTCTGGTTCCGCAGCCTCTGGCAAAAGCGGTAGTGCCAAGTCTGGTGCAAGCGGCAAGCCATTTGAAAGCAAAAAGTCTACAACAGAATTAATGCGTGAATATGTTGACAAGATTCAAGACATGAATTTAACTGGTGCTTCTGAAGGTGACGCTGTTGGCGCCGCTGGTAAGAAAACTAGTGTTAACACAAAACCTGGCTCAGTAGGTCCTGGTAACGATTTCGGCGGTGATGCTAATATGGCACACGGCGGTGAACAGAACCAAGACGGTACAAGTGCTCCAAGCTCACCAAAGCCACAAGATATCAAGTCTGGTAACCGTAACGTTCCAGGTGGTAAAGCTGGTAGCCCAGAGTCTACAGGCCACGAGTATACAAAAGATGCTAAAGGCGCTGAAGGTAAAACTACCGATGGTTCAGTTCCAGTAGCTAAGAAATCTGTGCAAGTGCAAAACACTGGCAAGAAGTAATTAGGAACCACAAATGGCTTTGTACCTAAGAGAGAGTCTCACATTTGATCGGGCCGGTATCGTAATTGAATCGGCCGACGAGAATGGTAAAAAGAGTCTCTATATGAAAGGGATATTCATCGAAGGAGGCGTTAAAAACGCTAACGAACGTGTTTATCCCGTTCACGAAATTGAAAAAGCTGTTAATACTGTTAATCAACAGATCTCCGAAGGCTATTCAGTCCTAGGTGAAGTGGACCATCCAGATGACTTAAAAATTAACCTAGACCGTGTAAGCCACATGATTGACAAAATGTGGATGGACGGCCCTGCAGGTTTTGGAAAACTAAAAGTATTGCCTACCCCAATGGGTCAGCTAGTTGAAGCAATGGTTACATCCGGCGTTAAACTAGGTGTTAGCTCACGTGGATCAGGTCAGGTAAACGAAAGTAGTGGACACGTTAGTGATTTTGAAATCATTACCGTTGACATTGTGGCACAACCTAGTGCCCCTCATGCATACCCTAAAGCCATTTATGAAGGCTTGATGAATATGCGTGGTGGACAGCAGGTATTTGAAATGGCACGTGAAGCCAGCCAAGATCAAAAAGTACAGAAGTACCTGAGAGAAGCTGTTAAAGGCTTTATCAAAGAATTAAAACTATAGGAGAAATATCCAATGTTAGATGCTATCAAACCATTGTTGGATAACGGAATTATTAACGAGGAAACTCGTACTGCTATCGCTGAAGCCTGGGAAACCAGAATCACTGAAGCAAAAGAGCAAGTACGTGCTGAACTACGTGAGGAATTCGCACAACGTTACCAACATGACAAACAAGTTATGGTTGAAGCTCTAGACAAAATGGTAACTGAGTCTCTCACTGCTGAACTACAAGAGTTCGCAGACGAAAAACAACAATTAGCGGAAGACCGTGTTAAGTTTAAAACACACATGGTTGAAAGTGCAGGTAAGTTTAACGATTTTATGGTTAGCAAGCTAACAGAAGAAATCAAAGAACTACGTGCAGATCGTAAGACTTACGAGAATGCTATTAGCAAACTTGAACAGTTTACAATCCGTGCTCTAGCAGAAGAAATCAAAGAATTTGAAGCAGACAAACAAGCCGTAGTGGAAACTAAGGTTCGTTTAGTTGCTGAAGGTAAAGCTAAACTAGCTGAAATCCAGAAGAAATTCATTGAACAGTCTGCTACCGCTGTTAAAGAGGCCGTAACCAGTTCGTTAGAGTCAGAATTGACTCAACTAAAAGAAGACATCCAAGTTGCTCGCGAGAACATGTTTGGTCGTCGTCTGTACGAAGCATTTGCAAGCGAATTTGCAGTTACTCATTTAAATGAGAACAAACAGATCCGCGAATTACAAGGTCAAGTTGATCTAGTAACTCAGAAGTTGTCCGAAGCAGTGAAGGCAATTGAAGACAAAAAGGCTTTAGTTGAATCAAAGGAAACAGAAATTCGTATTATTAAGGAATCAGCAGAACGCAAGGAAAAACTTGCAGAAATGTTGAAGCCTTTAAATAAAGAGAAATCAGCAATCATGCGTGATTTACTCGAAGGTGTGCAAACTGATCGTCTTCAGAACGCATACGAAAAGTATCTACCAGCAGTTCTAAACAACACTCCTGTTGCTAAGTCTACTCCAAAAGTAGCTTTAACAGAGTCGCGTGTAGAAGTAACTGGTGATAAAACTGCTAAAACTGCCGTTGAAACCACAAATACAGAGTCTTTGAACAATGTATTTGAGATTAAACGTTTAGCAGGGCTTAATTAAACCCTAAAAGGAAAGAGGAAATATTATGACACAAGCATTATTAGAAAGCCGTTGGGGCGAGACCAAAGAAGCCCTGTTAGAAGGCTTGAATGGTTCTAAGAGAACCACAATGGGCGTTATTCTAGAAAACACTCGCAAGATGTTGGCAGAAAACGCAACTGGCGGTTCAACACAAGCCGGTAACGTAGCTACACTTAACCGTGTAATTCTACCAGTTATCCGTCGTGTTATGCCTACAGTTATCGCTAACGAAATCGTTGGCGTACAACCAATGACTGGCCCAGTTGCACAGATCCACACTTTACGTGTTCGCTATGCTGACACTACAGCTGACGGTTCTAGCTACGCAACTCCAACAACAGCAGGTGACGAGGCATTATCACCATTTAAGATCGCCGTTGCATACTCTGGTAGTTCATCTACTGGTCAAGCTACTAGCACAGCCACATTAGAAGGCGTTGCAGGTAACCGTATCAACGTTCAAATCTTGAAACAAGTTGTTGAAGCTAAAACACGTAAGCTAAGTGCTCGCTGGACATTCGAAGCCGCTCAAGACGCACAGTCTATGCACGGTTTGGATGTTGAAGCAGAAATCATGGCTGCTTTAGCTCAAGAAATTACAGTTGAAATTGACCAAGAGATCCTAGGTTCTCTACGTGCATTGGCCGCTACTGACTACACATATGACCAGTCAGCAGTTTCAGGTACAGCTACATTCGTTGGTGACGAACACGCCGCATTGGCAGTTCTAATCAACCGTACAGCTAACTTGATCGCTCAACGTACACGTCGCGGTGCTGGTAACTGGGCTGTTGTTTCTCCAGCTTCTTTAACAGTACTACAAAGTGCTACAACTTCTGCATTTGCTCGTACAACAGAAGGTACATTCGAAGCTCCTACAAACACTAAGTTTGTTGGTACATTGAACGGTGCTATGAAGATTTATGTTGACGGTTATGCAAACGACAGCCAAGCTGTTCTAGTTGGATACAAAGGTTCTAGCGAGGCTGATGCAGCCGCGTTCTATTGCCCATACATTCCATTGATGAGCTCTGGCGTTGTTCTAGATCCAAGCACATTCGAACCAGTAGTTTCGTTTATGACACGTTACGGCTATGTTGAGTTAACAAACACAGCATCGTCTCTAGGTAACGCTGGCGACTACGTTGGTGAGATCGCTGTATCTAACCTATCATTCCAGAAATATCGGAATACCAACCCAGGGATGGGAAGGAACAAAAAGGCTCTTCGGAGCCTTTTTTGTTGGCGGTGAGATACATAAGATAAATATTTTTGTAGCAACAGCTACAGCTCGTGTTTAACACACATACACACATTAAAGGAGAAAAATATGAGCAAAACACCTTACGAGATCCGTCTCGAACTTCT